GCAAGCCTATCTCTGATAGGCTTGCGCTATCCCGACCACCCCTCGCAAGTAAGAAAATTTCGCTTCCTACAGGGGTTTTGACCCCCATTTACCTATCTCAGGTTGCGAAAGTGCGGTTTTGACCCCATGCCGGATACCGCATTTTCCGCATCTCAGGTTGTATCAGGCCCACACCTCCTCCGGTTCCCAGTATCCGAAGCACGCGCCGTCGCCTTCATGGGCTCCGAAGTACAGCCCTTCCCGCATGGCGATATCGTTGAGGGCGTCTATCAGATCGGAGAGCATTTCGTCGGCCTCATCAACCCGATGGGGGTTCCGATAGGCTGTCTCTAACAGCGTGGCCATATCGCGTGCCTCATTGGCGAGGCGCTTCCCATTGAAGGGCAACACGCGTTCGTATTCATCGGCGAAGGTTCGGAGCAGATCCTGCGTCCGGAGCGTACCGGATGAGATGGCGCCCTCGGAGATGTATCCGCCGTGTTGGGATGAGCGGTTAGCCATGGTTATGCCTCCACATACGCGAGTTCAGCCCTAGCGGTGGCATCCCACTCGCCGGGCAGGTTGGCTTCGACGTTCCAGGCGTATGATGCCTGTGCCGCGTCGTCTTCATCGTACGAGATGTACACCTCGAGGTACGTCCCGAAATCGTGCTGGTATGCGCGGATCCCGTAGCAGGCACCCCAGGGCGCGTTAGGGAACTGGCGTTCCAGCTGGCGGATATAGGCTTTGCATTCCCGGCGTGCGCGGTCGCGGTATCCGTCGGAGCCGACTTGTGCGCAGTCTTCATTGCCGGGCGTTGGCCCGAGTTCGATGCGGTCTCGCATGGTGCACCTCAGACGTAGGAGACTTGGATTGCGGCGAGCTTATCCGACATCTCGGACAGCGTGCGGGCGTAGAGGGTTTCGGCGTAGCGGAACGCGTACCAGCCGTTAGCGCGGCCGGCGTCGCCGCGGACCTTACGGATGCGCCAGGGACCGGGGCCTTTGGAATATCCGACGTAGGCGCCTTTGACGAAGGCGGACGGCTCGATATTGGGCAGATCCTTCATGGCTGGCCTCTCAGTTGAACAGATCTTCAGCGTGGCCCATTAGGGCGGCGGACAGGACGAACAGCGCCATAACGCTGCCGACGAACAGCATCGCACCCATAGCGAATCCCTTTGCAATAATTCGAATCAGTAGCCAGCCCAACGGCGGAGCTTGGCGTAATCGAAGTGCGTCACGACGTGGCTAGCGGTTACGCCGTTGACCACGGTTACATCGAGGCAGATAACCCCGGTCCCGCACAGGGTCGGATACAGCGCCCAATCGTGCGAGAGCGCCCACCGGATTTGATCGCGCGTTAGTCCGATCATAGCTCGACGTTCCTCAGATAGGTGACCTTACCGGAGCGCCAGTATTGCACCGTGGTTACTCCGCCATCGCGGAGGATGTGGCGGCGATGCGTTATCCGGTCACAGAAGATGTAGGCGAGTAGCTTACGCACGCTTGTAGCTCTCATGTTTGGCCGCGTTAGCACGTTGGATCGCGCGGGCTTCGGCCTTGCTGTAGAGGTGGCGCTTACTGTCCTGCTCGCGCCGGTCACCATTCATCCGCGGTAGGTGGCAGTGGAACGCCCGTGCCGGACCCGGATGAAGGGATGGGAAGCGCTCGCGAGCGCCTTGCCTGCCGTAGCCAAGCGCCGACCAGATCAGCGATTCGGCATCCTCTTGCGAAGCGGCGTCATTCAGCGAGCGGAGAAACTTAGCGGCGGGATAGTTGATCGGGAGCAATCCCTTGCGGGGACCCTCCTTCAACACCGCGTTGCCGTGACCGGCAAAGGTAACAGACTTGATAGACGTTCCGGCGAACTTGTCGCGAAGCGTAACGTGCAGCGTTCCGTCAGTGTCCTGCGTTGCGTAGCAGGCAAGCCGCACGCCGCAGGTAGCAAGTTCAATCTCAATCATGTGCAACACTCCCTTGCGTGAGAGAGACGACGACAGGCCGGGAGCATCTCGCATCCCGGCCCCGTCGCATGTTGCAGGTTTGTTTGTCAGTGACCGAACCGACACAAGGCGAACCGTCTCACGTTGCAGAGAGCAACCGGACCTTGTGCTGTCACTTGGTGAAGCTAATCACTACGGGCCGGACTGTTGTTGTGTGCGCCTTGAATTACTGCCATCAGCTATCGTTGGCCGCTTGCTGCGGCGTTGCTGTAGGGTTGACCCAACATCCCGCGGGTTCCTGATAGTCTAGGTCCGCCTCATGTCTCGGCTTGGGTCCGTTCAACCGTGAGCTTTCGCTTCTGGGTTGGCTACCGGATCTAACCGGCTCTTGCGCCACCCAACGGATCGGATGCTTGCCTGCATCGCGTTGCCTGTCATGTCCTGCGGTCCTGCGACCGTGGCGACTATCTGGGGCGGTCTGGAAGTCTGCGACGCCTCACGGCGGGCGGACTGGCAAGTGACCTGCGGACCCCGACGGGTGACATCCCGTGCCCGCGCCCTGCTAGGGCTTGTGTAGCTTGGACCTCCGTCTAGACCGGGGAGCCCCGGCGGGCGTCGGTTCGAATCGCCGTCCCGACACACAGACAATGGACGAACCATGGTTGGAGTTGCACCCAGTCTAGCGCATCCCTGCTATGCACGGAATGCAATTCGAACATGCCGGGGTTGGCATGGTTCGTGCTATCGCGGGCGCCTCCGGTTCCGACCCTCGGCAATCGCCAGGGAGGCACCGCCAGCGGCCGGGACGGTCTCGGCGCAGTCTCGGGCGTCCCGGTCTCGGCGCGGCTGCCATGGGCCAGCGCAGCGCGTCGGCGGACCCGCGCGGCGTCGGTGGCGGACCCAGCTCGGCGGACCCAGCTCGGCGGACCCGTGCCAGGTACGAGCCGCGCACCAAAGGATTGCGTGCAACTCAGTCGAAGGCGAGGGGGGGTCCCACGCTAAGGGTTGGGGCGCTAATCGTTGGGGGTGTGTCTTTTTGTGCACAGGGCACGGGGGTACTGAGGGGAAGAGACCGAGAATTCAGACCCCCAATTCCAAACGGAGCCCTCTCATTCCAAAACCGCCCCGCATTCAGACCCTCATTCCAAAACCCATCGTCGTTCATAATACATGGTTATGGAACAAACGCCGCCACGTTTCCGTCCGCGTTACAATCCTGTCACAGCCATGTTTCTCCCGTAACCCAGGCGCACGCGAATATCTCTTGACATCCGTGCGATGCCCACACTGCAGGCACACTGCCACTGCGACGGGCAGGGGGAGGGGAGGTTCTTTTTGTCCAGATCTGACCGGAATCTTAAGATCCGGGGTACAATTGAGCAATTCCAAGCGTTTGCAATCTGGCACCGCTGCCAATAGATCTGCGGCCCCCCCAGAGCAGCGTGCACATCCCATGTCGACACACAGCAATCCTGAACACAGACTGATGGCCATCGCGGTCTCGCGTATGCATCCGCCAGCAAGTCTGATCACCTACCTCGAGATGCGCCGTCTCGGTTCGCGGTCGCTCAGCGGCACTGCTGGATGGCGCTGGAGCAGATCTGCCCTGGAGGCGCTGGAACTGCGCGATCTCAACGCGCTTTACCTTAAGCTCGAAGCGATCACCTACACCGATGTGCAACACTATGGCGGACAGAGGCCGGCGATGGCGTAGGCGCCCGTATGCACAGATCGGAACGGATCGAATTCCGTTCCCGTTGCGTTCTTGAATGGCATCGCCAGGGGTAGCAATGCAACCACCCGCCAGCAGCCGCGCGTTCCCGTTCCAACCTGTACGCAGTGGGCCACACGTCCGCTTTCACACCACGCTGACATGCTCCAGATGCGAGCGTGCCAAGACCTTCGAGTCCGCGCGCAAGCTGCCCGACGAGGTCATCACCCGGAAGTTCCGAGAATGGGGCTGGCTCCTGGGGCGTAACCGCGCCTACGACATCTGCGCGAAATGCCTGCAGATCAAGCCCGAGAACGTCCTCGCCCGAAAGTTCACGGTCACGCGTGACGGACAGCCGGTGCCGACCTGCGCCGAGGTGGTCGAGGAGGCGGAACGCGCGCGCGAGACTGATAGGATCAAGATCAACGCCGTCCTCGATAAGCACCTCCCTCACCATGCACCCGAGCCGGTCCAGAAAGAATCGACCGGGGCTGCATCCGAATCCCCACCTTCGAGCGTTGCTACGGCCCAGAACGGGCTGCCAGCCAGAGATGGGACGATGGACGACCCACGCCTCGACCAGCTTCTCCAGTACGCGCGCGAGACCCGCGAGATCGCCGAGCGGAACCGCGCGATGATCACCGACGCCCGCGCCGCCCAGGAGCTGATCATCGAGGCAAACCTCGGACTCGCCGACTCCCTCCGCCGCCTGATCGAGACCGAGCGCGACATCCTCGGGAACCAATCCAAGATCACCGAGCGACTCGACGCCATGACCACCAGCCTCGGTCACAGGCAGGAGGTGATCGGACTCGGGATCGACGGACTCTCGAAGATCATCCAGTCGATGAACTGCCCAGCGCCCCCGCCCAAGATCAACCTCGCCTCGCGCCGGGTCCCGAACGCCGATGCCCTCGATAGTATCGACCCCACGCACCAGTCGGATGAACTACCCGCCTTCCTGAGAGCCCCAGTTCCCACCATGGCTGGTGACAAGCCCAAGGCCAAGGCGACCCCCCGGAAGACGAGCGCGAAGACCGGCAAGGCCGCGCCCGAATCGCCCCAGCCCGAACCGGCGCGACCCCGCGGACGGCGCCGCCTGAGCTTCGAGGGCTAAAATCTGTCAAGCGAATTCGTACGAAACCTGTGGACGGCGAGGGGATCTAAGTCCTTGATTTCCTTGCCTGCGACAGGCTGCCGCACATAGCGCCGTTCGATTTGCATTTGCATTCCGTCTTCGAATCGTCTAGGACGCCTTTCGGGCGGAGCGGAAGCGAGCACCGATGGAGTTCCACAACGTCTCGGCTATCGCCTCGGCCCGTCCTTAAGAACACCAGCCAGGGGAGAGAGTGAGGGAAGGGACGGCGCCTCACCGGATGACGGCCGCTCCCCTGACACCGGGTGAAGGGTCGTGGTTCCGCGAGAGACGGGCGCGACACCCGATCCAGTTCCACCCACGTCGATCCCGTTTGCATTAGTTCGAACGGCGTGATACAAACCCGGCCGATCGGTGGAGGCTCCGCGCGAGAGAGCCCGCGATCTGGAAACCGCCCCCGTCGATGTCTGGCAACGCCGCTCTCACCATCTCAATCCTTGGCTGGCTCTCCGTCGGCTGCCTCCTGCTCCCCCGTCAGCCAGCTCAGCACGACCACCCCTACGAGGGCTTCGTCGTGGTCGGCTACCTCATCGCCGCCATCGCCACCCTGATCCTCGTCGCCAACGTGCTGATTCGGGGCTGAGCCGATGCGCACCGACTTCTCCGCGGACGAGCTTATCGTGATGCGCAAGCTGTTCTGGTACGAGAGCATCAAGCTTGGCGAGGTTCAGGTCGAGCCCCGTGTCATTGACGACCTGTGTGAGCAGGGTCTCGTCAGGAAGTTCAACGGCTTCCTCGTGATGACACCTATGGGCAAGCGCCGCCATCTCCTGGGCGACGAGCCCGGTGATCCCCCGCCACCGGATCTGACGCGTGAGCGTTTGGAGGCTGACCTGATCTCGCTCGCCAAGATGTACGGAGAGGCGTGTGGAGAGTTAGCAAAGGCGCGTCTAGGTGAGCATCAGCAGCGGATCGTGGTCGATGCCTGCCAGCAAGCCGCCGGCAAGGCGCTCGGCTACCCCTGGTTCAAGGATGACCAGAGGAACTTCCCCGGCGCGTCGGATGAGAACGGAGTCTGTATCGGCGAGCATGTCGAAGAGACAATTGTCGAGGAATTGGCTGGAGCCTATTCAAACCTCGGCGAGCGCATCAAGGCACTGGAGTGGCATCTCGGCGAGTGCATCAACCAGCTTGAGTACCAGAACGAGAAGTTTGGCGGCACAGGGTCGGGTGACACGGTTCTTGCCCGTGCCCGCGACGCTCTGAAGTGGAGCTGAGCTTGGTCACTCGCGCCAGCCTCTCCGTCGACGAGCGCGCCCTGCTCGACCGCCTGTTCATGAGCGGCCCCCAGCCGGCCAAGGATCTCGGATCCCCCGGCGTCATCGACGAGCTGCGCGAACTCCGCCTCGTCGCCAAGGAAGACGGCATCGTCAGCATCACCATGAAGGGCGTCGGACGCGTCCTCGAGAAGAAAGGGAGCCAGACGTGACACTCGACCTGACCAAGCCCGTCACCACCCGCGACGGCCAGCCCGTCACCATCCTAAAGACCGACCTCAAGACCACCACCGGCTATACGATCCTCGGCTACGCCACTGCCAAGGACGGAACCCAGACGGTTCGGGTCTGGGATCCGCAGGGCCGTGTCTCTTACGGGCGCGAGACCAACCACGATCTCGTCAACGTCCCCAGCGTGATCAAGGGCTGGATCAACATCTACAACGACGGGGATTGCCTCCTTCACTCCTCGAAGGAGACGGCTGATAGGCTCGGCGCTAGCAGCCGTATCGCCTGCATCTACGTCGAGTTCGAAGAGGGGCAGGGGCTATAATCAGATGCGCGAGCCCACACTTGACGATGCCATCGCCGCCTTGGCTGCCGTCGACGGACACGATCTCGATACGCTGGTCGTCGCTGACTTCCTCGTCGACCCGTACCATCGGGGCTATGAGGCTCGCGCTGTCGCGTATCGTTACGATCCCAAGGTTATCGAAGAGGCTGAGAAGCTCCTGAGACTCCACCGGAGCACGCAAGAACTCTTGAAGATGATCGCCGAGTCTGCGTCCCAGACCGGAAAGGAGCAAGGGCTGTGAGCGAGCGTCATGAACCAACCCTCGACCAGATCATGCAGCAGTGGCTCTGCCTCTGGCAGATGAGCATGCACCTTCTGTCGTTCACGCCGGCCGCCATCGCCCGCGAGTTCTGGGGCGAGAAGCGATGACAACGCAAGTTCTGACCGGCCTGCCCATTTGCGCCAACTGCAAGCATGGTCGGGTTCAAACCGACCGTCCTCTGCTCGGCTTTAAGTTCTGGCTCGGCAAGGAAATATACGGCGATCCCTATATCTTTAGCGTCGATTGCCTGCGCTTCGGCTTTCATACGGATCCGTGCAGCGGTGAGCCTCGTGATCCAGAGGATGGCATCGACGCCACTGGCGCTCGGAATAACGTTGAATTGTGCGGCCTGCACGCGCGCTTCTACGAGCCGAAGGATCCTTGAGGTGAGCCTGCGCGTCTACACCGTCACCGACCACGACGGCGTCTGGCTCGGCGGCACCTCGATCGTGTTCGCACCCGACGAGGAGGAGGCGATCAAGTTCCTCGACAAGGAGCTGATCGAGAACGGCCTGCAGCCTTTCGCTCTGCACCCCTACCACCTGGAGGAGGTCGACACCTCCCAGCCGCGTGCGATCGTCCTGGACAACGGCGACTACTAACGATTCAAACGCAGTTGTATTATGACTATTCACGTATCGATCGACAGGGTTCCTGCCTCTAGGCTCAGAGCTATGGTAGACGACGGCCTGTCGGTCGCGCAGATCGCCAGGGAGTACGGCTGCGGTAACGACAAGGCAAGACGCATCTTGCTTGCGCGCGGCATCGATATTCCTGGTCGACGCCCGCCTCTGACCGAAGAAGAGACGGAAACTCGTGCAGAGCGCATCGTCGAGATGTTTAAGTCAGGCCTGTCGCTCGCTGCGATCGGAAATACATTCGGTATCTCGCGAGAGCGGGTTCGTCAGATCCTGAAAGATCTTGATCTAACCGGAAAAGACGGAGGCCGTAGCGTCAGAGCACAAACGAATACACTTGAGAACAGACAAGACAAAGCGTGCCGTAAGCCAGCCGCTCGTCGCCGTTCAGTTCCATCTCGTATTGCTCGTCATCCTAAGCCGATTAAGCACCGCGATCTGCCGACTGGCGTAACCTTCGATGCGGTTCGAGGAGTGTACGTTGCTCAGCGAAGGATCGGTGGCGTGAATTACTACATCGGCTCATTTGGAACACCGGAGGCCGCACATGATGCTTACCTCCGGTTCGACCATACCAAGCACAGAATGTTTATGAGATCAGATCAAAATTCGTAGCGCTTGACATTAGAGTGCTTGCGGATGTTCGCAAGATAGACGATTATATAGATATGATCGCGCATCGTGTGTAAGGCGCTCGGTCACCAACTCCACTCCAGTCCGCCACACCGCGATCGTTGAGCGTCTGCTCCGATCGGGTGCTTGCTTGTTCCAAGGCACAACATGCCCGCGCAGATCGAGCTGCCCTCCGACGCGGCAGCTCTCGTCGTCCACGCCGACGGCCGTATCGACTTCCACATCCCCGGCCTCGACGCCCTCGCCAACGCGGACGATATCGTGCCGCTGCCGATGATGGCGCTGCTCGGCTGTGGTCTGCAGCTGCGGGACAACGAACTCTTCGTCGAGTCGATCCTGGAATGGCTGGACGACAAGCTCGACGAGGACGAGCTGTGATGGACGAGGGCGAGGCTCGTCTCTGGTGGGCCGTGATCCTGTTCGCGCTCTCGGTGCCGACCACGCTGTTCTTCGGCATGAACTGGGGCGTGATCCCCTGCGCGGCCTCGCTGCTGCTGCTGTTCATCTGATGTAAGTTTCGAGCCCGATCCCCCTGAAACGGAGGCTCGACCACGCCCTGTGAGGCCCTGCGCATGCGGGATAATTGAAGTGGTGGGGGAGTGCGGTGCGGACGTCGATGCATAGGCGCCGCACCAATATGCAGAGTACGTGTTCCATGAGGATCGCGTCGCCCTGATGTAAGACCGAGATAATGGTCTCGGTTCTCTGCTCCAAGTTTCGCCTGAACAGGCAACGTCATTCAGGACGCTGGTTGCAAACAGTGCCGCCTCAAGGGTGGAGGTCCGCTGCAGAGGGCCGTCCTGGAGAATTCATAGAACGTCCGACTGGGTCGCTCCGGTCGGCATTGCAGCACCCGAGCCCGGCCCTCGCTGACACGAATGGCGGCAGTACGGTGTCTGCCTCGAGGTCTAGTGGCCACCAGTGCTTCAGATAGGCAGCGACGCCGAAGACCCGAAAGGGCGCCTCCTCAATTCCGTTCCAGTCCCTGGCTGGCCGACCGCTCCAACCCCAAGGAGGCACCCTGGGATGCGACCGAACCTGCTCCACGTCATCGCGGTGTCCTTCAATCCGCGGCGCTTCAAGAGCCACGTCAATAACTACGCCGCCTTCGAGAAGCACATGCTCGAGTCCGGCGTGCATCTGACGGTAGTCGAATGCGCGTATGGGGATATCCCACATCAGTTCGCCAACAACGACGGGATCAACCACGTCCCGGTCTACGCGAAGAATCCGATTTGGGTGAAAGAGAACGCGATCAATTTGGGTATCGCGAGTCTTCCTCGTGACTGGAAATACGTTGCTTGGATCGACGCAGACGTTGTCTTCGAGAACCCGAATTGGGCTGAAGATACCGTGTATGCTCTCCAGCACTACGACTTCGTCCAGCCGTGGGAACACTGCCTGGATCTAGGTCCTTCTGGCAGCATCCTCGAGATGCATCACTCCTTCTGTCGGCAATGGGCCCAGGAGCCAAAGACCTGCTCTATGCTCGGAAAGAGCGGGTACCGATTTGCCCATCCTGGATACGCCTGGGCCGCAACGCGCTCAGCCCTTGAAGCGACCGGTGGTTTGATTCAGACGGCGGTTTTGGGCAGCGGCGATCACCATCAAGCCCTGTGCCTAATCGGAAAGGCAGAACTCTCCTTCCCAAAAGGTGTGACTGAGGGTTACAAAGCGCCGATCTTGCGGTGGCAGGACCGCTGCAACAAGCACATCAATGGCAATATCAGCTACGTTCCGGGCACAATTCGTCATCTGTATCACGGACAAAAGCGGGATCGCGCCTATCAGTCTCGCTGGGACATTCTGGTCAAGCACAAGTTTGATCCCTACGAGGATCTGAAGACCAACACGTCAGGTATTTACGAGTTGGTCGGCAATAAGCCGGAACTAAAGCGCGACATCATGAGTTACTTCTCCAGTCGTCAGGAAGACTGGACCCTGCTCTGATGTATGGCGAGAACGACATTCCTTCCCTTGGTCATGACGGAAAGCAGAATCCTGCTTACTACAAGGCGTGGGCTGAGAAGAACAAGGAAAAGATCCGCGCTCAGCAGCGCGCTCGCTACCTCGCCAATCGCGAAGCGCGCCAGGCGCGTGAACGGGAGAGGTACCGCGAGCGGCGCGAAGCGGCACTCGCCCAGAAGGCTGAGTACCACCGCGAAAATGCAGACAAGCGACGCGCATATGCGGCCGAGTACAGATCCCGGCCGGACGTGAAGGTCGCTAAGGCTGCCTATATGCTCGACTACTTTCGCAAGCGCCGGGCCACGGATCCTCATTATCGGATGAAGGCCGCTCTTCATGCTCGCTTGCTGCAGGCGTTGCGCCTGTATGGCAATGGTGAGAAGTACGCATCCACGATCGATCTGATCGGTTGCACGATTCCAGAATTGGTGATCCACCTGGAGAACCAGTTCGAAAGTACGATGTCGTGGGAGAACTACGGCAGGTCTGGCTGGCACATCGATCACAAGGTCCCATGCTCTGCGTTCGATCTGACCGATCCCGAGCAGCAGAAGATCTGCTTTCACTACACGAACCTGCAGCCGATGTGGGGTGTGGACAACATCAGGAAGGGTGGCGTGCGTCGTAAGTGACGCCACTCTCTGCCCCGTCGTTTGCATTAATTGGAACGCTCATGCTCAAGTGGCTCCTGGCCCGCCCGCTGATCACGCACACGCTGCTGTCTGCAGGCTACACGCTCGTCATCGCGTCCGTGCTCGGCCTGTTTAATGTCGCGTACGCACCGATCATCGGCGCCTTGATCGTCTCGACGTTCTTTTACGGCCGGGAAGCAGGCCAGAGAGAGCATGACCTCAAGCACATGACGCCTCCGACTTCAGCAGTCGTGGCGTGGCTCGGTGCTGAGTTCGCCTTCAAGTGGGACGGAAGCAACTTCGCGCAGTGGGGTGTCGCTGCTGGCTCCAGTGCTGCAGTCGCCACCATCATAACCGTGGCCGAAGGTTGGGCGCTGCCAGCTCACTTCGTCTGACGCCGAGACGATCGGCACAATCACAGGTGCTGTTCGTAAATGACGTACGACGCTTACACGGTCGTTCCGCCGTCCGGTATCTACATCGGCACGGATCACTACCCGCAGGGTGCACCGCTCGCGCTGACCGCGGCCCAAGCCAAGTACCTTCTCCTGGCTGGCTCTATCGCCCCGGTAAACCAGCAGACGCCGCCCGTCATCGTCGCCCCGACCCCGGTCCCTTCGACCGAGACCAACACGACGATCCCGATCACCGTCAACGGCGTCGAGCAGTTCGTCACCATCGCCAATCTGATCAACCTGTTCCCGCGACTGATGGGCGCGACCGGAGCAAAGGGTGAGAAGGGCGATGTCGGGCCGCAAGGTCTGCAGGGTCTTCAAGGCATCCAGGGCAACCAGGGCCCGAAGGGTGACAAGGGCGACAAGGGCGACAGCGCTCAGTTCACGGTCAAGGGCGCTCTCGCGACCAGCACGGACCTCGCGACGATCTCGAATCCGGCGCAGGGCGATGCGTATCTGATCAACGGCACCGTCTGGGTTTACTCCGACACGACCTGGGTGGAAGGTGGCGCCATCCAAGGCCCGACAGGTCCTCAAGGCCCGAAAGGCGACAAGGGCGACACCGGCCAGCAGGGTCAGCAAGGTCCTCAAGGCATTCAGGGTCAGACCGGCCCGCAGGGTCTGCAAGGCCCGAAGGGTGACCAGGGCTCTCAAGGAATTCAAGGTCCCAAGGGTGACACCGGTCCTCAAGGGGTTCAGGGAGCAAAGGGCGATACAGGCCCGGCAGGTTCGACGACGGTCGGTGGACTCACTGACGCCACGCCAGCCTTCAAGGCACTCAACGCCGCCGATGCTGCCAGCCAGCGTCAGGCCATGGGCGCGGCGTCGGCCTCCGATCTCCTCGGCGTCGCTCAGGATACCCTGACGGCGCTCAACGGGAAGCTGGATGTAGACCCCACGCTCACCGCGCTCGCATCTGTTGGTGCTCAAGCACTGCGCGCGACCGGTTCAGGTTATCAGGTCCAGCCCGACCGGACGATCCAGGGGCCGGATGGTAAGCGTTTCATCGTCCGTGGCGTGACCTTCCTCGATGGTCTGTTCGTCTCATTCGAGACCCGCACGGACTACCGCTATCGCACCGTCTCGGGGCAGACCATCACCTCGGGCGGCTCGTCGCAGACCGGCTACGAGGCCACGCAGTGGGGCAGCACAGCCACCATGCAGGCGCGGGTAGCGGCGTGGTCCAATCTCGGCGTCAACCTGCTGCGCGTCGCGGTTGAGCCGGCGGCTGCCTACACGACCGCCGCCAACGGCTACCCCGCGCATCTCGACATGCTGGACGCCATCATCGACGCGGCCAATCGGCTCGGGATAGTGGTGCAGCTCCAGAACGCCAACGATGCGGTGCCGACCGCGCTTAACGTAACCTTCATGGGGCAGTTGCGCGACCGGTACTGGAACCGGAAAAACGTCTGGATCAACCCGGCTAATGAGATCAACTGCTCAACCGGCGGCTCGGCCTGCACCGATACGAGTGTCTGGGCGGCCGAGCAGGCGCAGTACGTCACCGCTCTGCGCGCCGACGTGACGGGAATGCCGGGAACCAAGTTCCTCGGTCCCATCGTCCTGAACTCGGTGAACTATGGCTACGGCCTCGCCGCAACCGCAAGCGTTCTATCGAGCAACGCGACGTTCTCGACAGATCCGAACCTCGTGCTCGGCGTTCATATCTATCAGGCGAGCGAAGCCACGTTCGCGGCGCGCCTGTCCGACCTTCAGACCAACGTTACCGCACTTCTCGGAACCCGCAACTTCGCGATCTTCATTGACGAGACCGGGCTGTCGAACACCGCGTCGGTACGGGATCCACTTCTCGACCCGAGCGCCAACACGACGACCTACCCTGTCTCCGATGCCGCAACGCTGACCAGCCACTACAACTGGATCAGCGACTTGTGCGCCTGGGGCCGCCGCATGGGCCGTGAGACGGCGTTCTCGGGCTTCACATGGTTTGCTGGCTCTTGGTATGTCCCCGGCCTCGGTGTCCATGAGGCCAACAGCCTAATGCGCCAGGACGGCACGCTCACGCCGGTCGGCAAGATCGTGCGCGATGCGTGGCTTGCCGCGCCCCCTGACGCGACCTCGTTTGCCGGCAAGGGGCTGACCAGCCTCCTGATCAACGGCGACATGGGCCTGAACACCCGCGCGTTCGCGGGCGGCACGGCGGCTTCGGGCGTCTGGACCTTCGACGGCTGGTTTTCGGTCGATAACACGACCAGCATCACGCGCGCCTCAGATGGCACGGTTACGCTCTCCGCAGGCTTTCTGCGGCAGACGATCCACGATCTGCCGAGCCTCGCCAACGAGCCGTTTGTGTTCTCGGTTGAGAACCTGACGGGCTCAATGAACGTCTATCTCGGCCCTTCGGCGAACCCTGGCCTGTACGCGCCCGTCACCCTCACCGCTGCACGCGGCCGAGGGAATGGCGCCACCTTCGTCCTGCCCCCCGATTTCATCGGCGCCGATCTCGTGCTGACACTCCAGCCGGTGAGCGGCGCGGCGACGTGGAAGAACGCCGTGCTGGAGCGCGGCTACCGGCCGACCCAATTTGACCGGCGACCTCCTTCCGTCGAGCGCGCTCTGGCTCGAACCTACGTGCAGCGGATTGGCGATCCAGGCGGGGTGCGGCTCCTTCAGGGACAGCTCGTTGCCTACACGGCCAACACACTGACGTTTGCCGTGTCATACCCCTACGGGCCGCTTCGGGCTGCGCCCTCGGCCACGCCGACCTTCGTCGGCACGGCCGGCACGGACTACGGGGTGACGGCCAACGGGACGGATCAGGACGGCTTCGCCTTCGCCGTCCAGAACGTCGGGGCTGCGGGTCTGCAAGTCGTCGCGACGAAGACTAGCCACGGCCTGACCCCGACATCGCTGCCGGCCCTCTTCACGGTGGCTGGCGGGATCATCGCGAGCGCTGAATAGCGTCCTCCAACAGCAGGCCCTCATGTCCTCCACTGACGCCCTCCAGGCGCGCGTGGCCGCGCTTGCTGCACCGCGCTAACCCAACCGATCTACAGGACAGGCTTCGTGAAAAGACGCCAGCAGCCTCGCGATGGTGAGAGGACGCGTGCGCGCCCTCAGCGATTCGAGGAGGAGCGGCGACAGCCACTGATCCAGCCCAAGACCGAGACACAGGGCGCCTACCTGAAGGCCCTGGCCAGCGCGCCGCAGATGATCGTGCTGGGCCCGGCTGGCACCGGCAAGACCTTCCTGGCTGGCTCTCATGCTGCCGATCGCCTGCGTGCCCGCCAGATCTCCAAGGTGGTGATCACCCGGCCCAACGTTCCCGCAGGCCGCTCACTCGGGTTCTTTCCCGGCACGCTCGAGGAAAAGATCGCCCCCTGGGTCGCACCGCTCACCGAGGTAATGAAGGAGCGCATGGGTACGGCCGCCTTCGAAATCGCGCTCAAGGCCGGCGACATCGAGATCGTCCCCTTCGAGGTGATGCGCGGTCGCTCGTTCAAGGACTGTATCGTCATCCTGGACGAGGCCCAGAACGCCAGCGTGCCTGAGATCAAGATGTTCCTCACCCGGTTGGGTGAAGACTGTCAGGTCATCATCAACGGCGACGTCTCGCAGTCAGACCTACCTCAGACCTCAGGTCTGCGCACTGTCATCCACCTCGCCAAGCAGCAGATGCTCCAGATCCCAATCATCGAATTCGGGCTCGACGACATCGTGCGCTCCGACATCTGCGCCCAGTGGGTGCGCGCCTTCCACACCGCGGGACTCTAGCCCATGCCCAGGAAGTCCACCAAGGCTGCGGATCCGATGCGCCGCATTGAGATCGCCGCCGAGATCGTCGCGGTCCTACGCGAGATGGACGAGCTGAGCGCCGAGCCGCTGAACGATGGCTCGAGTCTCGTCGCCGTCGTCGGCTTCATCGACATCGACAAGGTCGTCGACCGGTTGATCACCAAGGAGTCGAAGCCGTGAAGGCCTTCGTCGCCGAGACCGAAACAGCAGCGAAGCGCAACCTTCAAGCACTCGGTCTCCCACTCTCTGAGTGGATGCCGATCGGATGGGGCGATCCCTGCACGGGCCATAGGTTCGAGAAGGTCATTGCTGTCGAGCCAAAGGGTGACGGCTGGACCGAGCAACACGTCATGTTCTTCAACGAGGTCCTCTGCACCAGGGCCGGCGGAAAAAGCAACGTGCACTTCCTCTGAGGCGTCCATGAAGATCATCGTCGGGGATACCCGCACCCACGCTCAGGCGATGGTCCGCTGGATGAAGCTCGATCCCGACGAGTGCGTGACGGTGGCCTACGGCGACCCGCTGCACGCGCCGACTGCTGAGATCCATCTCATCCGCCCCCTGGCTGGTCCGACCCCTGCGGTGATCACCTGGATCGTCGACACATTCCAGCCCACCGAAGACTTCCTCCGTGCCCTGGCCAAGAGCTGGGGCCTCGACATCAAGCCACCCAGGAAGCGCAAGGCGCTGCCGAAGCCATCCGCGAGCACGCCATGACTTGTGCGACCTGCCGGTACTTCGAGTCCAAGAAGAGCGAGTGCCGGATCAATGCTCCGGTCTCCGCCTGGGACGGCTACAAGCTTACCCATGGCTGGCCCAAGGTCATGTCGTACAACGCCTGCGGCCAGCATACCGGCGGTCGCAGTCTGGTCTGTGACGAGGACCTCAAGATCCCCGAGCGCATCCGGCACACGCTGGTGCCCGGCACCGACAAGGCCTAACCAGCCATGGTTGCGGCAGCTACGCTCACCGACCCGCTCGACTTCTGCGTGGACCTGCCCAACTGGCGCGTCACCTACGGCTGCGGCTATGCCTGCCAGATCCTGCGCATGATAGACCCGTACGGTGAGTGCACCACCGACCCGGACGAGGCCTACGCCATTTTTTATCAAGCCCCTGAATCCCTCGTCGCGGTGATCCTCGACGACCTGGAGGGCGATAGGATTTCCCGATGACCGGCATCAAGAAGCCGGCGCCGCTCCCCTACGAGCCGATCAAGCTCCCCAAGCCTGATCTGGACATCCGGGAGGACGCCCCGAACTTCAACCTGCGTGTGCAGGAAGAGCAGAACGCCCGGCGTATCGCCGCCAAGAAATCAAGCTGACATGACCGACGACGTTCCCTACAAGCGTCGGGGCCGTCCACCCAAGCAGGAGCCGGTCCCGACCGCAGACGAGCACGATGAGTTCGTGTTCGAATTGCTCCGCCGCCCGATCGCGGGTGAGCGTGAGGCGACCAAGCTCAAGCCGACCCTCGACATCCTGAAGATCATCGGCGAGCTGGCCAAGCGCCTCGCCTCGAAGAACGAGATCGCCTCGATCCTCGGCGTCACCCCCGATATCTTCTCCGCCTTTCTATCCGACTGTGAGCCTGCCCGACTTGTCTACGAGCGCGGCCTGGACAACGGTCGCATCAACGTCCGCATGGGCCAGCTCGATCTCGCCAAGAAGCAGGCCAACATGGCGATGTTCCTGGGCAAGAACTACCTCGGCCAGAAGGACGAGAGTCACACCACCTACAACAACGCCAGCAAGCCGGCCAAGGAACTCACCGAAGAGGACCTGCTGGAGATCGCGATGCGCAACACGCCGTCGACTGTCATCCCGCTGCAGAAGGCCAAGGGCAAGTAGCTTAGGATTTTACCATGAGGGAACTCTCTGTCTCTCCCGAGGAGGCGGCAGCAGAGATCCTGCGACGGCGTCGTGCTCGCGATAGCCTAGTTCATTTTGCTCAGTATACAAAATCGAATTACGTTGCAGATCCATTTCACTGCCTGCTCGCTAAAGAGTTGGAGCAGGTCTCGACCGGCGAAACCGACCGGCTGATGATCTTCACGCCGCCCCGGCACGGGAAGACGCAGCTGTCGTCGATCTCGTTCCCGGCGTGGTTCATGGCTCGCAACCCCGAGACCAACGTCATCGGCGCGTCCTACAACGCCGAGCAGGCCACCCGGTCCTCGCGATTCACCCGCGACATCATTCGCTCGACCGAGTACGCCCAGCTCTTCCCGCACGCGGTGATGAGCCCTGAGTCTCGCGCCGCCGATCGGTGGATGCTCGACAACGGCCAGGAGTATTTCGCGGTCGGCGTCGGCTCGGGCGCCACCGGCAAGGGCGGCCACCTGATCCTCATCGACGATCCGTTCAAGGACCGTGAGGAAGCCGATTCACCGTCCCGGCGCCAGCTGGTGTGGGACTGGTACATGGACGTCATCTACACCCGCCTCGAGCGGGGAGGGCGGGTCATCCTCATCCAGACCCGCTGGCACCACGACGATCTCGGAGGGCGCCTGCTGCGCGCCCAGGAGAAGGGCGGTGACCAGTGGAAGGTCCTGAAGCTCCCCGCGATCTGCGAGGACAAGGACGACCCATTAGGGCGCGAGATCGGTGAGCCACTGGCTCCAGGACGCCGTACCCTGAAGGAACTCGAGCGCATCCGCGCCAACGTCCCCGACCGAACCTGGAGCGCGCTCTACCAGCAGCGCCCCATGAACCTGTCGGGCGGCATGTTCAAGCCGGCGTGGTTCGAGAACAACTTCATCGAGCCGTCCATGGTCCCGGCCAAGCGCACCAAGGTTCGCGCCTGGGACTTCGGATCCACGCTCAAAGGCGACCCGACTGTCGGCGCCCTGATGTCGAAGGACAAAGACGGCGTCTTCTACATCGAGGCCATCGAGCGGGGTAAGCTGACGCCGCTGCAGGTCCAGTCCCTGGTGACGGAGACTGCCGAGTCTGACGGGCGCAATACCCGGATCACGATCCCGAAGGATCCCGGTCAGGCCGGTGTGGCGCAGTCCGAAGCGTTCATCCGATCACTGGCTGGTTACAACATCAAGGCGGTTCGCCCGACCGGTTCGAAGGAGGTTCGCGCCTCTGCCTTCGCCGCTCAGTGCGAAGCCCGCAACGTCAAGATCGTCGGCTCATCGTCCGAGCGCTGGGTCGAGGACCTGCTCGCCGAGCTGGCGACGTTCCCTCTCGGGCAGCACGATGATCAGGTGGACGCACTCAGCGACGCCTTCGCAGCGCTGCTCGGCTCCAAGAAGGCGCACGTCATAGACTGGTAAGCATCACTTGACGCATCCATGCGTTTGCATTAGCTGCTAACCATGGATCAGATGCAAACGAAGCCCGATGTAGATGTCATCGTCTACAAGGGGATCAAGTTCAGACGCTACCCGAACGCGAAGCAGGTAGCTCACCGTCGGTATTATACGCCCGGCATTGCCGATCGTAAGCGTGGCGTTGAGTCGTTGCACCGGGAGATCTGGAAGGATGCTCACGGTCCAATCCCTGATGGACACGAGGTCCATCATGCGGATGAAGACACACTCAACAATGATATCGATAACCTCGAGTGCATCACTGTCGATGAGCATCGCCGTCGCCATGGCGAGCTTGGTACATGGAGCAAGTCTCCCGCTGTTATCCAGAACCTCGATCGTATCCGTCCACTGACTAAGGAGTGGCATGCGAGCGCTGAGGGTATTGCTTGGCACAGAGAACATGGACTGAAGATCTTTGCAGATCAGAAGCCGCGCACGTTCCAGTGTCACGAGTGTGGGAAGTCATTCGAGTCGAAGAAGCTGAGCAGCCGTCACAAGGATGGCGCTCGCTTCTGCTCTAACGTTTGTGCGGCCAGGACTCGCAGGCGGGAAGGACGACAGCGTATTCCAAAGATCTGCGAGATCTGCGGCTCCGAGTTCATGGGCTATCCGAAGATAAGGACGTGCTCAAGATCGTGCGGCATCCGCCTTCAGTGGCGTAGCCGCGGTAAATTAACCCGGCACGAAGCGCGTCGCCCCTAGATTGGTATGCAGCGCCGGCCGTGAGGATCTTTCATGGCTGCTGCCGAACACCTGACACAGGGGCTCACCCCTACGCCGGCCGATACCAAGGACGTCGCGACCAGCGTCTCCGCCAACCCGATGCTGCGCTCCGAGGCGTCCGGCCTCATGCTGCCCCGCATCGAGCTGATGCGCGCCTGCTACGGCGGCACCGAGACCATGCGGCAGATGGACCGCCTGTTCCTGCCGCAGTACCCGCGTGAGACCGACACGCGCTACGTCGAGCGCCTGCGCTCCACCTTCTGCCTGAACAAGCTCCGTAGCGCCGTCGACAGCGCCTCGGCCAAGCCGTTCCGCAACCTCGTCACGGTCGAGGGCGGCGACGACCAGCTGCAGGACTGGATGTGGGATGCGGACATGCGCAAGCACCACATCCACATCGTCGGCCACAAGTTCTTCAACGAGGCCGTGCTGACCTCGATGGGTCACATCCTCGTCGACTCGACGATGACCGACACGGTCGCCTCGCTCGGCATGCAGCGCGCCATGGGTGTTCGCCCATTCATGCGGCTCGTGAAGACCGACGACCTCCTGGCCTTCTACGAGGAGCAGATCGACGGCGAGACCAGGGTGGTCCACGCCCGCATCGCCACGACCCGCTCGGCCTACGACCCGGCCACGTTCCGCGAGATCACTTACGACCGCGTCTACGTCATCGAGCGTGAGGTCGTGCAGGTATGGGAACGCCAGCGCCTCACCGTGGCTGGTTCCTCGATCAACGCGGCGACGCTCGGCAACGGCGGCTCGATCTACACGACCCGGCCCTTCCAGTTGAAATACCTCCAGGTCCCGTCAGCCGGCGGCGCCTGGACCCTGGTCTCCGAGACCCGTGTCGATCTCAGGCAGGTCCCGCTTGTCACCATGGTGGCGGGTGATGAGGAGTGCCCCGGTCTGGCCCGGCCGATCTTCGAGGATCTGGCCTACAAGCAGATCGAGCACTGGCAGTCCAGCTCGGACCAGCGCAACATCCTCTCGGCCGGTCGCTTCGCGATGCTGGCCGCCTCAGGGATCAACCTCGACGACGATGGTCCCGACGGGCAAGGGTTCGAGATCGGCCCCTGGAAGATCCTGACCTCGCCCGATCCGCAGGGCCGCTGGTACTACGTCGAGCCCCAGGGCAAGGCGATCGAAGCCGGCCAGAAGGACATCGAGGCCCTCGAGCTGCAGATGGACATGCTGTCGCTGAACCCGACCGTCGGCACCCACCGCCAGTACATCTCCCAGAACGAGCACTCGCTCCAGGAGAACCGGGTCAACTCGGTGATCCACGATCTGGCGATCAGCTGTCAGGCGGCGCTCAAGCAGGCGATCGTCTTCATGGGCGACTACGTCGGCCGGGACTACTCGGACGTCAAGGTCGACCTGAACTACGACTTCTCGGGCACCGACGAGCGGGCCAAGAACGTCAACTCGGTTCTGATGGCAGCCTCCTACGGCGTACTGTCCCGTGAGGGCGCGCTGCGCGAACTGAAGCGCCTCGATCTCCTGGACGCCGAGTTCGACATCGACGCCGAGCTGACCCGCGTGGCCGGTAAGATCACGAGCGGCAAGCTCGTCGAGCAACCGCCGAACGAGGATCCGACCGAAGTCGTGCCGTTCTCCAAGGCGTCACGCGATATCGGTGGGGACCGTCCGGCCAATCAGGCTTGACACGGACCGGAGCTGCGCCACATTGGCCAGCCATGGTTCAGCTTAAACTCGCCGTCACCGACTACCATTGCGAGGAGTGCTACCGGGAGACCGGTCGCTTCGTCGAGGCGCTCGTCCGCATGATGCCCCGCGCGGCGATCGTGTTCGGCGAGCTGGTCGGCGAGGAGTGGTGGGGCTGCCCGGTCTGTCACAGGGAGAAGTTCCCGGTGAAGAAGCGGGCTGCCACCAAGCGCAAGACACCGAAGTGCGAGGCTACGAATGGCCGAGGGTCAGCGGTATCGTTGTGAGGCCTGTGGGCACATCTGCACCGAGGCAGAGATGACCTACGAGGAAGAGCTGCCCATCGGCAATAGCTATGATGGCGGCTACTCGTTTCACTCGTGCCCATCCTGCCGATGCATACACGACAGCCTGGAGCCCGGCTACGGGTGGATCAAGGTTGAGGAGCCTTGCCCGTAGGGTGAGTCTCGTGTACCACTTCGTTAGCATTAATGCAAACGGAGTGGTCATGTCAAAGGTCAATGATTTCATCCTCGTCTGGGCGTTCTACGACGCTCCAGAGGAGCTTCGCGCCCTCTCGCCGCACGGTGGCGATGAGGACTGGCTCGCGGTGCTGCCTGCTAAATACAAGGACAGCGTGCCGCTCTGGATGGAATCGGGCTCGCTATTCGGATGCTGCGAAGTGTCCGAGCATGAACTGCCTGATGGCCGCATCCTTTGCATCGGCGCCCACGCTTGAGGTCAGTCATGCAGCTCTACCATCGCGTTCCCTACGCCGCCTATGCGTGGAAGATTCCGGCCTATGGCACACAGGCCGATGAGCCTCCGCCTCCCTGGCTGGTCAAGCTGATGCAGTCAGGCACTGTGACGATCAATGCTCTGGGTGGTCTCTCCCTCAGGCACGTCACCGGTTCGTCCTCGTGCAATCCCGGCGACTACATCGTGTACGACGACCGGGAGCAGGTCGCGTTCTACGACGCCGACGAGTTCGCTAAGCTGTTCAAGAAGGCGAGCTGACCATGGTCTGCATGGGGCCCGAGATGGGCCATGCCGAACCACTGGCTGGTAAGTTCGTCGAAGCGATCGTCGTTGCTCTCAGGGAGCAGGGCATCGATCGACCTGATGGCTACATGTTCAAGCTTGATAAGAAGTGGGACGCAGAGGTCGAGAAGATCCGCACCGCTCTGATTCGTCTCGTCGAGCTGGACGCAGCCAATAAGTTCTAGCACGTCATAACAGCAGGCTTACGCCATGCCCCGCAGGATTTACGCAAAGGGTCCTGCGCGGCCCTCGCATGCGACACGATTGAACTACATCTCCGACGATGACGGCAACACCGTCCACGTCCCGGACTTGACGATCTATGAGGAAGAGCCTGGCTGGGTCCAGACCGGGATCCTAGATCCTGACGGTGACATGATCTCCTACCGGGCCGCTCCTGAGCCGCTCGGGTTCTTCACGTTTGACGAGGACGGTAAGCCGATCCTCTAACTGTTCGCGCTCGCGGGTGTGCCTCCTTCCCGCTCGAGCGCGAATACCGACGGCCCCAGCTGCGCACTGAAAGGGTAAGACGCACGGGGATATCCAAGAGCACGCCACACCCGTGCCGCCGTCGGACCTAATGCAGCCCGCCGCCTCTATCCTTCCGGGTAAGAGCGACTCAGCGCGCTGAGCCGTGGGACCCGACGGGCTACCCATTCGAATTAAAGCGAACCATCGTTCGCGTCAACCCTTGCTGCGTGCGCCTGAGAGCCACGCGCAACCGCTGGCATGAGCCAGCACCGACCTCTGAGCGGGATGCCCAAGGTCGTCATCCAACTGGGCGGGATGCCCAATACCAAACCGGGATGGTTTGAACTCCAATGCCGAAACTTAATGCTGTCGTCGCCGACATCAACGCGGTCGACGAAGGTCTTCGCTCGTTCTACGTCGAACAGAACGGCAAGTATGTCCTCGACGTCGCGGCCTCTGAGGGCTTCGCTCTCGAGAACGTCGCCGGACTGAAGACTGCTCTCGTCACCGAGCGCAACCTCAAGGCCGAGCTAGAACAGAAGGCCAAGGAATACGAGACGCGGTTCTCCGCCTACGAGGGTCTCGATCCGAACGCCGCCCGTGACGCCCTGCGTCGCCTGGAGACGATCACCACGCTCGACCCCGAGAAGGAGGCCGAGAAGCTCGCCGACGAGAAGTACAAGGCCAAGAGCAAGACGCTCAAGGAGAAGTACGAAGCCGACATGGAGGCGATCCGCACGGACGCCACCACCAAGCTGACCGCTGCGGAAGCGGCTCTCCAAGCGAAGACGCAGCAGATCCAGTCTCTCCTCGTCGACAACGCGATCTCCACGCACCTCGCCAAGCTCAACCCGGTCGCCGATCTGCGGGATGCAGTCGAGCTACTGGCCCGGCAGTCCATTAAGACCAAGGAAGTCGACGGACGTCTGGTCGTCCAGGTCGTCGATGCGAATGGTCAGCAGCGTTTCAAGGACGTCCTCAACGGCGTCCCGATGACGGTGGAGGACCTGCTCACCGAGATGCGCGAGACCCGGCCTTCGTTCTTCCAGGCCGACAGCAAGCCCGGCATCGGCATGGGATCCCAGCCGAATGCTCCTGGTGGTGCCGGCAAGGCCGAACCTAACCCGTTCGCCAAAGGTCCCACCTGGAACCTCACCCAGCAGAGCCTCCTGCTCCGCAATGACCCAGCCAAGGCTGCGCGCCTGCGGGCCGCCGCCGCTGCGCTCTGAAGTTCGAATTAATTCGAATCAGCCGCGCAGATCTACAACACTTCGTGAGAACCTATGGCCCAGACTGTAACCCCCGTTCGCGCGGCTGATATCATTCAGCCCGATTTCTGGCATCAGTACATCGTCGAGAACTCGACCGCCCTCAACAACTTCTGGCAGTCGGGCATCGTGGCCGACATGAGCGCCATGCTGGGCGACGCCCTCAACGGCGCCTCCGTCCACATGCCGTTCTGGTCGGACCTCTACGGCAGCTCGGAGATCGTCTCCGACTCCGTCAACCTGTCGGTCAACAAGGTCACCACGTCGCAGGACGTCGCGGCCAAGCTGATCCGCGCCAAGGTCTACGGTGGTTCGGACCTCGCGGCCGACCTCGCCGGCTCGGACCCGATGACCGTCATCGTGAGCCGCTTCGCCGAGTTCTGGAACCGCGACCTCCAGGACGTGCTGCTCGCCGTCGTGGCTGGCGCGACCGGCGCTCTCGCCGCTGAGGGCACCCCCGTCAACACCCTCGACATCACGGGCGCGACCGGCGCTGCCGCGGTGTTCGATGGTGAAAGCTTCATCGACGCGAAGTTCCGCCTGGGCGACCACGAGTCGGATCTGGCCGCTGTCGTCGTGCACAGCAAGACCTACGCGCTGATGCAGAAGCAGGACCTGATCACGTTCGTGGCGGTGTCCGAGCAGGGCCGTCCGATCCCGACCTACATGGGCAAGCGCGTCATCGTCGACGACCGTATGCCCAACGACGGCACCAACTTCACCACGTACCTGTTCGCTCCGGGTGCCATCGGCTACGCCGAGAAGGCCCCGAAGAACCCGATCGAGGCGTGGCGCGACCCGCTGTCCGGCGGCGGCTTCGAGTACATCGTGCAGCGTCGCATGTTCCTCCTGCACCCGCGCGGCATCAAGTGGATCGGTTCGCCGGCCCTCGAGACCGCCTCGAACGCCGAGTTGGCCACCGCCGGCAACTGGCAGCGCGTCTATCAGCCGAAAAACATTAAACTAGTTACCTTTAAGCATAAGCTCGCGTAAGTTGCTTATGTGATACTTGGCGTCGTGTGTTGTTACATTGAGTATACAGCACACGACGCCTTCATCGCGAAGAACGATACGAATTCAATTAGGACCACCATGGACCAGCAGATCGAGACCCAGGGCTGGCGCAAGCGCGCGGCTGCTGGCAAGGCCCGCATGGCCAAGAACGCCCAGATGGCAGCCCTTCGCGCCGAGCGTGCGGCCCTGATCGCCAAGATGGAAGGCGGCTCCATCCACGACAAGCCGGTCGAGGCTCCTGCTCCCGCGCCTGCTGCGCCTGTCGCAGAGAAGAAGGCTGCCGAGCCCGCCGCCAAGGCCATCGAAGCAAAGCCCGCTCCCAAGGCTGAGGTTAAGGCTGAGGCGCCCAAGGCCGACGCACCGAAGGCTGACGCGAAGCCCGCCGCCGAGAAGGCTAAGTAATCCTCATGGCTGGCTACTACGCTACTCAGGCGGACATCGATAACCTGTACGGCGCGAACCTTCTGATTCGCATTGCTGACAAGGATAAGGACGGTGTGCCCGACCAGGAGATCGTGGACGCCGGCCTCGCTGCTGCGGACGACATCATCGACGGCTATGTCGGTGCGGTCGCAACCCTTCCGCTCAGCCCGGTGCCCGGCCTCCTGCGCCGCTGCGCCATCGATATCGCGATCTACTCGATCGCCTTAGGCCGTACCGAGCGCACCGATGAGATGCGGGTTCGCTACGACGACGCCCTCTGCTTCCTCGACAAGATCGGGAAGGGCCTGATCGCCCTCGTGCAGAACACGGGCAGCGGCTCTGGCGGCTCGGGCGGATCGACCACGACCACCACCAACGACGAGAAGCGCCTCGGCCGTTCCGTCTCCTCCTACAGGAGCTGATCGTGGCCGGTGCCGTTCGCGTCGAGGTCGACCTCAAGGGGCTCGCCAAGACCGAGGAAGGTCTCGCCGATATCCTGGGCCGCCTGAAGAACAAGCGCGAGCTGATGGCTCGCATCGGTCAGTACATGGTCCGCTCGACTCAGATGCGGATCAACAAGACCAAGCTCGATCCGGACGGCGTACCGTGGGCACCGCTCACCCAGGCGACGGAAGAGATCAAGGCCCGCGACGGCGTTCACCCGCAGGACATCCTGTTCCACTGGGGCACGCTGGCCAACTCGATCTACGTCAAGTGGACGACGGACTCGACCACCGAGGTCACGGCCAACACGACCCGCTACGGCGCCTCCAAGAACTACGCCCCGTACATGCAGTACGGCGTCGGTCGGACCGGCGGCCGGATCAAGGGCAAGTCCATTCCCGCTCGTCCCTTCATGGGGATCTCCGAGCAGAACAAGAAGATCATCATGAAGATGGTCAACAGCTACGTGATGGGGAAGAGCGGCGATGAGCAGGATCGTTGAGCTTCGCACCCAGATCATGGACGCGATCCGGGACGGTGTGCCGGAACTGAATCAGGTCGACTGGTATGACGGTCTCTTCGATGAGAAGGACGTCAACGCCTGGGTGGTCGACGCGCCTGCCTGCTTCGTGGCGGTCAAGCGCGTGCCCGGCTATCACCTCTCGACCGGCGAGCTACACTGCCCGATGAACTGCCTCGCCACGATCATCGTCGAGGACGAGCACAGCCCGCGTGACGCCGACGAGAAACTCTGGGCGATCATGGAGAAGGTCGTCGTCCTGGTGAACCTGAACGCGTTCGGCAACCCGAACTCGGCGCTCGCCACCGACCTCAAGTTCGAACGGCTCCTGGAGCCCGAGCTGCGCCGTCAGGGTGTGGCGCTCGGCGTCGTCGAATGGGTCCAGACCATGACGCTCGGCATCAACCGCTCGCGCCAGCGGATGTTCTACACGGACCCGAACACGGGCCAGACCATCACGCAGACGCCGCGTCAGGTCACGGGCGAGGGCAAGATCCACACGGTCACCGGAGAAACCTCCACGACCGAGCAGGTCCCGCTGATGGATCCCGCCAGCCAGACCACGCACAACTATCCCTGGGATAACAAACCGTGAGAAACCTCTTCGCCATCGAGCGCCGCTTGCAGGAGCTGGAGCGGCGACTGGAGAACCTCCACCGGTTCGGGGATGTGACCGACACCAAGTACGACAGCGAGAAGAAGCGCTGGTACGTGAAGATGGCCGACGGCCCCGACGCCGAGAAGATGGCGGAAGGTTCCGGCTCGACTTCGACCGGCACGAGCGGTCAGAACCTGACATGGTCGACGCCAGACTGGGTACCGTGGGGCGGTTTCTCCAACGCGACCATCAAGATCAGCTGCCCGCCGCGTAAGGGCCAGAAGGTCATGATGCTGGCGCCCAACGGCTACCCCGAGATGGGCTCGGTCCATCCCTTCACCTTCAGCCCGAAGAATCCCTCTCCGGCCGGCGATCCCGATCAGATCCACTGGCGGGTCGAGAAGGAGACGAAGGACGGGCAGGAGGGTCAGGACAAGAACCAGATCCTCGACCACGTCTGGACGAAGGACGGCGCGACCACCTCGATCGGCGACTCGAGTCACCAGATCACCAAGGATACGATCGCGCATACGACCGACGACCACAAGGTCAAGTCCAAGACGCACTCGGTCGACACCGGCAAGGTCACGGTCACGGCCAGCGAGTCGCACACCACGACGACGCAGACCCGGACGGTCCAGGCTCAGAACACCACGATCACCTCGGCCAATTACGCGCTGGGCGGCAAGGTGATGATCAACTGCGGTTAGGTTAAACCATGGCTGGCTATATCACGCTTCCCCAGGCGATCATGTCGGTCGTCGGCGGCGTGCCCGTCCAGCCGGCCGGTGCCAAGACGATCATCGAGAACCTGCGCGCGGCCAAGTCCATGATCCCCGGCGACATGGGCGGGATCCTGTCCCAGGTGATGCAGAACGGCCCAGGTGCGCTGCTGCAGAACCCGATCGGTTCGGTCCTGGGCTCGATGCAGTCGCAGGTCGGGAACCTCGCCTCGTCGCTCACCGGCATGTCCGGGATGTCCGGCCTGCTCTCGGCTGTCACCGGGGCAGGGGGACTGCAGTCGGCCCTCGGCAATCTCTCACAGGTCTCGAGCGCGCTCTCCGGTTTGACCCAGCCAGGGGCAGGGGCTTTCGGATTGATGGACGCGATCGGCCACGCCAACATCGTCTCGATGCTGGGCTCGAACCTACCGGCAGGCCTCGGCATCGCTCAGGCGATGGGCCCGGTCCTGATGGGCGGTCAGCTCTCCGGGATGCTGTCTCAGGTCTCCAACATCGCTTCGGCGGTCTCGGGCAGTTCCTTCGACGTCAACTCGGCGATCTCGCAGATCACCGGCATGACCGGCACGATCAACGGTGTGCTCAGCGCACATACCAACGCCTTCACGACCGTTCAGAACGCCGTCGTCGACATGGCACATGCCTCGGGCATCGTCTCGCTGATCGCATCCGGTCCGGCCGAGTTCGCCCCGATCGCCAACATGCTCATCCAGCCGCAATTCGTCGCGCAGATCCAGGCAGCGATCACCGCCCAGCAGACGCCGGATCCCGTATCGGCTCCGCCCTCTGATCAGGGTGGCTAGCGGCTCCCAACAATTCGAACAGCGAGAATCCCATGTCGCGTTTCACCAAGAGCGCGGTCGCCGTCGTGCGCGCCCCCTACACCGTCGTCGCCGAGTTCTGGCACAACCTGCAGCGCCTCGAGGTCGGCGCCAAGGTGATGCTCTCCGACGTGGAGGCCAAGTACCATCTCCTGGCTGGTCGACTGAAGGCCTACGAGGAGCCGGTCGTCGCCAAGGTCGAGCCCGTCGTCGCCAAGGTCGAAGCCAAGGCCGAGCCCAAGAAGGCTGCCCCGGCTCCCAAGGACGACGCCAAGGCCGACACCAAGACCGACGCCTAAGCGCTATGGCGCAGCTCTCTTACCAGCACCTCGTCGACATCGACCCGGATACCGGTGCCTACGTCCAGGGCTGGGCCCGCATCTCCAAGAGCATCATCACGATCCTCACCACACCGATCGGCACCCGGCTGATGCGTGAGTGGTGGGGCTCGTCCTTCCGGGACATGCTCGACAAGCCCATGAACATGGAAACCATGGTTCAGGGCATCATCGCCGCCGTCGAAGCGATCAACCAGTACGAGCCAGAATTCAAGGTGACCACGCTCACCGTCGACTCGGCTTCGAGCGATGGTTCGATCCAGTTCACCATCGGGGGTACCGACCTCGTCGATCAGGCCAACCGGCAGCTCACGGCAACGCTCTAACCATTCGCTGAGGGCGCCATGCCGTTTTACCAGAGCCCAAGTCTTTATATTGACTTCTCCCAGCTGCCACAGCCTGACGTCGTCGAGACGATCGATTACGAGACGTTGCTCGCGACCTACAAGTCTCAGGTTCTCGCAGCCAATCCGAACCTCGCTGCCGCGCTCGACCTTGAGCAGTCGCCGACCAACATCATCCTCGAGGCGGAAGCCTACGGCGAGATGCTCGTGCGCGCCAGGGTCAATGCGGCGGCCCGCGCCTGCATGCTGGCCTTCGCCACCAAGGACGATCTCGACAACCTCGGTGCCCTGTTCAACGTCGAGCGCATGTCGGTCACGACGGTCGATTCGCAGAACCAGACGATCACCACCTACGAGACCGACGACCGCTTCCGTTTGCGAGTTCAAATGGCGCCCGAAGCGTTCACGACCGCCGGCTCCGGTGGTGCCTACACGTTCCAGGCCCTGTCCTCCGACCTGACGATCCGCGACGCCCGCCCATCGGTTCCGAGTCCCGGCCGCGTTCTGGTGTCGATCATGAACTCGGGCTCCGACCCGACGGCCACGCCGAGCCAGATCGCCAACGCGACCGCACAGCTCACCGACCCGCATATCAAGCCGCTCACGGACGATGTCAGCGTGGTCGGGGTGTCAGTCATACCCACAAACATCGAGACAACCGTCACCCTGTATCCGGGGCCGGACGCGACCACGATCCTCAACAACATCGCCAAGGCCCTGACCGCCCTGCGCTCCCGCATCGCGCTCATCGGTCGTGACCTGACCCGGTCCTCGATCATCGCGGCCTGCAATCAGGAGGGCGTCCAGAACGTCGACCTGATCTCGCCGGCCACCGACATCGTCGCAGATGATCTGAGCTGCGTGTGGATCCAGTCGGCTACCGTGACGCCTGCCATCCTCAGGGCGGAGTAGGGCGATGGCCACCACCTTCGCCGCGCGTCCGATGGATCACATCCTGCCGGACAACGCCTCGACCTATATCCGCACGCTGGCCAAAGTCGGCACCGACCGGATGCTCGACCTCGACGTCGATCGGATCCGGCGCCTGTGGAACCCGGCGACCTGCGATATCGCGGATCTGCCTTACCTCGCCTGGGCACTCAGCGTCGACATCTGGGATCCATCCTGGCCGGAAGCCCAGAAGCGGATCGTCGTCGCCAACGCGTTGATGGATCAGAAGCGCAAGGGCACGCGCTACACCATCGAGAAATACCTCGGCTACGTCGGCAGCTCGATCGACAAGATCTGGGTGCCGCCCTCCAGGGTGTTCGCCGTCCAGGCTCTGACGGACGATCAGCGCGCCGCCTATGTGGCTTCGCTCCCGCAGATCCGCATCTACCCGTTCTGGAATACGCGCATACCGCCAGCCAAGCGTAAGTTCATGCGCGGGCCTGCCGGCTACAGCGCCTTCATGCGGGTCACGCCGGACGATCAGGGTCAACCGGATCCGTCACCAGCCAGCTGGATGCAGACCAGCGCCGGGCCGCTCCTCTACGGACGCCGCGCCACGATCCAGACCAAGGATGGCATCGAGACTCCGGCCATCCTGGATCAGGTCACGCTCAACGGCACCAACACGGCCGAGCGGATCACGATCGATTACGGCGCCTCGAAGCGCCTGTTCCTGGGCCACGGCTTCTTCAACCACGGCTTCATGCAGGTCTCGCGCGGACCGGCCAACACCGTGACGGTGCGGGTCTCCGATGTGGCCCCGCTCCAGTTCGCGGCGCTCTCAGGCGGCGAGCTGCAGGACGTCCGGCCCCAGCGGGTCTACGAGCAGCGTCAAGCTCCCAAGGGGCGCGCCTTCATGGGCCGCAACTTCTTCGGGCAAGCGACGGCGTTCATGGAGTCGAGCATCGCCGACAGGCTGATCTACGACCAGTTCGGCATCGTCGACCCGAGCGTCCAGATCAACCTCAACCCTGGCCGGTCCTTCATGGGGCGCGGCTACTCGCGCTTCGGGGTCAAGCCATTCCACGCGGAGTTGCGCGTCGAAGTCCCGATGAATCGTCCGCGGTGGCGCTTCGGTGTTGGGCGCGGTCAGTTCCTGACCGGCTTCATCAAGCAGACCGACTTCACCGCGCTGAACAACAGCCTGACCGCGATCAGCCAGGGCAAGTCCCTGCGCGACACGATCCTGGTCGACACCGAAATCTACGCGACCGTCACACTCGGAGACGGGCTGAAGCTCGGAAGCTTCAAGCTCGGCCAGCAGATCAGACGGACCTGAGGACCCGATGCAGAACAAAGTCATCTTCAACGACGGGCAGGACGTCGATCCGTCCGATTTCAACAACCTTCAGACCTACGCGCAGACCTCCATCGACACGCTGGTGGCCGACGCGGTCAGCTCGAACCAGCGCTACGCCGGCCTGACCGTCACCAAGACGGCAGCTACGTCGGTTGGTATCGACATCGGGCGCCTGTACTCGAACGGCAAGGTCTACGCCTACGGGTCCGTGACCACGCAGGACTTCCTCTCGAACCTGCCCGTGGCTGGCAATAAGATCGTGACGGTCGTCGCCTACGGCACCGAGGTCGACACCGACGTCACCCCGCGCGAGTTCTTGATCAACGAGACTACGGGGCAGTCGCAGCCGAAGCCGGTTGCCACCCGTCATGCCCGCGTCTGCAACGTGAGCTTCGCCTATGGCGTTGAGGCTCCCTCGCCCGTCGCTCCGATCATCTCCGCTGGCTACACCGCCATCGCCGACATCCTGCTGACCCCGACCGGCGTCTCGACGATCACGATGCGCTCAGACAACGCGGTCACGAGCCTCGATGGCGTCGACAACCGCCTCGACGACCTTGAGGAGTTCGAAGGCCAGATTGGCCCGAAGGTCACGACCCTCAGCTCCGACCTTGCATCGCTGTCGCAGAAGCTCAACGGTCAGGTCTCGACCCAGGTCCTGGGCCAGCTGCTCGTGCGCGTCGCAGCCCTTGAGTCGAAGAACGGCATCCCGTCGACCAACGTCAGCTCGCACGCCGACTACTTCCTTGACGCCTCGAAGCTCGATCTGGCCAATCCGCTGTCGAGCTGCACACAGAACGAAGGCATCCGGTTCCCGCTGGCGAACGCCAACCAGTCGCAGCTGGCGCTGTTCAACCCGCTCGACGTCAACGCCCATCTCGACACCAGCGGCCTGCTGCTGCCGTCCTACACCCGCAAGCTCTGGCTCTCGACCGGCTCGCAGTCCGATCAGGTACGCATCTCCGGCTACTCGTACCAGACCAACGCGCTCGTCCAGAAGACGATGACGCAGCAGGTCACGCAGTACGGCGCGGCGTTCGATGTCTGCACGAACAGCGCGTTCTGGCAGAGCGGCACCTACAACCCGATCACCGGCATCTTCACGGCTCCGGGTGGCGCGACCTTTAACGCTGCTCTCGACCTGAACGGCCTGCCGTACCTCTACTCGGGCGACGGCTATATGCACACCCCGGTTCGCCTGCAGCAGTTCTGGACGGACAGCGTGACGGTTCCATACTGGGACACGGTCACCACGACGCACAACGTCAACGGCGCGTTCATCGCGGAGAGCTTCCTTCAGGGTCAGGACATCTGGCTGGATGCGGTCGGCCTGTACTTCACGCAGCTCGCCGACACGGGTGACGCGACGATCGCTATCCTCGAGGTGTCCAACGCCACCGGCCTGCCGGACATGACCTCGGCGATCTCGGTGACCAGCCTGCCGCGCGCCTCGATGCAGATCGCGCCCAAGGAGACGGTGGTCTCGATCACCCCGACCTTCCTCCAGGCCGGCAAGCGCTACGCGGTCGCGATCGTCACGGCGGCTGACCACTGGGTCGCCACGGTTCCCGGTGAGTCGTTCACGAGCGGCACGTTCTTCTACATCCTCGATGGTGCTTACGCTCAGGGCGATGGCACCAAGGACCTGCAGATGAACCTGTACCGTGCGGTTCCGAAGTCGAACCGTACGTCGATCCAGCTGAACCCGCTCTCCTTGAACGGTGGTATCCTGGGTATTCAGGTCTATGCTCAGACCTGGGTTCCGAGCAACTGCACTCTGTCCTACGAGATCCAGGTCAACGGCAATTGGTACGCGCTCTCCGACGTGACTGAGTACACGCTCGGCCAGGGTGGTGCGGTTCTGCCGCTGCTGCCGCTGCGTGTCACCTTCGTGGGCTCGTCCGACATGATGCCGGCGGTCATGCTCTCGGGCAGCGTCGTCAAGGTCACCCGGCCGGATGTGGTCGCCAAGGCGTTCACTCTGCCGGTGCAGGTCCCATCGACCTCGCAGATCCGCGTGATCCAGCGCTACGAGAACTGGGATAGCGTTTACCACACGGCCACGATCAAGCTGCGTACGGGCGGTGTCTACGCGACAGCGCAGGGCTCGTCTTCGAGCTACACCACGGTGGTGAACCCTTCGAGCTACACCGATGTCGCCGGTACTGATCCCGTGGCTGGCAAGTACATCGAGCGCACTTACGTGTTCAATCTCGGAGCGGCTGTGACGAGCTTCGTCATCGAGACGGACCTGAACACCTCGACCAATCTCAAGCAGTTCCACGTCGCGTTCAGCAAAGACTACGAACTTTGATTGAGCGTTAGCATTATTGCAAATGTGAGGCCATCATGCCCGTAGCTCAAGAATCGAAGGCAGCCGCAATCGCGGCTGCCGCCACCTCCGCCCCGGCCGCTGTCTACTTCGAAGTCGTGCTCGAATCGCGCAAGGACCTGTACGGGTTCACGTACAAGCCCGGCATCAAGCACGTCGTCGATCAGGCCACCCTCGACGCCCTCGGTGACGCGGTCGTGGAGAAGACCCAGCTCAAGGCCTAAACCATGAGCGCGGGCGTCTCCACCTCGACTCCGTCGGTCCTGGTCTTCAACGACACCGACGACTTCACCTCGGCGTGGCTGAACAAAGCCTTCGCGAGCCTGGACCTGCGGGTTCGGGCCATCGAGGGCTTGAACGTCTCCTACACGGACGCGATCAACGTCCTGAACCAGTTCGGCCTGCAGCGCCTCAACGACGCCATGCAGCCGGTCTACGACGCGCTGATCAACATCGCCCAGCTCGGCGCCATCTTCACGACGACGTCCACCTCCAGCGTCACACTCGGGCTTGGCACCAAGACCTTCGTGATCGCAGAGGCGAACCGGACCGTGTTCGCGGCAGCCGCCTACATCTCGGCGGTCAACAGCGCGGACGCGACCCAGGTCATCTCGGGCAAGACCCAGTCCTACGATCGCACCACCGGGACGCTCACGCTCCTAGCCGACAGCTTCGAGGGTAACGCGGGCGACACAGTCTCGAACTGGACGATCTCGGCCGCTGTCGATTTCAACCCGCTCCAGACCTACGTCGATGCTGCTCTGGCGAGCCTGAAGGCGCAGCTCACAGGGACTGCGGATTCCTCAGGCGACACGCTTGGCGAACTGGAGGCCGCGATTCAGGCCGCCAACGCCGCCATCGCGAGCCTGAACAGCGCCGTGCCGCAGGCCCAGTCCGACGCGACCACCGCCGCCACCAGCAACGCGCTCGCCCTGGCCATCGCCCTGGGCTGATCTCTCCAGGATAAAACATGGCCCAGACTTTCAAGCGGCTCGCAAGCCGCAACGTCACGACTGCTGTCGGAATCGGCGGATATACGGTTGCTGCTGGCGTGACCGGAACTGTCATCGGCTTAAGCGTCGCAAATACGTCCAACGTTGCTGGAACTGTGGATCTATATATCGGCAACGTAGGAAACACAATTATCAGCTATTTGGTCAAAGGTGCTCCACTTCCAGTTGCTGGAACTCTTGTTGCCGTCGGCGGTGATCAGAAGGTTGTCCTTCAGTACAACGATTACATCGTTGCTGTTGTCAACGGCGGAGCCACGGCCGACGCCCTCATGAGCGTGCTGGAGCTGAGCTGATGTCTTACGTCGGCTATAAGCCCGCCACGGTCCCGTTCACGGCTGACCAGATCAAGCCGCTCGGCGATCAGATGTATCGCCGCCTCGACGGGGGCAACGTCGCCCTCGACCGCTTCTCGAATGCGCTGATCAACGGCGCGTTCGATCACTGGCAGCGCGGCACGTCGTTCTCGGGGAGCGGGTACGGAGCTGACCGCTGGATCTACACTGCTACCAGCGGCTCGATGGCGCACAGCCGGCAAGCCTTCGCGATCGGCGACATCGCGTCCGAGAGCCAATTCTTTGGTCAGTTCGGTGTCGCTGGCCAAAGTTCGGCCGGTGATTACGCCATTCTCTCGCAAGCGATCGAAGGTGTGCGGCGCTTCGCTGGAAAGCGAGTTGTCGTGCGTGGCATGGCGCGTCGCATCTCCGGATCTGGCAACGTTGCCGTAGAGTTTGCGCAGGCCTTTGGAACATCCGGTTCTGCTGAAGTTGATACCTATGCCGGAACCATCGCTCTCACAGCGTCCTGGGCGCCGTTTCAGGTTGTTGTGAACGTTCCGTCAATTGCCGGCAAGATCATCGGCACAGCCAACGACGCGGTCAACGTCAATTTCTGGCTATCGGCCGGCTCGAACTGGAATGCCCGCACCAACAGTCTCGGCCTGCAAACCCTCACGGTTCAGTTCGCAGACCTTGAGGTCAAGGAAGTGATCCCTGGGTTTGGCGATCAGTTTCCCGGCTTCGAGCGGGTGCCGCGGGAGATCGAGCTGCTGCGGTGCCAGCGGTATTTTGCGACCGGGCATATGCGCGGCGGCATCGGAGGCGACAACGGCTCCAATGGTTATACCGGAAGCTATGTCGGCGCACCGCAAACTCTTCCGGTGGCAATGCGTATACAGCCAACCATGTCGTATAGTGACTATGCCCTAAATACTGGCCGCATCACTGCCGGTGGCAATAACGGTGTTCAACCCACCGCTGGTGGGATGTTTGCCGCAAATAACCAGAGCATTTACTTTGACGCCACGTTGGCTTCCGGAAACTATAATTACTGGTGGGCTTGCAACTGGACGGCCACCGCGGAGTTCTGATCCATGTCGTATATCGGACAGGCTCCCGGCCTCGGCCAGCGGAGCCTCAACCGCTTTGTCGCGTCCGCAGGGCAGACCACGTTCTCGGGACCGGACGCCAACGGCTACCCGCTCGGCTACACGCCGGGCATGGTCGACGTGTTCCTCAACAGCGGACTGGTTTCGCCGCCGAACTACACGGCAACCGATGGCTCGACCATCGTGTTCAACAGGGCTTTGTCGAGCGACGACGAAGTACAGATCCTCGCGCAGGCGCCGTTCAGCCCCGCGAATACGTACACGATGAGCCAAGCGGACGCGCTCTACACGAAGCGCCGCAACCGGATCATCGACCCCGGCATGCGGGTGTCGCAGGAGAACGGCAACAACCTGCTGACGCTGGCGAGCGGGTCACCGCAGTTCCCGAGTGACGGCTTCCTTGCGTATCGGCAGGGTGCCACGGGTGGGGCTACGGCGCAGCGGGTAGCGGTCCAGACCCCAGGCGGTTCGCCGTACCGCCTGCGCATGACCGTCACCGCGGCGAACGCCAGCCCTGGCACGACAGATCAGCTCGTGTTCCAGACGATGATTGAAGGTGTCGATATCGCAGATCTGCGGCTTGGCACCATCACGCCTCGGACAGTCGCTATCCGGCTCGGTTGCCGATCCAGCGTAGCCGGCACTTTCGGCGTGGCCGTCCTGAACGGTGTCGGGACCCGTTCGTGGGTTGGCAGTGTCACGATTGCTCAAGGCGAAGTCGGCCAGGACGTCATTAAGTCCGTAACCCTTCAAGCCGACCAGACTGGAACTTGGGATAGCTCCAACGGCCGCGGCCTGTCGGTCTATGTCACCCTGTGCGCGGGCAGTGGCGTGCAAGGCGTTGCTGGCTGGCAGGCCGGGGCGGTTATCGCCACTGCTTCGTGCACCAACCTCATGGCGACCAACGGCGCCACGTTCGACCTGTTCGACGTCGGGCTCTACGACGTGACCGGGCTGCAGAGCGGCGTGATCCCGCCGTTTGAGTTGGGAAGCTACGCCGAAGATCTGCTGAAGTGCCAGCGGTACTATGAGCAGATCGGCGCGGGCGTTGTTGCCACTACTGGGGGCGTGGGCGGCTTCTACAGTAGCCGCGTCTGTTACAAGGCCACAAAGCGAGTTGCCCCGAGTGTTTCGCTCGTTTCCCCTGTGACCAATAGTAACGTCGCCGGCAATATCTACGTCGATAGTAGCGTCAACTACGCAGACGGCTTCAATTCTACTATACAAGCGAACGCGGCCAACACTACTTGTTACGCCTTCGGTATCTTTGCTGCCAACGCGAGGCTCTGAACCATGACCCGTTCCTTAGAACAGGCCCTGCTTCAGGGCGCTGACCTGTCCGCGATGCAGGGGCACAGCCTCCTGATCAACGGCTTTCACAACGTCTCGCAGCAGTACGGGACGACGGCGACGGCGGTAGCCCCGTCGTCCGGCGCATATGCAACGGATCAGTGGCAGATCTCTGGCGCCGGTTCATGGGCCGCCACCTTCCAGCAGGTCCAAAGCCCGTTTCCGAGCCAGCCCGACATTCCCAACGGCCTGAAACTCGCCATCACAACCGCAGAAGCCACGTTGGGCGCTGGCGACAATATCCAGATCGTGCAGCCCCTTGAAGGGACCAACCTAGCCCGTCTGGCCTACGGGAGCGCTAATGCCAAGACGGTGACGCTGGCGTTCATGATCAGGCCGAGCATCACGATCACCGGGTATGTTGGGCTGACCATCGTCAACAGCACGCCAGCGGTTGTCCGCAGTTACGCGGCCCGATTTACGGCGTCTGCCAATACGGACCAGTTCGTATACCTGACGATCCCCGGCGACACAGCGCAGTCGCTGCTGACGACCAATGCCCTGTCTATGCAGGTTCGTTGGTGCTTCGGCGTGGGCGCGACCTACCAAGGCACGGCCGGCGTCTGGTCCGGCAGCAACATCCTCGCCGGCTCCGACGTGACCAACCTCGCCGCCACGGTCGGCAACAACGTGGTGATCTCGGGCGCGGTCATGTTCCCCGGCGTCATCCCGATCTCGCAGAGCATGCTGCCGCTGCTCGCGCGGCGGTACGACGATGAGCTGCGGTTGTGCCAGCGGTATTATGCCCTGGTTTATGGCAACGCTCGGTGGAGCGCATCGGGCGGTAGTCAGGTCATGGAGACCCCGATGTACGCGCCCGTGCAGATGCGTGTCGCTCCTTCCACCGCGCTGGTTGCGGCCGGAACGCAGTTCGGCAATGCAAGCGGCTATCCACAACCGGTAGGAACGTCGTCTAATACTTATGTCCGCTTCGTTCTCAGCTCGAACGGGGCAGGAGATATAGGCGGCGTGGGCTACCTCTACGGCTTCAACGCGAGAATGTAACCTATGACCATGCAAGCCCAATACACAGACGCCGCGCACACGCAGGTCAAGGTCATCCTTGAGGCCGGCGACGTGCTCGGCAATTTCTCAGGCCCGGTCGAGTTCTTCGTCGGCATGGCGCCCGGCAACAAGGAACACGATGCGCTGTTCGCGCTCGTCGCTTCCGGCAAGGCTGTGATCGCGGACTACGTTGCGCCGCCCGCGCCGGTACCGGAGACGATCTCGGACCGGCAGTTCTTCCAGCAGCTGGCGATCGAGGGCGACATCACCCAGGACGAGGCGCTCGCCGCCGTCCAGACCGGTGCTATCCCTGCGAAGCTCGAGAGCGTGATCGCCGAGCTTCCAGCCAGTGATCAGTTCAATGCCAAGATGCTCCTGGCTGGTGCAACCACCTTCAACTTCTCCAACCCCCTGACGATGGCGCTCGCCGCCGCGCTGAGCCCGCCTCGCACCGAGGACCAGATGAAGGCGCTCTGGACCGCCGCGTCTCAGCTCGTCTGATCGTTCGAATTAATTCGAACAGCCACCGCCTTCCCGCAGCCGCTTCTCAACCGGGGCGGCTCTTTTCGTTTGCAGGAACAAACACGTGAGCGTGAATTACCTCCACGGTCTTGAGACCGTCGAACTGAACGACGGCGCCGGTCCGGTCACCACGGGCAAGTCGAACGTCATCGGCCTCGTGGGCACCGCCCCGAACGCCGACCCGGCCGTCTTCCCGCTGAATACCCCGGTCGCGGTGTTCGCCAACACCCTGAAGGCCGCGAGCCTGAAGACCGACGGTACCCTGCTCGATGCCATCGACGGCATCTACTCGCAGCAGGCCTCCGTGGTGGTCGTCACCCGCGTCGCCGAGGGTGACACCGCCGCCGAGACGTGGTCGAACACGGTCGGCTCCAGCGTCGGCAAGACCGGCCTGTGGTCGCTGCTCAACGCCCGGCCGCTGCTCGGCGTCGTGCCCAAGCTGCTCATCGCCCCCGGCCTGACCTCGGATCGCCCGGCCAACGCCGTGGCCTCCGCGCACGTCACGGATCAGGGCACCGGCTACGTCGACGCCACCACGACCGTGACCTTCAGCGCTCCCGCTGACGGCGGTCGTCAGGCGCAGGGTATCGCCACCATCGTCGGCGGCAAGGTCTCGGCGATCGTCGTGACCGATCCCGGCTTCGGCTACACCGGCACCCCGACCGTGACCATCACGGGCGCCGGCACGGGCGCGACCGCTGAGGCTGTCGTCGGCTACGCGGCTAACCCGGTCGGCATGGCCCTGTCCTCGATCGTCGACCGCCTGCGCGCGGTGGCATTCATCGACGGCCCCGGCACGGACTACGACGCGGCAATCGCGGCCCGCAGTGACTACGGCTCGCAGCGCCTCGCCTTCCTCGATCCCGGCGTCCTGAAGTGGGACACGACCAGCTCGAGCTACGTGACCCGTCCGGCCTCCGCCTACGCTGCCGGCCTCCAGGCCCGCGTCGATGACCAGTTCGGCTTCTGGTACTCGTTCTCGAACCGTCTGATCCAGAACATCGGTGGCGCTGCCCGCCCGATCGACTGGATGCCGAACGACCCGAACTGCGAGGCCAACCTCCTCAACCAGAACCAGATCACCCCGGTGATCCATAACAACGGCTACAAGTTCTGGGGCCTGCGCGGCACCGGTTCCGATCCGCTGTGGGCCCAGCTCTCGGTCCGCCGCACCGCCGACATGATCTACGAGGCCGTCGAGGCCGCCGAGGTCGAGGCGATGGACAAGCCGTTCTCGATCCCGCTGCTGAAGAACATCCAGTCCTCGGTCCAGGATTACATCGATCTCCTCGTCGCCCGCGGCGCGCTCATCGGTGGCCGTTGCTGGGTCGACCCGTCGGTCAACACCCCGGCGACCTTCTCGACCGGCCAGCTGACGATCGACTACGACCTCGAGCCGCCGGCCTCGATCGAGCACATGATCTTCCGCACCCGCCGGAACATCAACTACTACAACGACTTCATCGAGGAATTCGCGTCCCTGACGACGCTCGCCTCGAGCACCTAATCGCTGATCGTCAGCACAACGGAAGCCGCCTGGGTCGCCTGACCTTGCGCGGCTTCTCTCGTTCCGCGTGGAGATTTACACAGTGGCAAATTACGGTAACCTGCGCGACGCTTCGATTCTGCAGGACTTCGTTGTCTTCCTCAACGGTGTCGGCAAGATCGGTACGGTCGCGAACATCCAGCTCCCCGAGTTGAACGTCCAGACGGAAGAGTTCCGTGGCGGCGGCATGGACATGGCCGTCCAGATCCCGGTGGGTCTGGAGAAGATGGAACTGTCCTTCGACCTCCTGTCCTGGGATGACGATACCTGGGCGGCGGTTGGCTACGACGCCAACTCGATGAACACTAACCTGCAGTTCTACGGCTACACCTTCACCGCCAACGGCGCCGAGGCGACGGTCGAGATCGACGTGTGGGGCGGCATCACTTCGGTGAAGACCGATCAGGTCGCGCCGGGCAAGCCCCCGAAGCAGACCGTCAAGATGTCGGTCTACAAGTACGTCCACACGGTCGGTGGCACCCCCGTGGTGGCGATCGACGCGTTCGGCAAGCGCTTCACCGGCAACGTCGACAACACGGCCGGCGCCCGCCGCGCCCTGAACATCGCGACCAACGCCTCGACGACCAACACGGTCTCGCAGGCCGCGCCGCTTCGCGCCTAATCGCCTGACCCTCAACGCCCAGCCTCGGTCTGACCCCTGGCTGGGCATCCCTTCCAATTAAAACAAACGGTGTGAATAACTATGGCTGACAAGGTTTTCGTTCTCCAGTACCCGTTCGAGTTCCGGGGCAAGGAGTACAAGGAATTCACTGCGCGTCGCCCCAAGGTGCTCGACGTGCGCAAGTTCATCAAGGGCGTCGACAAGGACAGCGTCCAGGCGATGGAGAACATGCTCGCCGACCTGATGCAGATCGACCCCCTGGTCGTGTCCCAGATCGACTTCGAGGACTTCATCCCGATGAAGGCATGGGCTGAGGATTTTTTGAAACTCATGCTCCCCGCCTCTCAGGAATCCTGACCGACACGTTCCTCATCGCCGAGTGCCTGAAGTGGCCTCCCTCCGAGATCTGGGATCTGGAGGTCGATGAGTTCTGGCTCTTCGCGGATGCGGTCAAGGAGCTGAACGAACGCAAGAACAATCCGCAACAACACTAAGGGCTTCACCTTGAGGGCGCGCGATGTCTGGTGAGATGGACGCAACAATCCGCTTACGCGCGGAAGACGATGCCAGTAAAGTCGTCAAAGAACTTCAAGGTGAAGTCAACAAGCTCGGTCAGCAGCTCAAGAACCTCGGCAACGGACCCAAGAAGCTTATTCCAGACAGCCTAGCTGCCGACATCAGGAAGTTCAACACCGGCTTTAGAGAGATAAATAATTCTCTAGCTGGGTCTCTGAAGGATGCGGTCAAGCACGGACGCAACGTTTCCGATGGCTGGCGCATAGCGGAAAATAGACTTTCTAAATATCTCGATAGCGAGAAGGAACTCACCAAGAGCAGTGCGAAGACTGCAGCTGCTCGCGTCAGGGATGCCAATGCCTATCGTAAGGTGGCGGCCGATATCTCTGCTGATGAACTGAAAGCCAAGGAGAAGCTGAGACTCGCCGAGAGAAAGCTTGCCGATGAGAAGGTTCATACCCAGCAATTCTGGCGCAAGTTCGAAAGCGATATTTTCAAAACAGGTCTCGACAATATCGAGGAGCGGGTCAAGGCCGCGGCGAAAGCGGGCCGAGCCGAGGACCGCCTGCGCGATCAGCAGTTCAATTCCGCCAAGGCTGTCTGGAAGAAGCAGGACGCCGAGAAGGAGGCATCCCACAAGTGGTGGGACAACCTCATGGAGCGCGGCCGGCGGATCAACCGGGCTCGTGCTGTTGAGGAAGAGAAGGATCAGGAGCGGGCCAACCAGCGGTTCGTCGCAGGCGTCGCCAAGCGCTTCAATGCTCTGCGTCAGGAGCACGCGCGCCTGCCTAAGGAGATGCTCGGGGCGCTCGGTGGTGCGTACAACTCCGGCCGTCACGCAATCCGCAGCTTCTCCCACCCGTTCTTCTCGTCGCCGCTCTTCGCTGCCACAGCTGGTGCTGCACTCGTCGAGCGCGGTGGTCACAAGGCTGTCGAGCTTGCAGAGCATCTCGATCGCGCTGAGACGGACGCTCGGTTCCGCTACCTGAGCCGTGGCTACTCGGTCTCGGCTGCTGAGAGTAACGCGCGCTCGGATCGCAACTGGGCGATGGATCGCGGTGTCGCTCTCGGCGCCCCGTCTGATCACCTCCTGGATGGTGCGGCCGAGGCCATGGCGCACGGCATCCCGGACGCGATGTCAAAGCCGTTCGCCGAGATGATGTTCAGCACCGCCAAGGTGTTCGGCGAGAAGATGGAGCACGTCGCCGGTCAGGTCGGCTACGCCCTGGCCCAGGAGTTCCACGGCCCGTGGCACGGCCAGCCAGATGCAATGGAGAAGGCCGGCAACCTCGTCGGCACCCTGGAGCGTCTCTCGACCTCAGGCATCGGCACCACCCCCGACCGCATGATGGCGTTCATGCAGAGCGGTCTTGGCGCTGGCCGCTCGCTTGGCATTACGAACAACAACACCATCCTCGGCCTCGGTGCCGCGCTCACGGCCTCCGGTCTGTCCGGTTCGATGGCGTCACGCATGCTGCAGCTCTCGAGCGAGCACCTCTCGGACCTCGCCGTCGAGGAGAAGGACAAGCGCCGGCAGCACTTCTCGTACGAGCGTGACCGGTGGCTGCGCGTCCCGCGCCAGCTCGGGTATGGATCGTACTCCAACCTTCAGGCGACGATGAAGGCGAACCCCAACGAGGGGTTCACGAATCTCATTCAGAGCTTCGGAAACATCGCCGACATCAACGACCGCAACTACGCCATCGCTCAGGTCCTCGGTCCTCAGTATACGCGGGCGATCAACAATCTGATCGACAATCCCGAGATCCTCAAGAAGGCGATGGAGAACGCCAGACGCGAGGACAACGGCGACCTGCGCAAGCAGCTCGAGAAAGAATACCAGAAGAGCCTCGAGTACAAGCTCGGTCAGATCACCGAGTCGACGCATAAGTTCTTCTACGAGATTGGTGACGTTCTCAAGGACGACATCATCGGTCCGCTGGCGAACTTCATGGCTGAGTGGGCGAAGAACGCAGGCAGTCTGAAGGAAAACTTCCGAGCGTTCACCCGCGGTCTCATCAAGGGGCTCGGCTACGACACATTCGGTGAGCTTCTTGAGGGCCTGTTCGGTAAGCCGAAGGACTTTGACGGAAGCACGATCATCTGGTGGCGCCAGCTCGGAACAGCGTTCACGGAGGGTATCAAGGCCGTATTCACTGCGTTCAAGTGGGCCGCTACCATACTCACCCCGTTCAAGTGGGTTCTTGAGCTGTTCGTCGGAAAGATTGATGGGAAGAAGATCGCGTTCATAGCGGGCGCCTTCCTGGCGCTTACCTTCGCGCTCCATGCTCTAGCCCCACTGGCTGGTATCATGGGTATCCTGGCGGGAACGGGCGGCTTTCTCTGGCAGATCGGCAAGTTCCTGTTTCTGGCCAATCGGTTCAAGACCCTATCGACCATGTTCGGTTGGGTTCCGAAGGCTGCTGGCGGCGCTCTAGCGGGTTCTGTTGAAGGTGGTGTCCTTGCCAGCCTCATCACGGATGGCGCGCTTGCTGTCAGCATCGCCGCGATCTCGGCAGGAGCTGTTGCTGCATTCGCAGGCGCGGTTCTGACAGGCCTGCTCTACTACTACAGGGGCGATGGCATCGTTCACGGTGCCAAGCCGAAGGGCCAATCGAACGTCCAGGATGACTTGCCGGGCGTTAATACCGGTCCAGATGGATCGACGATCCAGGCTAGTCCGAGTAGCTATAATCCTCCAGGCTCAAACGGATCCGGCCCAGGGTTCTTCGGTCGTGTCGGCAATCGTATCGCTCGTGCTTTTGGACTTGGCGGCGGTAGCGGTGGCGCTTCTGGCAACGGCTCCCGCAGCTGGCGAAACAATAACCCCGGCAACATCAAGTTCGGTGCCTACGCTCGCTCCATGGGCGCCACGGGAGCTGACGACAAAGGCTTCGCAGTCTTCCCGTCATACGACGTGGGCCGTAAGGCTCAGGAGAGCCTGCTCTTCAACTCGGAAGGCTACAAGCACAAGACCCTGGCGGGTGCCATCGCGCGCTGGGCTCCAGGTAGTGATGGCAATGACCCGGATTCCTACGCGGCGGAACTCGCTCGTGCGGCTGGTGTCGACGTCAACACCCGCATGGAGAACATGACGCCGGAGCAACGGGTCGCGATCCTCGACGCGATGCAGAAGCGCGAGGGCTGGCAACCGGGCGTCGCTGGTGGTGACACGACAGCTGGACCGGTCCGCGCCAACTTGATGAACGGACAGTACGGCGGCGTCGGGCAGAACCTCGGTCAGCTCGTTGCGGCCAACGGCAAGGCAACACGCGTGAACAACGCGGCTCTGCCGTCGTTCCAGGGGTTCATCCGCGAGCTTGAGGCTCAGGGCTATAACATCAAGTCCCTGGGCGGCTTCAGCCCCCGGAATATCAGGGGCGGCTCAAGGCTCTCGCAGCACGCCTACGGCAATGCGATCGATCTCAACCCCGGCAACAACCCGCTGGGCACGACGATCACCGACATGCCTGAGAACGTGCGGGCTCTGGCCAAGAAGTACGGCCTCATCTGGGGCATGGACTGGAAGGGCCGCAAGGATCCGATGCACTTCGAGTGGAACGGCACCCGTCCGTGGCTCGAGGAGCAGAAGAAGATCACGACCCCGACTACGCTGGCCGATTCCGTTGGCTCGCGCATGGGTGACTCGATGATGGGTGCCACGCACAACCATCACGGTGACGTGCACATCCACATGCAGAACCCGGTCAGCGATCCAGAAGCCAACGCCAAGGCGCTCAACAAGACGCTGCAACAGTCGATGAACCGTCGTGCTCACGACGTCGAGTTCGACTACGCGTAAGGAAACCCCATGTCCCAGCTCATCAGCTTGGGGAACATCATCTTCGAGAGTCCCACTCTCGGAGGCGATAGCCTCGGGTTCGAGACATTGCAGGAAGAGTTTACCGGCGGCTGGGTCTCTCAAGGGAGGCTCAGTCGCGATCCTGCGATGCAGTTCACCGGCCCAGGCGCACAGACCCTTACCCTGGCTGGTCGGGTCTACCCCAAAATCTTCGGCGGCATCAAGACACTCGAGGCGATCAAGCTCGCCATCCGTGACGGCAAACCGCTGTCGCTGATCCGGTACACGAATGCCCTGACCAATACAAACGGCATGGTCGTCACCGGTACTGTGTCGTCAAACAAGTACGTGATCATGAAGCTCAGCCGGGCCGAGCAGAAGATCTCTCCAGACGGCACCGGTCACCGCGTCGACTTCCAGCTCGACCTGCAGCTCTACGGCGACGACCTCAACACGGGTGGCCCGCTCTCATCCTTCCTCTGAGGATTCACATGGCCACCACGACCTACATCACCAAGCTGTGGGACCGACTGTCCCGGATCGCCTGGGACTATTATGGCACCCTCGAAAACCGTCAGGTCGAGAAGATCCTCGAGGCCAATCCAGGCCTGGAGAAGCAAGGCATCCTCCTTGATCCCGGCCTGACGATTACGATTCCCGACATTCCCGTCACATCCAGCCAGCCGCGGATCCTTCCGCAGATCAACCTCTGGGGATAATCCATGCTGACCACCGGCTACACACCGATCTTTCAGGTTGTGAAGGACGGGGTCGATGTCACGTCGAAGTTCCAGGACAGGCTCGTCCAGGTTCAGGTTCAGCAGACGGAGGCGAGCGAGATGGGTCGTATCGAATTCATCTTCGACGACCGCGACTGGGCGCTTGCTCTGCCTCAGATCGAGGACAAGGTCTCGTTCCTCTTGGGCTACAAGGAGACGGGGCTCTCGGACTTCGGTGAGTTCACGATCAACGAAGTTCACCTGATCGGCCCACCGCGCTCGATCAAGGTTGTCGGTACCAGCGTTTCTCAGTCGAGCGCGCTCAAGGTTCCGAAGATCACCAACTACCTCGACCAGACGGTCGGGGACATCATCAAGCAGATCGCTGGACAGAGCGGTATCACAGCAGATGTCGATCCGAGCATCGGCTCGATCAAGGTCCCGGCATTCAATCAGAACAACCAGTCCGGCTTTCACATCATCGATCAACTGGCGCGCACCTACGGGGCATCTGCGGTCTACCAGAATGGCCGGGTCAGCGTCGTGAAGCGCGGGTCGGCGTCGACCACGTCCGGCTCCGAGTCGGGTAGCGTCAACCTCACGCCGGAAGATTTCGGCGAGTGGGATGTCTGGATCCAGTCGCGCGCCGCCTACTCTGGCGCACAGGCCGCGTGGTATGACAAGGACAACGTCACGCGCAAGTACGAGCAGGCGCAGGCGAGTGGCTCGAGCCTGTCAAACTTTCCGTTGATCGGCAACGAGTTCTCGAACCCGGACAAGTTCTTCACACTCCCTGGTACGTTCCAGACACAGGAGCAGGCGAAGGCGGCGGCTGAGGCGCGGATCAACTTCCTTGAGCAGCTCAGGGCGCAGATCACACTCACGCTTGCCAAGGGTGACCCGACGATCCGTGTTCATCAGAACATGAACATCTCCGGCATGCGCTACGCCATCGATGGGGCGTACATCATCCAGACCGTGACGCACAGCTACAGGAAGACAACCGGTATCGTCACAAGCATCGAGGCAACGACGCTCTCTGCTTCGTGATGACAGGTTCGAATTAATTCACACGAGGCAACCATGGAACTCTCAGCGATCGGTCGCGCGGCACTCGAGTCGCGTGAGGGCAATGTGCTGACCGCGTATAAAGATTCTGTCGGAGTCTGGACGATCTCAGTGGGGGTCACCACGGCATCCGGCCTGATTAAGGTAACGCCCGGTCTGAAGATCACCGCCGCTCAGTCGGACGAACTGTTTGCCAAGGCCGTACTCAAGTACGTCAAGCCCGTCGTTGACGCGCTCGGTCCGAAGATCAACACGATCACCCAGAACGAGTTCGATGCCTTCGTGTCGATCTGCTATAACATCGGGCCCGTCAACTTCGCACACTCCACCTTCCTGCGTAAGTTCATGGCTGGCGACAAGGCTGGGTGCGCTGAAGCGATCCTCCAGTGGAACAAGCCCGCGTCGATCCTGACCCGGCGCCGGGCCGAGCGCCTGCAGTTCCTTACGCCCTATAGCGTCAGCCTGCCCAAGGGCCGTGACAGCGATGCCAAGCCCATCGCCCTGCCCAAGGGTGGTGTGATCCCGGTCCCGCCCGCAGCCGCTCCCGCTCCTGCTCCCGCGCCGTCTCCGGGAATTTGGGCGCTCATCAAGCAGAGGTTCGCGCGATGAACCGGTTCCACGATCATCTCAGGGCATGGTACGCCTATGCTAAGGGCTGGCGGATCTACGTGGTCGCCGTCCTCCTGGCGCTGCCCGACATGCTCGATGCCCTGGCTGGTGTCGACGTCAACGCGATTCTCCCGGACTGGATGCCGGGTGCCAAATTCTCCGCGTGGCTGGCGCTGGCTCGGATCTTCGTCGGCATCACCATTCGTCGTCTGCCACCGCCGCCTGAGGAAACCAGCCAGGAGAGGAACTGATGCTCGCTCTGATCGGCTCCTTCCTGATCAAGCTCCTCGGATCCGGAATCGTCACCCCCGTCTTGGAGTATTTCAAACAGAAGTCCTCCGACGCCGTGACGGTCAACGGCCAGAACGTTACCGGGGATGTGAGCATCACCCAGGCCCAGCTCACGGCTTACGTCGAGGAGCGCAAGGTTATCGCCGCCGAGCGTGCGAAGATCGAGGAGTCGCTCTGGACAGCCTGGATGATCCCGACCGCCTTCGGGTTCGCGCTCTTTCACTTCGCGATGATCGTTCTCGACTCGGTGTTCCGGTTCGGCTGGGGCATCGCCAAACTTCCGCCGCCCTATGACCAACTACAGTGGACGATCATCGGCTCGGTAATCGGCGTCAGCGGCGTCTCGAGCGTGATCAAACGCGTTTTTAGATAATCAGAAAGATATGCCGTGGCCACCTCAGGTATTCCACCGGTCAGTATCGACTGGCAGGTTAATATAACGTCGATTGTTGTCGGCATCGTTGTCGTGATTGGCCACATCGGCAGCTTCTACTCGCTCAAGGCTCGCGTCGACAGCCTCGTCGAGCGGCTCAGATCCGTTGAGGAGAAGCAGGACGAGGGCGACCGCGACCATGGTTCGTTCCAGCTCACGATCGCCGACCGCTACGTCAAGAAGGACGACATGCGGGAATTGGAGGCGCGGATCACCCAGCGCATGGCCTCGGTCGAGCACGAAGTCCGCCAGATCCCGATGAAGATCGTGGGCCTCATGAGGCCTGGATCAAACGCCTAGGACTGCACCATGCCATCCGAACAAGCGTGTCGACTCTCTAGAGCCTTCTGGCTGATCTATCCCGTAACGGTGATCCTCATCTTCGGGTACATGCTGCTCTGCGGTCTCGATTACGGCGACCCGGTTCGGTATCACGCCTCATTCACCGAGACACCGGTCGTCCGGCAGGATAAGGACCTACGGATCCATTACACCTTCGACCGTCTGCGCGTCTGCGCCCTGACCCGCCTGCGCGTCATCATCGACGGCCTTGGGGCGTGGCATGAAGTATCGCGCGACTACAAGGAAGCGACGGGTCCGATCACGTTCCCCGGTCAGCCGGAAGAGATCGACGTGAAGGTTCCGATTACCCGAGAGATGGAACCCGGCAAGGCTGCCTACCGGGTTATCCTGTCCTACGAGTGCCCGCTGCATGTCGGTCCCATCACCGTGCCGAACATCTTCCAGCAGTACACCCCGAAGGTCGTAGTCGCCCCGGACGTCCCTTTCCGCATCCTGCCGGCGCACCGTTGACACGCCTATCCATTTGCATTAATTCGAACGCCATGCTATAGAGGCTGCCATGAGCCCGACCCGGTCTGCTCTCCACGCTCTCGCCCTAGCCACCGCGCTGGTCTCCAGCACGGCCGAGGCAACGACGGTCATCACCTACAACAGCGGCGGCGTCGTCGAAGAGTTCTGGGTGGAGATCCAATCGCACGAGATGCGCGGCGAGAAGATCGTGGTCGACGGGCCATGCTACTCGGCCTGCACGCTGACCCTGATGCTCGCCAAGAAAGGCCTGATGTGCGCGACACCTCGGGCCTTCTTCGCGTTCCACCGGGCCTACAGCGGCCGGAAGGGGACCGAGGGTTACGAGGATGACGGTGGCTGGACGAGCGCCATCATGGTCAACCTCCCGCCCAAGGTCGCCGGTTGGCTCGAGGCCAAGGGTGGCATGACGCACGATTGGAAGATCCTGGGCGGTGGAGAGATGGAGCAGCTGGTGCCGATGTGCCCAGCCGATGCCGTCGCCCCGTCCGGTGAGGACCACGTCCTGGTCCCGACAAAGAAGAGTAGAGGCTGAGATATGGCGGCAGGTACGCTCTCGCGCGATGAGCGCGGGCGCAGGAAGACCCTCGTCGAAGGTCTGCTGCGTGCAGGATTCGCACCGCCTGGAGTTGCGGGTGGGCAAGGGTCCGCGCTCGAAGAAGCCTGCCGTCGTGACGGTGTGGCCACATCCACCTACGCCAAATGGGTGCGCAAGGAGTTGTGGTTTAACGACAACCTCCTCGAGAGCTACGTGCCGGACTGGGACCTGTACAACCCGGCCCAGAAGAGCCAGCCACGGGTGGTGCTGGATGAGAAGCCGCGCGTCCGCATCAAGGCTGGCGTCGATCGCCCCAAGCGGATCCTGGCCATCGGCGACACCCACGTCCAGCCGAACTCCGACCTGTCCCGCTTCACCTGGATCGGACGTCTGATCGGGGAGGGGGCCTACGACCACGTCGTGCAGATCGGCGACTGGGGATCGTGGGATTCGTGCTCGACTCACGACAAGAACGATACCCTCAAGGGTCGGCAGAAGCCGTCATTCCTCGATGACCTTGAGGCGGTCGAGGAGTCTCTGGACCTCATCGCCCAGGAGGTGCCACTCGCCGAGATGCCGCCGCATCACATCACCTTCGGCAACCACGAGGCCAGGGTCCTGAAGTTCGAGAACGCGACGCCTGAGATGGAGAATGCTCTGTGGTCCCGCGTCACCGGGCTGTTTCACAACCATGGCTGGCAGACCTACGACTACGGCGAGTACGCGCATATCGAGGGGTGCTCTTTCGTTCATGTGCCGCTGAACGTGATGAACCTGCCCATGGGCGGCAAGAACGTTGAGCGGACAATCGCCAACGATGCGGCCTGTTCCATCATATTCGGCCACACGCACCGACGCAACGAGATCACTGTCCCGAAGATCGGCATCCATAACTTCAACGTCACGGTGTTGAACCTCGGCTCCGCCATGCCGCACGGGTACGTCGCGCAGTATGCCCGGCTCGCAACCACTGGCTGGAGCTACGGCGTCTACGAGATCGATGTCCACGGCGGCCGTGTCCTCGGCACCAAGTTCATCTCGATGCTCGAACTCGCCCGTCGTTTCGCCTAGTCGTTTGCATTAATTCGAACGGAGCCCGCCATGATCCTCGTGTTCGTCTCGTGCCTGCTGCTGTCGCCTGCCGACTGTTCCAAGCAGAACATCAGCATGGACGATGCCGCTCGGTTACCTGTCGGCTGCGCCATCGGTGCTCAGCAACTCATGGCCGACTACGTGCGCAAGAATCCCTTCCGCTTCATCTCGCCTGACCACCGGTTCAAGTGCGTGGATATGGAGCACGCTGGCCGCGACATCTGACGCGGGACACAGACCCCTTCACCAACACTGGCTGGAATGGCTGGTGTTCGTCTCGTTGATCAACAGAGAGAACCATGTCTGTTACGACCACGACCGCCGTCAAGAACGCACGTCTCGACGCCATCTCCACGACCTGGGGTGCCTCGCCCAAGCTCCGTCTCTACTCCGGCACGATGCCGACCAACGCCGCGACCGCCCTGTCGGGCAATAACCTCCTCGTCGAGGTGACCATCGCCCCGGCCGCTGCCTCGAACGGCACCAAGGACATGCTCGGCGGCGCCAAGTCCGGCACGGGTACGGCTGCGGCCGGTACCGGCACGACTGCGACCTTCTACCGGGTCTACGACTCGTCCGGCACGACCTGTCACGAGCAGGGAACGGTCGGCAACACCGGCTCGCCCGACATGACCATCGACAACCCGAACATCGCCCAGAACCAGACGGTCAACCTGAACTCGTTCACAAAGACTGAGCCGTAAGATCGCGGCGCCCGGCCCTTCGAACAATAACCCCGGTGCCGCCGGGGCCTTCTCTTAAGGATCGGCGATGCCTCTTCCGACGGCCACGCTCGTCTACAGCGCTTGGAACGGCGACGGCACGTTCCAGATGGGTACTCCATCTGCGGACCGCATGGTCGTCGTGCTAGGCATCTGCAGCGCGAACGAGAAGAATCTCAAGATCGCTGGCGTCGTTCCGACTGTCCTGATGGATCCAGCCAACAACGGCTACTTCATCGCCTACGCGAACATTCCAACTGGAACGTCGGGAGCGATCACAGGCGATTCCAGCATCGAAGTCGACGGCGTCTGGGTTGCCACTGGCATCAAGACAAGTCACCGCGCAGTCTATTTTCGTAATGGTCCCGACAACGTTACATCGGGATCGATTGCTGTCGCGGATGGCGGGATCGTCTTTGCCTCGTCGGACGCCGACTCGCCGGTCAACTTTACATCCGGTATCACGAATTTCGTAAAAGAGAGTCAGTGGTACACGGAAGGGTACGGCATATTCTCTAACGGCCCGACCGCTACGGTAACGACCGATGGCGGTACGTGGCTGCAGATGATCTCGTTCGACCCGGCGGCCAGCGGATCATCTGGGCAGCCGGCCAACGAATCCGCTGCGCAGACGATGAGCGCGGTGATCCAGGCCGCGTCCACCTCGGTTGGCGTGAAGACGTCGGCCACTCAGATCCTCCGGAGCCCGATTACCAGCGCGACGGCTTCCTGCAGGCCGGCGGCGACTGCGAACCAGGGCGCGAGCGCGGCCTCTCAGTCTGCAACGGCTGCAGGTTCGGTCACCGGCAACGCGGCCCAGTCGACCAACGCGGTCACGCAAACTGCGTCCGCGGAGAACGCCGGGATCCCGCAGGCCGGTCTGAGCGCATCGCAGACAACGAGCGCGGCATCGTCCGCGGCTTCTGGCTCCGTGGTGGCGCAGGGTGACGCGACACAGATCGGGTCGAGTCCAGCGCAGACCGCGACCGCCAGCGCCAGTGAGCAGCTATCCGCGTCTCAGGTCACGAACGCACCCGGTCAGAGCGCGACGGCATCGGCTGTCCAAACCGAGACGTCCAGCCAGACCCTGTCGAGCCCCGGACAGATCGCAGCGGTTGGTGGTCAGGCCACGGCGAGCGCCGGTCAGATCCTCAGTGCTCCGGCCACTGCCGGTACCGCAACGGTCGTCGGCATGGGTGTGGCTGCTGGAACGACGGGCGCTATCGCGAACGCTGCGACCCTCTCGGTCGTCGCAAGCGAGACCAGCGCAGCCCAGGCGATGCCCGAGGTTCATACTTCCGGTGCCATCGGGAACGCCGTCCTCGATCGCAACGTCAGCGCGTCCCAGCAGACAAGCGCCGCCGGGTCAGCAGCTACGGCCAGTGTCGCTTCCAGCGCGAGCGCGAACCAGCCGCTCCCGGGCAGTCAGTCCGCATCCCTGGCTGGCGGGGTAGGGGCGAACGCCGCTCAGGCGACCAGCGCACCAACGCAGGCGGCCTCGGCCAAGACGCCGGACAGGATCACCACCTCCCAGGCTCTCAGCGGGCCTGTGACGGCCGGTAGCGTCAGCCTTGGCGATGTACCGACGAGCGCCGTCTCAGCCGCCCAGACCACCGCGCAGGCCATCTCTGGCGGCACTCTGAAGGCGGTGGCCGGTGTTACCGCTTTCGAGGCGCAACAGGCTGCCGATGGCACAGCCTCAGGAGCCGCGGTCTCGTCCACCTACGCGTCTCAGGTCATGGGCAGGGCGACGACCGCCGGCTCGGCGAGCGTCTCGTCCAGCGCAGCCGCGACGCAGGGCGCTCTGTCGACGGTCCAAGTCGGTGGCATCAAGATCACAGCCTCGGCGGCAGTCACCGCGGTTCTGTCACCGTGCGGCACGTCTGGTGTCGACCGGGCAAGAATCAGCGTCACGGCCGCGCAGATCCTCGATGCGATCTCTCAGGACACTGCAGCCACGCTGGGTGAGTTCCTGCCAGCCAATGTGGATGCTCACCAAGTCCTGACACTGATCACCGAGGGCAGCGCTTCCACGGGAGACACGGCTTCGGCAGCCCAGGTTCTGTCCGCGGCCATCTCCCAGATCACGTCGACCCGGCGCCTCCCGGATGCCGCGACGGGCTCGGCGACGGCGGTCGAACTCGACGGGCGCATGTCCATGCTTGAGCTGATCGGCCGCTTGAAGGTGGCCAAACTCGACGGCCGCTTACACGTCACAGATCTGAGCGGCACGATGAACATCTCAGACCTCGACGGTAAGCTGAACGTACTCAGCCTGAGACCTACACCATCACGAAGACAGGCTTGAAGATGAACGAACGGCTGAGGATCGGAGAGACTTGGGAAATCCGTGGCGTCGTCAACGACGAGAATGGCGTGCCCATCTCGGTGTCCGGCGTCACGGTTCAGTTGGTTTCGCTTAGACTGTTGAAGGGCGGGCAGGTCGTCCTCGACCTGTCGACACCGGAGGACGGTACGCTCACGGGTGACCGCTATGTCTTCCAGGTCACGCCGCAGCAGCAGGTCGCTGCGAACGCGACACATGGTGGCTACACCTATAGCGTGCGCGCCACCCTGTCGGATGGGCGGTTCACGATTCAGAACGACGGGACCGTCCCTGTCGTCACCAGCGCGTGGAGCAATCCAGTCACTTGACGAACCGTCCGAGCGTGCGCGGATCGAACATCCAGTCGCGCTCGTCGGTGTCGTGCAGTGCCTCGAGCTTCTCAGCATCCGCATAACTGGCTGGCACGATCTCGTCGCCCTGTTGTACCATGGCGATCCCCCATCGCATATGAAACTGCCTGACGTACTCGGCTTGCAGCTTCGCGATCATCCCAGCCATCCCGTCGGGCGATACCTTCTCGGTCAGCTCGGCGAGCTTGGCGCGGAAGAATGCCTCCAGGTCGTGGACCTCACTCACATCAGGTCCAGAGCGTGAGGCGCAGATCGATCAGACGGTGCAGCATGTTCTGGTCAGTCTTATGATCAGCACGTCCATCGATAGGACGCTGCAGGTTCCACCACAGGTGAATCGCGAGCGCGTCCTCCATGCAGTCAGCCTGACGGTAGATCAGTAGCGCCTGATCGTCGAAGCCTTCACTCTCCAGGTAGTCGGCCTCCTTGCGCAGAGACTCGATCTTGTCCTGGACATCCATCGCGCCGCCGCACTCGCCGATGTACCGGTCGAGCAGCGCCATGTTGGCGTGAAGCATGACGTCGACGATGTCGTGGAACCCCGGCTTCAGACCGGTGTCGACGACGTGGTAGCGATGCTCTGGCTGAACCCGGTACCGGAGCCACCATGCCGCGTCACGAACTCGGCGCTTGAGGGTGTCCATTCGAATTGTGCCTTGCTCTCCGTTTGCATTATTGCTAATGAAGAACCAGCCAGAAGGCAAGGGTAATTCGCATGTTCATGGACGGCTTCGAGACGATAGGGTGCTGGGCAGATCGACCAAAAGATCCACCGATCCAGCAGCAGCGGTTCGAGCTGAGCACCAAGCCTGCCGAGAACCCGAAGACCGGGGCAGGGCGCCTGAAGCCTGAGCCGCACCTGATGTCGCCGATCGCCAAGCTCTGGATCCTTGCGGCGCTGGAGCAGGGGGCCTGGAAATATGGGCCCGTAAATTGGCGATCAGTTCCTATCCCGACAAACACGTACATCTCCGCAATGGAGAGGCACCTCGACGAGTACAAGTCTGGCATCGACCTCGCCGACGACAGCAAGATCCCTCACCTCGCTCACATCGCAGCGAGCGCCATCATCCTCCTCGACGCCGAAGCCTTTGGATCACTGATCGACGATCGCTACAAGATCGACGGATACCAGGAGGTCATGAAGAAGGTCATGGCGCTCAAGCGGGAATGGAGCGAGACCATCCCCAAGGCGAAGACCACATGATGCGAATCCCCGAGAAGGTCCGTCACCTCGCTGAGGTGATCGATCCAGATGCCTGGACGAACTTCGCCATCAACACCACCGACCGGGTCAAGGCGATCGTGATGCGCCAGCGCCGTGAGAAGTCTGTCGACGCCGCCCTGCGTGCGCTCGAGGCGATGTTCGACATCACCGGGTCGATGGCTGCCGAGATGAACAACGAGATGATCGAACGCTGGCCGGCTGTGATCACGGCGGCGATGGAAGAGTGATATGACCGACAAGCCCTTGCGTTACGTCAGCGAGCGCGGCCATGCCTTCGTGGTGGTCGGCCGTCCGAGCTGCAAGTTCTGTGTGCTGGCCACGAGGCTCCTGGACGAGCGCGGACTTGGACATGCCTATGTCGACTTGAGCCAGAACCCCGACGAGCGCCAGCGCCTCATCGACGCCGGCTTCAAGACGGTTCCTCAGATCTGGCACAAGGGCGACCACGTCGGTGGCTACGAGGATCTCCAGGGCTATTTGGATCGCCTCGGATTCGAGGACTGACACTTAGTGCGGAGAGGCGCAGTACAATGTCTCGACCGAGACCCCGACAGCGTGCGGGTTGGTCGTGGGTACCGCGCCTGAGAAATAGAACAGAGGGTTCGGGCACGCGAGGCTGCGATCGTACTGACCGAACTCCTTCGGCGATGTCCAGCCGTTAGCCTCGAGAGTCGCGAGCTTGTCGAAGAAGACGAGCACGGCCGCTGTCCCGTCAGTATTGAAGCACTGCTTCGTTCGGTCCCGCGTCTGGCCACAGTGCAGGCTGTGGTCCTGGAAGCGCACCCAGGAGCCGGCATACTGCTCGAAGTTGTCAGTGAAGACGTCAGGGGATACCACCCTCGCATCCCTGCTTGCGGCCTCAAGGTCTGGAGTGCCACTGGCGGCTGCAGGCTGAGCGCCCTGCGCGTTCGCCTCGCTCCAGTCTGCGGGATAGAGCTGGCCGATCACGACCACGCCAAGAAGGAACGGCGCCAGCATGAGCATGCGCCTGTTGCGAACCTTCTGCCACGACATCATCAAACTCCCTGGTGGGCCTGCTAGGCTGTAGGGCCAGGGAGGATACGGTCAAGCTCCTTCCTGGCTGGCTTCTTCGAGGCTCGCAGCCTGCAGCACCTTCCTCCACAGGATCTCACCACGTGGAGTTAGACGGTAGAGGTTCTGCCTCTTGTCCTCTGGGTGCGGGATCACATCGACCAAGCCGCGCCCGATTTCCTGATCCGCTCGGCGCGTCGATCCGCCAAGCTCGGCCAGCAGCCTGTAGATCACTGGGCGGATGGAGCCGGTCCGCTTGGTATAGTCATCGGCCGTCAGCCCTGGCTCCCTGGCCACCGCCACGAAGACCATGATCGATCCCGTTCCCATGAGGTGATCCACGGACCGGAATGTCTCGATGATCTTGACGACGCGGTCTGCTGCGGCATCGTGCATTGGTGGCGGCTCCACGGGTTTCTCCGATTCGATCGTAGCCAATTGGCTAATATCTGCACGGAGGGTGGGCGTCAAGCGCCCTTTGGTTCCAGCCATCCTGTGTCGAACTCGAATCGATCCAGCGTAGGCGGCAATGTGACCATCACCTCCACTGCACCCGTGCGGTAGGCCTCCTCCAGGTCGAAGTCAGCCGGCAGCTCGACCCGATAACCAGGGAACGGTTGGCCGCCGGATCTGATAACCGCGAGCATCTGGTCGACGGATTCGCGCTTCAGGGCGGTGCGGTCTCTCGTGTCGGTCATGCTGGCATCTCCGGTAGACCAGAACACAGGCTTCGCACGGCCTTGATCAGGCGATTGCCGCACTCAAGAGCCCAGGACATGACCCCGACGATGGCGACCAGGGTCGCACCGGGTGGCAGTGGCTGCACTGTGTCTTCCGCGCGGTAGAGAGCCAAGAGCGTCCAGACGGATAACCCGATCCATGCAGCTGCTGCTGCGATCGTAAACAGTCTGCCTGCCGCGGTCATTCCAACTCTCCCATCCGTTCCAGCACCTTAGCTAGATACGCATTCCCATACGGCGTCTTGCCGCTCAGCTTCACGAATAGCTCCTGCGTTTCAAGGTTCGCTGTGACGGCGATGTCGACGTCGTCGGTGATGGTGAGGGGATGTCGGTCACGCAGGCCGTCGATGAAGGCTTCCACGGTCTGACGGATTGTGTCGGTCATCGGCCCCATGCCTCCTTGATCCGCTCGTACAGGGCCTTCTGCTCATCGACCGGCAGAGCCCTGACCGCTCCAGGGTTCCAGTCCCAACGGTCATGGAAGCCGCCTGTCCATCGACCGAGCCCGCGCTTCTCAAGCTCGTCGATCATGTTCCAGTTTGGGTCGCGGCCGAGGAGCGCGTCGGCGTAGAGGGTGTCGTTTTCTTCGGTGTCCATTCGTTCTACGCCCACAGTTATCCCACAGAAACGATCGCTGAGAATGAGAACAAAACGCGCCAATCGGCATTGATTGCACGCAATCGATCGAATGATTTCAAATACTTAACGTATCACCGTCTCGCTCATAACGGTCTGGTTGCAGGTTCGAGTCCTGCCGGGCCCACCAACATTCTCAAGTACTTACACCATATCCTTGGCGGCGTCACCCTCTACGCCCACAGTTATGCCAACAGAAACGTGCCGTCCGGCGAAGCGGTGCGGACCCTGATTCGCCGGCTTGCGGGTCGCGAACGCCGCGTCGATGCTGTCCTGGAAATCGGGATGGTGGTGGCCGTAGACCTCGTCGATCATCTTGAGCGACATGCCGAGGAATCCGGCCGCCTCGTATTTGTCGACGCCGCGCTGCATGAGCCACGTCGCGGCGGTGTGCCGCAGGGTGTGGGGCGACACGTCATCGCCCAGGCCGACCGCGCGCACGGCCCGGCCGAAAGCGACCTTCACCGACCCGACCGGCTTGCCCCTCCATTCGACGAAATGGGTCCGCATGACGGGCGGCCCGTCCTTGCCCTGCGTCGCTCTGGACCATCGCCTGAGATGGGCGAGCAGGCGCGATGGGATGCGCGCGGTCGGCTGTCGCTTGTTCGTCGCCTTCTTGCCCTCGGCGAGCCGGTAGAACCGCCCGCTCTCGAGATCGACCCAAGAGTGACCGGCGCTCTTATAGGGCGAGGCTGAAGCGATGGCCCCGGCCCGCGTCCCGGTATAGAGCCCGATCAGGATGAAGCGCGCGATATGGCGCAGCGACCGCTTGTTGGTCACGACGCTCTTGCCGGCGCGCGTGCCCTTGTTCCAGGTCTGGGTATCGCGGTAGCGCCAGCAGAACCAGACGAGGCGCGCGGCCTCGGACCGGGTCAGCCATCGATCGCGGGCCGCCCCCTTCTCGGGCAGGATCACGCGGATGGCCTCGCGGTGGAGTCCTTGTCCGTGGTGATGATTGATCGCCGCGCGCAGGTCCTCAAGGTCGCGGCGCGCTCCGCCGCTGGTGCCCTTTCTCCCGACGGCTCCGCGCTTGCCACTGACCGCTTGTCGCTCGGCGGATGCGCGGTGCTCGACATAGGCCCGGCACGTCTCGCCCGTGACCTCGGACAGCGTCTTCTCGCCCCACCATTCAGCGAGGCGCTCGATGCGCCCGTCGAAGGCGCGCTTGTTGGCCTGGGATTCGCGGGTATCCTCGAGGTAGATCGCCAGGACGTCAGCGATCCCGATCTCCTCGATCTCACGCCGCCTGCGCGCCGGGCGGTACTTCTGCTCAATGTAGGCGCTCAGGCACTTTTCAGCGTCCGCACGCGCTTCAGGAGCGCATCCCGTGCTGACCGTCTTTGATCCATCCCGGATGATCCATGTCGATCGCTCACGCACGCGTCCCTGATCGTCGAGGCGCTCGGGCCTGAGCCAGAGTCTTGCGCCCTTCGCTGGACGTGGCATCGGGTTCTCATCTCTCGGATCGCGGCAAGGGTGACGAAGTCCTTACCGGCGATCCGTTCGATTTCAAGGCGCCCGCGCTTGGCCTCCCTGCGCAGCCCGGCCTCAGTCATGCCTCCATGGGGAAATGCAATTACAACCGCGTCCGCCAGACGCAGCGGGGTATCGTCAGTAATCGTCATGGCCGCAGACATGGCTCACCTCAGCGCTGATCCGCTTCAGGCGTTCGATCTCGGCGCGCAGGCGATCGATCTCGGCCACCGCCAGGGTCAGGGTGTTGGCGAGCACGAAGCGGCCCTCGACCTGGGCGGTGCGGGCTTGTGCCTTGAGGCGGTGGAGGATGTCGGTGGTGTCGTACTTATCCATGGCTGGTCACTAATCCCAATCGACACGAGTCATGACGCGATCATCCACGAGCACCTCGCGCACGACTTCTTCGAAGACCTCGCGAAGCTTGATCATCGCTTCGCGGTAGTGCGGCGGACGCTCCCACTCGTAGTGCTGAGACTCGGCTACCAGCGCCGCCTTGATGACATCGAAGATGCGCTCGCCCTTGGCGACCTCAATGTCCTCACGGTCGCGCCGCTTCTGTTCCATGTAGGCTTCGATCTCAGACTGCTTCACGGCTCAGCCCCACCCAGTTACATCGCCCCCGGCCTGGGCGAGGATATCGAAGCCGGTGTCGGTGATGCGCGCGTGGGTCAGGAACCTCACCGGGTGTGTCTCGAGCCAGCCCTTGTCGACCAGCCAGTTGACGATCCTGAAGTCCTGCGGCTTCGTCAGCCCCAGCTGCGCCAGCACCTCCCACTCACGGCTCTTAAACCTCCGCAGCATCTCCAGACGCTGGATCGCAGCCGTGCTCATGCCGCCGCCCTCAGGAACGCGTTGTTGTTCGCCGCATTCTGGAGCCGCCTGCGCCGATAGATGACGCGGTAGACGGTCTTGGGATCGACGCCGACCTGGATCGCCACGCGGTGCGGCTTCTTGCAAGCGTCGTAGGCATTGAGGATCTCCTCCTCGAGAGGATTCTCATAGCCGAGCACGACACCGTCTCCGTACTGCCGCATCACACGGACAAGCTTCATGCGCGAGACGCCGAACTCAGCCATGACCTTCTTGCGCGGGACACCGGCCAGGAGCTTGGCGAGGATGGCGCGATCCTGTTCCTCTTTCTCTGCGGCCTTGATGGCGGCCCTCTTACCGCGCGGGATCTTCTTCGGCACCAAGTGAGCGACGTGCCGGGTCAGCACCCAGACGTAGTTCTGGCTGATCAACCAGTCCTTCGCGATGTCGCGGGCGGGACGTCCGGCGATCCGATCGCGGATGATGGCGTTCTTCGCGTCCTGCGTGAGCGCGCCGATGGGCGGCTTGCGCGGCTTCCGGCGGTCCTGGCTCGGAACCACAGATCCCTCCGTCGGTATTGGGTGACCCGTTTGCATTAGCCCGCCGTGACGAGGAATGCAAACGGGAAATCGCAGGGCTGTTCGAATTGTTCCCAGCCAGTGGTGGAGCTATTGATGGGCGAGGCGCAGGACGCGGGCAGCGTAGCTAGACATCGTAGCCTTGGCTGCGATTCCGCGATTGTACATTGTGGCGGCCCAGCCCCAGTTACCACCGGCCTTGATCAACGCCTGCTTGAGGTAGCGCATGCCGGCCTCGAGGCTATTGGCGCAGTCGTTCATGGAGCCGTAGACCCCGACGCTGCGGGCCGTCTGTGGCCGAACCTGCATGATGCCTTGGCTGAGGCCGTCTGAAGCCTTGACGTGGCAGCGGTAGTTGCTCTCAGCGCGGACGATGCCGTGCGCCAGGGCGACGGGGACACCGTGACGGAGCGCTGCGCTGGTGACCTGCTGCTGAATTGCTCCGGTATCCTGGTGCCTGTAGGCGTGGTGATGGTGACGATGATGGCGGTGCTTGACCACATGGGCCTGTGCCGTGCCAGCCACCATGGCCAGAGCCAGGGCGGCGAGGTAGGTCTTGGGTCGCATGGAGGGTTCCTATTCCAATTAATGCAAACGACTAGGTAGAATCAGTTGGTCGATTCTTCTTGTCGCTCGCATACAGAGTGTCGAGGAGCACCTTCTCAAAGTAGTTGAGCCGTTGCTGGCGGCGCACCTCGGTGGATGAGATGTCGAGGATGTTCGCGACGGTACGCGCCAGAGCATCCATCACAACCACGACATCGTACATGACCATGCCACCCTCGACAGGTATGGTGGTGGCTTGGTTTCCCTTGATCACCTGATCGAGGATGGTTCTGAGTTGGTCAGCGTTCTCGCGCTGGGTCTTGGTCAGGGTGATCATTGAGAACTCGGATCAGTACATCAGAGAGTATCGCACGGAATCATGGCACGAAATTGTCGCCAGCCCCTAAAGTTGCGGTGCTGGTCTGCATGCTTCCAGTGCGGTGCATAGGGAATACGGTAGTCCGGCGTTGCTTGATGCTCGCAAGGAGACGCGTGTATCGGCGCAGACCCGACTAGGGACTCGTACCGGGCCAGCTCGGCATCGATCGATCCGTTTCCATCGAACGGCGTGTAGGAAATCCGTGCGCACCGAGCGACAGAGAGCTTACGCTGGGTGTCGAGGTCGTGAGCGTTGCGCTCCTCGGTCGAGATGTAGGGGAGGTGCCAGTCGCCGGGCTGCAGCAGCCAGGGCGTCGAGCCATCGAGTGCCGCCCTGATCTCACGGGCAAGGATGGCGATGTGCGGCTCGGCGTCCGGGTGATCGCGCAGTGCGAGGAAATTCGACCAGTTCGTAGACGACACCAGGACGTCAATGTGCATGAACGGCTCGAGCAGCCGGTTCACGACCTGCTTGTGGTAGCCAGCTTTTGCAAATGCCTTTGCTGAGTCGACGGCCCAGTCACGAGCGAGAAGCCAAGCCTCACGGTTCGTAACTTCCTCCAAGAACGGACCGGATGGGCAACCCAGGTAGTTCCAGGCCTCGACCTCGGCATCACACTCCTGGCTGGCCTGCATGCCCTTCTGGTTCGCACCCCAGTGGAGCGGGATCACCGGGTCGGTCTCGATCTCCTGAATCATACGCTCGACCGGCACTGCTCGACTCGACCGAGCATTGCGCGAGAAAACCCGGTGCGTGTTGAACTCTGCCAGCACGAATCGTGGGAAGCGGAGCTGCAGAGTCGCTAGTTCGATACCGTGGCGTGAGACCGAGTGCTCGATAACCTTGGCCGTGATCGTCGTCATGCTGCCTTCCTGTACTGACGAGCTTCCTCGATCGTCTCCTGATCCCAGCCGTAGCGCCTGAGACCCATGACAAGGGTCGTGCGCTTGACGCCAAACTGGACCACGCAGTCCTGCATCTTCGCTCCGTCGATCAGAGCCTGAGCAACTTCCTCATAGATCAGGCGCGACTTGTGGCGGCCGAAGGTCAGCTTCCCCTTGCGATACTGGGATGTATAAACGGCAAGCGAGGCCGGTGATCGACCCAGGCGATCTGCAATCATCGGCCACGTAAGCTTCAGGCGATACTTCATGTCGATCGCCTTGAGGATCTCTTCCTCGGTGTAGGGTTCGCGGACATTCCTGTCGGTACCCTCACGCTTGGCAAACGGCATCGGACCCCCTCGATCGGCTAGTCGTTCGAATTCGATTTGCGCTGACCACCGCCGATGATCAGAGCCATGGTCAGGGCGCCGAGGCTGCCACCGATAGAAGCGGAGATGAGTGCAATCGCAGCGGTCATGGCTTCACCTTGTCGGGATGCGGGAGGGGCCTGTAGATCGTGGCGCCGGTATGCGCCGCGTCCCACACACACCACATGATCTCCATGGTTGGCCGCCCCTTCGAGAGGAAGTCGGGTCGCCATAGCAGAGGGTAAACCGCGGACGGGGTGAACCGTTCGAATAAATTGCGGCGCCCGGCTGCATGCCAGTACGTGCTCTTCAACACAAGAGCCATTTTTCGAAGCTTGAGCGTACCGAGACCATGCTCGATGAACGCCGCAGCCTTCGAGAAGGGCGGGTTGGTGATCACCGTATCTGCTAAGGGCTTCTCGAGCGTGAGGAAATCCTGCTTTGAGCCGAACCCGAGCGGGCGGATATCAGTCGAGACCACCTCGTAGCCGGCCAGCTGGAGGACCATAGACATGGCTCCGTTTCCGCACGCGCATTCGTGGATCTTGGGTCCGAATTCCTCCTGCTGCAGTAGTGCTACGGTCACGCTAGGCGGCGTGGCATAAAAGTCATTCGCCTGCCGCTCGTCCTGGGGATTGCCCCCAGCCATGGCTGATCCCAGGCCCATCAGTTCGCACCCATTCCGGTGCTACCAAACCCTCCAGCGCCGCGCGCCGTCGCGTCTAGGTCATCCACAGACGATAGGACAGGCTCGTACGGGATGATGCCAAGAACCAGCTGGGCGATGCGGTCGCCGTGCTTGAGCACGAACGGGTTCGGGCTTGCATTGTGCAGGATGACACCGACGTCGCCGCGATAATCTCTGTCGATGATGCCGGGGGCATTGAGGACGGTGATGCCGTGCTTGAGCGCTAGGCCCGAGCGCGGGCAAACCATTCCGACATAGCCCTTCGGTAGGGCAATCGCGATACCTGTCTGAACCAAGCCGCGGAATCCGGCTTCGATGACGGCCTCGCTCTGGCCGTGCTGCATCAGGTCGGCGTAGAGATCGAAACCTGCAGCGCCCTCAGTAGCCCTGGTCGGCGCCCGGCTGGTCTCGGTGAGGTGTTTGAATTCGATGAGCATCGCGTCCTCCGCTTCGTTCTCATTAATGCAAACGGCCGAGCGCAGCAAGCCCGGCCATTCGAATTCTCCGATCGATTGGGCTCGAGCGGCTCAGGCCTTGAAGGCGTTATAGGGCCCGAACACGATACGATAGTACCCGGCCGGCAGCCCGGCGGTGTTCACGTCCACAAGCCGGCGGCCCTCGATCCAGTGGCGCCCGATGGCTTCCTCGAACTCGGCCTGGGACGACACGCGCTCAGTCATGAGCGGGCCCACGGCGGTGAAATGCGCCATGGCCTCGGCGAGCGTCGGCATCACTTCAGTCGGCTTGTTCATGTTCATAGCTTCCTCCCTGGCTGGTTGTGTTTGAGGGTGTACTCGGTGTGTAGGACCGCGCCGGCCATCACTAGGATGACCGACACGGAAGCGATGTAGGCGAGGTCGAGCACCTCAGAGCTGACAGCCTGCAGAATGATCAGCGACGCGCTTACACATCTCGATGAAGTAATCCTGATCGAATATGTTCTTCATCTTATTAATGTCCTTGTGTATCCACTGGACGTTGCCCTCGACGTAGCCGATCTTCGAGTTGATACGATCAAGAGATGCGGTGGATGGATCTGTCTGCTTGTGACCCAACTCGATTGGCAGACCAGTAAGGGCGCACTTACCACCCTGCTTCTCATAAAGAGCCCATGCATATTCGACGGTGATATCGAAGTCATGGAATGATCTAGACTTACGGTATTTGTACCTGTTCCTAATAACCGCCCATTTTGCGCCGCTTAGTCCACCACATCCAGACCAGAATCGACTCGCGTTTCCGGCCTTTTCCCATGCCGCATCCGCAGGATTTTGTATTCCCACGGACAAGGTGGGAGCCATAAGCGACTCCCTTCTTCCCGCAATCGCAGATGACATTCCACATTGTGGATCCTCTGCTGGTTGGCGCTTGATCAATTACTTGCAGCATTCCATATCGATTGCCGGCAAGGTCGATTCTAGCAACCATTAGATCACACACGAGCTGGAGTCACAGAACTTGTTTGCATCCGCTCCTTCGCCCTCTTGTGTCAGGCTCGAGAAGTCCAGAGGCAGAAGCTGCGTGACGTACTGCTCGATCTCCGCCCTGGGCGCAGGCGTGAACGGCATCTGCAGGTACGCACCACCGCTCGAGGACGGGAGCAGGGAGATACCCTTCAGCTGACCGTCAAAGGCTTCCAGGCACCGCGCGATCTCACCGCGATCGGCTTCCTCCCTCGAGAACTCGACGGTGCACGACGTCTGGTTGTCAGCCCACCAGTATTGCAAATCGGCAGCCATCTTGAATTTCTCCCAGATGGTCGCCTCGTCCTCAGTCACGATCCCTTCGGGCGTGAGCCAGGGGAAGTAGACCACGGCGGTACGAATCGGGTCTGTAGCAGACGGCTCGACGCGGAAGCCGGCAGCCTCAAGGATCGGTAGTAGTTCGCTATTGGCAGCGACTCGGATCAGACGGTAGCCCGTCGCCATCTTCGCGAAGTGCAGACCAGGACCGAAGACACCAGCCACGAGAGATGTGGTACCGGACGGCTTGATCGACGTCTTCTTGATCGACTCCGGGACGCCCATCCACTCGCTGTACTTCTTGTCGACGTAGCAGATGTACTCGTAGCCTCGGTCACAGAACTCTCGCATGTAACGAGTGCGGCCGAACTTAGCGATGGCGTCCGCGATGCCGGACATCGAGCAGCCGATGCGCCGGTTGCGGATCATCACTGCGTTGGTACGCTCGTCATGCGTACCCATCAGGGTAACGGTCTTGGCGTACAGGTAGGCGAACTTCAGAGAGCGCTGATAGTCCCAGTAATCCTCATGGTAGGACGGGAACGTCTCGACGAGGCAGCACAGCTCATAGCTCTCCAGCGACTGCTCGAGACACGGGTTGCCGCCCTTGACGCGGTAGTCCTTGTTGTTGGCAGGATCTTTCAGCCGGCCATGGGAACGCATGAGATCGAGCCACGCGAACCCAGGCTCGCCTGCTTCCTTGATCGAAGCCTCGTAAGGCTTGTAGTCCTGTCCGACGGTAGCGAACATCGAGTTGTTCGATGCCCAGCGCCAGCCACCGAACTTCCACGCCCAGTCCTCATCCTGGTACTTCTCGACGATCGCCTTGGCGATGCCGTTGGTCGTGTTCCAGAGGTTGGCGTTGTAGGCGTCGTAGTCCTCTTCCGAGATCAGCCTCAGCTCGTCGGGCGCGCGGCCACCGGTCTCGACCGGAGCGGTCGACCAGTTCTTCATCTGGAAGAAGGCCTCGTCGTCGGGATCCGAGAAGGCGATCTCGGCCGTACGGCGCACGTTGCCTGCGACGACGCACTTGCCAATCAGGTTCTGGATGTCGACGATGTCGGTTGTGGTCAGATCCTGGCCACGGCGAGCCTCTAGGATGGCAGCGACAGCCTTAGCGCACTCGAGTAGCGGACCAGGACCAGAGGACACGCCGCCAAAGCCACGGATCGGCTGACCGGGGCCGCGCACCTTGTAGGTATCCGGGACGATGCGGGGCAGACCGTAGATCGCGTGCTTGATGGTCGTACCGATCAGGTCGACCCAGCTCTCGCGGGTATCCTCGACCACGTAGGTCTCGACGTCATCGCTGAAGCCGAGAACGCGAATCCCGTTCTTGGCGCCCTTGGTATCGAATCCGACACCGACACCGAGCATGCTCATGTCCATGAGGAACGTGAACGGACGCACAGTCTCTTCGACAGAGGCCCCCATCGCGTCCGTGCTCACGAACCCGCAATTGTTCAGTGCGGCAGCGCCCTTCTCCCAGATGAAGTCCGTGCCCATCATCCAGAGTCCGCGGCCCGGCGGCAGCCATTTGAAGACGAACATCCGATCGGCCGCCTCTTGGGCGAGCTTCTGACCGCGCTTGTCATCCCAGGGGGTCAGGTTGAGCTTGGCGTGGGTCTTGAGGATGGTGAACATCCCCTCGATGACCCGGATCACGCACTCGTTCCAGGACTCAAGCTTGCCGTTCTCCTTGCGGCGCGAGTAAGTACGGATGAAAGTAAATTCGGACAGGCCGGGAATGTTCCAGCCAACGGTACGGCTGAGAAGTTCGTCACGATACTTCTTCGTAAGCGTGAACTTGACAGGCTTTGTTCCAGGGGGGATCAGCATGATAGCTCTTATAGTGTTAGGTGTTATGCGAATCGGGCGCGGCCGACGCGAAGTGCGACGAATGTCACGAAGAGGTAGAGGCCAACAGCGACTGCAGCCTCGGATATCTCTGCGATCATCGGCCTAATGCCCAGATCATACCAACGAGGCAGACGTTGACTGCCGCGATTGCGAATGCTTCAGGCCACGACATCGGTGCTCACCCAGTTCTCGACGCGGTAGTTGTGTCCGGGGCGGGTGCTGAACACGTCGCCATCACGTCCCATGATCTTGCTGGTGTTGATCCGCGTGCCGTCCGGCCAGCGATCGTAGGTATCGCCGTAGACGTTGCCGCTGATGAACTCGTCGCCGTTGAACTGGCGGTGGATCTGGGCGTTGCGGAGATTTGCCGTGATCTTAACCATGGCTGGCCTGCTGCTTGTCCTGGGGGATGACGACGGTGGTGAGGTGGTTCGCCCACTCGGCGGTCGATCCACGCAGAGCCCGCAACATGGCAGGGGTCACGGCGTACTCGTTCATCCGCAGACCACGGGAGTTGACGACGTCGCTCTTGCGCCGGGTCGCACCGAGGCGACGCAGTCGCAGGTTCATGGTCGCGTTGGTGATGTCGGTGCCTTCGATGATCTCGTTGATCGTCATCCAGGAGACGCTGAACGGCACAGGCTCTTCGGCCTCCGCTGCAGGTTTGGATGGCAGGATTCCAAGTCGCCGAAGCGGGGCTAAGATATCGAACATCTATCCTTCCTCAGGCCGCGCCTCGGCCTTCTTGCGGTTCGAACTGAAACTTCTCTTCGGCCACCGGTACTTCGGCTTCGCCTTGGTCTCTGGTTCCTCGGCGTCAGGATCGTCCTTGGCCAGCAGGCGCTGACGGTAGGCTTCCTGTTTCCGGGTCAGGCGCCGCACCTTGGCGATGGCGGCGACGTCTCCGTCTCGGGCACTCAGACGGCTCTCACCGCGGCGGCCAGTTGTCTTGATCGCGTGGCAATCTTCGTGAAGAGCGTTGATAAAATCCGGGTTGTTTACGCTCGGCGTGGTATCGTTTGCGATAGGATCCCAGGCTCTAAGCTGAATCGCAGGGACATGGTCGAATCGACAGTTCTCAACCTCTTCGATCCGTTGTCCGCATGATTTGCAGATGCCACCCTGACGCAAAACGACCTGCAGCTTTACCTTGGTGGGGATCGCTTTCCGAAACCCGACTGGCGGTGCGCTGCTCTGTGGCTGCTCATTCATTACAATTAATTCGAATGGACCGTCAAGCGAAACGGATAGGCGGCAACGCAGAAATTTCCTCGCGTGCCTCGGAGATCGCGCGCTCGAACACCTCGAACACCACGTCCTGGCTATCCTTGTAGAGCTTGTTGTAGTGGCGCGCCTCGATGGTCGCCTCGTCGATGCCGATCGCCCTCAGGGCCGCAGCCTCGATCACCGGCTCACGGACCTTGGGCAGGCCGATCATGCGCGCGTCTGTCCTGACGACGAAGGCCGCCCGTATCATGGCAGCCTTGAAGTGCATTGGGTTGCGCTGCGCGTGGTTCTTATGCGACTGCTTCACGGGTCTCACTCTTAGACGTTAGTTCCTTGAGGATCGCCTGCGTGTCGATGCCGGTGTCCTCGGTGATCACGGCCATGGCCTTGTCGAAGAAGGTCTTGAACTGCCCCTCGTCCATCGATTCGAAGCTGATTGACTGGGTGACGTAGCGAACGCCACCACCGAGCATCGAGACACCGCGCAGCATGCGAAGCCGGATCTTGACCGACTCGTGCAGGTCCTCGACGTCGCACCACCTGTCGCCCGTGGCGGTCACCACCTCGGCGAGCACGGACCAGTACAGCCTGTGGCGGGGAACAGAGCGCGGCTGGGTGATCTTGGCGCGAACGCGGGAGCCGACGGCGTAACGGCTGGAGATGTGCTCCTGGTCGAAGCGGTTGAGCGGCTTGAGCAGGCCGTTGGGCATCACGCTCAGCATCAGGGGAGGGCACTCGCTACTCATGGCTGGCTTTCTCCTATGCGAATGCGCGGTCGAGCATGGCGGACCATGCGTCATACTCTTCGACCTTGCGGCGGCATGCCTGTTCAAGTCGGTAGACCTGAATCGGTTTCAGCCCATACTCGAGCTGGGCACGCCCTGGCTTCCGATGCGTCCCGACCTCGAGCATGAACCACTCACGCAGCTCGTCCGGTGTTGATGGGAACAGCTCGATCACCTCCAGTGCGACGCGTGTGAACTCGTCCGCTTCCGACATGATCGCCTCGTTCGAATTAATGCAAACGATGCCACGGGAGTTCCGCAGCGTCAAGCCGCGGATCACCTATTCATGGCACCATCCACCTGATGGCGGAACCCTTGTCCGTCATACTGCCGGCGGGAATGCCTTCGCGTCGTTCAAGCTGTCCGCGAGGTGATGGGCGGTGTGTTCGCCATCCCGGCCGCCGACACAGATCCGAACTAGCGGCTCGTCTTTGTCGGCGGGCCAGATGCCGATGAACCATTCTTTGCAGGCGCGGGCGAGCGGGTCACACCGCGGATCGCCGTCAACGTCGTCTTCGTCCCATACGGTCCACTGCATTGCTCTCTCCCTAGTATTTCGGAGGCCCCGTCCGCGCAAAGTGCTCGCTAAGTGCCTGAAGTATCAGGCTCCGGGCTATGCTTGCGGGGCACTTACCCCAACATTTACCCCAACATCTGCCAGCGCATCGCGAATAGCTTGGACGATGATAGCGCGACGTGCATCCCTGCAACTCGCGATGTTGACGTGCTTGCTCATCGTCTCCTCGTAGATCGCATCCAGGGCATCCGCTGCGCGGGTTTCGATGCTCTTTTCCATCCCAACATTCACCCCAACCCCTCCCTCGTGATTGGCGGACAGTTCGCCCGCCTCAACCCGAACAGGTGTGTTTAATCTGCTGCGATTTTGCTCCTCCGCAACTTGCGCAATCATTACCAATGTATTCCGCGACACCATCATAATTTACCACCATCGCTGATTACTTACCAAAATTTCCGTGGCCCCGTCCGTCGAACTATTCGGCCTTGAGCGCGGCGAGCACGCGGCTGCCGTTATCCTCAAGCCAGTCTCCGACATCGAAATGGTCCAGCTCGCCTGTCCGCAGAGCCTCTAGAAGTTGGGCAAGCTCAGAGATCAGCTTGGCCTTCGTTTCGTCGCTCATCGCTTCCTCGCTTGGTATGGGGGGGATCGCTACTTCCTGAAATGTCCGCTAAGCCCTTGAAGTATCAGGAGGCAGACGCGGGTAGATCAGTGCCGGTCCCAACATCGGCCCCAACAGCGGGCGGCGGTTCGGGCCACGGCAGCCAATGGGTCGGCTGTTCGTGTTCCATCACGCGACCGGCTTCGTTGCGCCACCCGAACGGTTCGCCGCCGGCTGTGACGAATGCGTAGCAGCGGGCGTATTCCCACCCTGGCACCCATCCGATGATGCGCTTGCCACACTTCGGCGCTGTCTCAATCGGTTTCCATCCGGCCCCATCACCGGCCCCAACCTGCGCGGCGCGTAGGGCGGAGATTTCGGCGATGGCCTCGCGAAACTCTTGCGCTTCCGCACTGTATCCGCGGTTGTCCAATTCTCCGCACATCCTTCGGAGTTCTGCGAGGTCAGCCGCCATAACTTGTCACTCCCGTGTAATGCTTGCCGAATTGCCCGTGATCGCTTCCGTCGAATTGCCTACCGCTCCACGAGCTTGCCGGATCGGAAAGCATTCACGAGCGCGACGACGAACTCGACATTGGCAGGCAGCATCTCGAACCCGTCATAGCTACTCGCAAGGACAGATCTGCCATCCTCTGTCGCTATGCCGTTCTCGGGGCCGTCATACCGAACAGGTTCATAGACACACGGATCGGCACCACCTCGGCCCGAGTGGCTGTGCTTCTTATGGCACTGGCCGCCCCAATGCCCGGCGAACCATTGGCCGGGCGTGGCCGCCTCATTGAGGTATTCTAAGGCCGTCATAGCTTCCTCTCTTGGTATGGGGGAAATCCCAGAAATCGGAAATCTTCGCTAAGCCGTTGAAGTAATTTCGTTATGGGATAACCCATAACGGCCCGGCCCCAACTCAGGCCCCAACTTTTGCCGGCGGTCGAGGTGCGGCGGCGACCATCGCCCGGTATGCGGCGCAATCGCTGCGATCCTCGCCGGTCTCGCCCGGCTCCGTCGAGCCGGTGTTCTTTACGCGCCACCATGCGGCAACCATTTCCGGCATCGGTTCCGCTGGAACGAGCACCCATCCGGCCCCAACATCGGCCCTATCATGCGCGGCGGATTGGGCGGACAGTTGACCGATGATATACCGTAATTGGTTAGCTCTGCCTGTGGCGCCAATCTGGTCTAAATCGGTCGCAATACGTTTCAGATATTCAAGGTGCGCCGCTTTCATTTAATGCTCCTCAGCAATACTTGCCGAAATGTCCGCAATCCCATCCGTCTCACTCGTCCTCGTCGGGATAGGTGTACCCGAGCACCCGTGCGGCCTGCTCTGAGACGTGCTCGACGGTCTCCGTGCCGTCTGGCCATTGGATCGTGAGGGCGATGTCGCCGGGGCCAATGCTGCCGGGCGTGTCTGCCGCTTCGATGATCTTGTGCTGTTCCATTTTCGCTCTCCTGTTGCTGGTATGGGGGATACCGTCTCCGTCTCACTCCCCGGCCGGGGCGGGGGAGAAGGCCGCTAGGAAATCGTGCGTCGGGTGCTCGGCCAGCATCCGGGCGATGGTCGCGGCAACGACCTCCTGCACCTCGCCGTAGCGGTCGCAGTGTTCGTCCTCGGTGTCGGCACGGGTCCACTTCAAGCCCATGACCTCGGCTGCAATGGCGCTCACCAGATCGGGCGGCCCATCCCAAGGTCCGAAGATGTCGTCGGGATTGCTCGCCATTACCGTTTCTCCGACATTTGATAGGCTGACACGTTTTCCCGACAGGATCGGGGCTGTTTTGATGGGCTCCGGGACCGACCCGGCGCGATGTCGGGAAAACGGCCAGTTTTCCGACGCTCAGGGTTTTACTAGCGCGTTGTACGCGACACCCTGGAGGTACTTGATATAGCCGACGAGATCTTCCGCTGTGTCGCGCTTTACTCCGCCATTGAACATCGGATGCCAATCGCGGACCTCCTCTAGCGCCTCGCGCAACCGGGCGTTCTCGGCGCGCAAGCGAGCCACTTCAGCCACGCTCTCGCTGGCCCGTGCCGTTTCGTTGTCACGCTGCTTTAGTGCCTCGCGATAGAGACTGTCCGAGACGCTGCCGAACACGACACGTCCAACGACATAATTATGATCGCTCATAGCTTGGCCTCCATTTTCGATGTCGTGAAAACGACCAGTATCCCGACACACTAGATGTTGTGGTCGCTGCCCTCGGCCTTGGCGATGGCGGCATTGATCTGCGTGTCGTTGTAGCTTTCGCCGCTGCGAGCTTCCTCGTAGCTCTCAAGCTGAGCGCGGGCGGATTTGAGCGCCGCGAGCAGATCGGGCGCGGCAGCGATCAACCGGGCGTTTGCCTCACTGGAGCCGCCGAGCGTGAAGACGCGCCCGTCGCTATCCTGTTGTTCTCCGGTCTGCTCGACGCGCGCGACGGGGATCAGCACTGCGCCGCCATAGGTATCGACGCTGCCATAGGCCCCGATGGCGTTGCCAATCATGTTGCACCAAGGCCCCGGCGTGTGCTCACTCATCACCTTCTCCTGATGTCGGGTATTCGGCCGTTTTCACGGGGTTTCGGTTTCGCGAAGGAACGGCTCCAGAAGCCGCTCCACCTCGGCGGGGCCGATCCCGGCGGCCTGCATGAGCCAGAGGAACCGGGCGACGGGCGGCGGCACCTCGCGGGCGCTCGGGCCGGGCTCGGCGCACCAGCGGCGCATGGTCCTGCCGTCCACGCCGAGGAGGCGGGCTCCCGCTGATTGCGAGAGCCCGAGCGACTTGAGGGCGTCGCGGAGCTGGGCGGCGGTCATTCGTCCTCGTCCCCCGCCCGGAACGGCGGCTCGTCCAAAGGGCAGTGGCGCCCAGTAGCGTTCGGCTCGTCGTCGGCAATCTGCGGGCACTTCGCCCAGAAGCAGTCACCGTCGCGATGGGCTCGGCAGGCGGAGGCGCTGCGGTAGTCGCCGCGCGTGCCGTCAGGTGCGGCCATGGCCTCAAGCTCGTCGAGGCTGTAGATGCGCCGGTCAGCCATTGGCGGGCGGCATCGTCAGAACTGCGTAGGTTGTCAGGACCGCATGCAGGGCCGCGCTTGCTTGGCTCAGCGGCTCGAACAGCGCTTCGGCCGCCACATCGTCTTCGCCCGCGTCCTCGATCTCGTCGAGCAGGTCTTGGATCAGCCCATCGAGCTTCGCGAGCTTGGTTCGATCAATCTGGCCCATCGCCTAATTCTCCTCGGTGGTAGAGTGGTCGAGCGCTGCTGCGGCGTTAGACCAAGCGAGCAATTTCTTGGCTTGCTCGTCCTCGTCGTCTTCGTCGCCCAACAGGGAATAGATCAGCGCCTCGGCGGCCCGGTGCGCGGCGCGGAGTTGCTCAACTTCGACGTGCCATTGATCATCAATCAAGCGGGATCTCACTGTCCGCTTGCGCCTGGGCGTAGAACTCGTTTCCGGCGGCCCGCTGTCTGGCGAGTTCCAGCCGTTCGGCCGTGTCGTCTGGCAGGCCGGCTTTCAGCCGCTCGACGAGGCGCTTGTTTCGCGCGTCGAGCGCCTGCGCCTCCTGCTCGTCGTAGTAGCCCCACCGATCCATCGGCATTTCGCATCTCCTCGAATGAGAGGTTGGGCGGGTCTGAGCCCGCCCGGTTGCGTGGTTAGGCGTACATCCGGCTGATATGGTCGAGGTGCTGCTCGGCCTTGTTGCGAGCCCAATCAACGGCGGCGGGCTTCATGCTGGAAGCGGTGACGCCGATCACCTTCCGGCCGGTCTCGTTCTCAATGACGTAGAAGCCGGTGACCTTCGGGCGACGGCCCGCGCCGTTGACGCCGTTGCCGATCCCGTATTCGAAAGCCTGCTCGACCCGGAAAGTGCGCTTGGTCATCTTGCTCTCCATCGCCGGGCTCATTCGCCCTTGCTGATGAACCTGTTATAGGGCCATCTGCCCTACCCTGTCAACGGGCATGAGGGCCATTTGCCCTAAAAAAGTTCGATGCCCCTCTGTGTCGGCATAAGGACCGTTTTGCCGACAGGCCGGGCCTATGCGCTGCGCGCAAGCGCCGCGACGGCCGCCTCGTATTCCGGTGAGCCAAGCTCAACACCCGACGCCTTGGCGAACTCCACGCAGATGTCGGCAGCGTCCAGATAGAAGCCCGCATCATGCCTGAGCATCAGGCCCTCGCCGGCAGCTAGGTCACAGAAGCGCATCGCATCCGCGAGCACCTTGCCAAGGTCAAACGAGATGCAGCGTCCTACGGTGTCGCCGTAGCCGGGCGGGTTGTCGGGGATCTCGGATAACTCGCTCATCTCATCCTCCTCGGGGTCATTCCGAACGCAAGCTAAGCCGCATTATCTTGCGCTTGGCATCTAGATGATGTCTCGCCATCCGATCCGGTCCCACTCGACCAAGCGGTCCGGCTTCCCTGTCATGACATGCACACCGGGCTGCGTGAGGATCGCGAAATGGTTCTCGATCGCCCCATACGGATTCGTATCCTGCCCCTGTGGCACGGTACTCGAGCCGTCGGGATGGTCGATGATCACGTAGACGTGTTTTACCAGCCAGTGGAATGGGGCAACCGGCTCCACACTCAGATCTCCCAGCTCCCGCATCAGCTCGATCTTCCGCTCGAACCCGATGATCTCCGACTGCGGTGTCACTTCGATTCCCCGGTGATGGTGATGTGCTCTGGACCCGCATCGATCCACCAGCGCTCGTACTCACAGTCGACGAAGCCTGCGTAGCGGCACCGCAGGCCCTGGACCTCGAGCTGCAGGACCAGGAGCGGATGGCGAAACACCCGCTTCTGAATCCGGTAGCGCCGCCTTCCCGTAAGGACCGGTGCGCCCATAACTGCCTCAGACCGCTGCCGGCTGGTCGGCCGTGTATGGCTGCGTATCCGGGTTACGCGACTTGCGGGTGTAGTCCTCGCCGGCCCGCAGCTTCCGAGCGATCTCGTTGGTCAGGAAGGCGACGGCGACCACGAGGTTGGCGATGTCGCTACCGTAGTCCCGGAAACCACCCCAGCTCAGCGGGTAGACAGCCGGCGGGGCGTCGAAGGCATCACCGATGCCGGCCTGCTTGTCGTACAGGGCGTCGAGCTGCGCCATGGCGGCATGCATCAATTCACCCTGGCTGGCATCGGCCCGCTCATTGCTCTCGCCCCACATGGCGCGCTGGCGCTCCACCTCGGCGGCGATCAGGTTCTCTGCGGTTGGCTTGGACATGTCAGGTCTCCTCACTCGGCCGGGATGGCGGCGGCCTTCGCCTTGGCTCGCAGCTCGACGTGACGCTTGATCGCGTAGTCACGAACCTGCTCACGGACTTCCTTGCCGAGACGGAACATGTCCGCCTGGGTCTCGCGATCGTTCATGTACTCACCGAGCGCCTTGGCATCGTCGTAGGCGTCGATCTTCTTCTTGATCACGTCGGCCGCCGTCATCTCGGCATCGAGGTCGAGAGGCTCGGACCCGATCTCACCGGTCTGCGGGTCGGCCTGGACCTCGGGTTCAGCCTTGGCCTTGCGCTGCAGGGGGACAACGTTGTCGCTGGCCTGCTGCTCACCATCACCCTGGCTGGCATCTTCCTTGGGCTCGGCATCAGCATCCTTGGAAGCCTTAGATTCCTCACGGGCAGCCCTGCGCTCATCAGCGATCTGGTTCGTGATATGCGTCACGTACCGGTTGTCATCATAGAGCCCAAGATGAACGTCAGCTCCGAAGCCGAGAAGGCTAAGACACTTCGACATCACGTCGGTGAGTGATTTCTTCGGAGCATCCTCGTCGACGAAGGCACCGTGCTTGTTCTTTCCGCAGATCTTCGTCTGACCGAAGTGCTGGATCGATCCTGTCTTGCCGTCTAGAACGTACCACAGCTCGCCACGCAGAGAGTGGATCTTGTCATCACCGAAGTCGAGGATCTTCTCCTCGATGATGTTCATGCCCCAGCCAAGGCCCATGGGACCGAACACCTCGGTCGCACGCTGTGCGAGGTAGGTTGCATTGATCGCTGTACCCGAGAAACCACCAGCACCCTTGAACGGCTTAGTCCGCTTCGGGTCAGTGCGCTGGACCTTCTCCCAGATCTTCAGGTTGGAATTGACCTCTGCCACTGCGTCCTCCTTAGAGACTGTGTGCGATGATGTTTGCCCCTGCCGTTCCGATGAGTGCCGACCCGTAGAAGGGCGCCACCAGGGAGGAGGGGAGGATACCGACAGCGTCCGCTGCGACGCCTGCCATTCCAATTAATGCCAATGCCATGGCAAAAGCAAGAGCCATGTATGCGGAAATGCAAACGATCAGGGGCAGGATCACGCAGCTTCTCCGTCTACCTTGACCGTCATGCGCCCGTTAACAGCCCTGGAGATCGTCACGCCCCTTGCGAACGCAATCTTGGCTCCCTTAGGCATCAACTCCTTAATGTCCTTCTTGGCCTTCTCATGTTGAGCTGCGAACTTACAGGTCTCCTGCAGAGTGATAGCCAAATCAACGAAGGCATTGTTAGTGCTCATGTCTATCGGTTCGTCGACGACCTCAAGGACAGGTACATCGATCTCAGGTGCACCAGGACGCCGGCCAGTCTCGACACACTTCCAGAACTCCTGCTCAGCATCGAGCAGCGCCATCTGGTAGAAGTAGTCAGCTTCGATCTCAACCTTTGCGTACTGGCCACCGCCCGTGATGATAGACAACCAGCCACGTTTGAGACCGGTGACCATCATGTTATGTTGTACTTGTGCGTAGTGCTTGTCTATCGATGTCTGCAGCGTCCACCGGAACGGCAAGGCAAACTTCGCCTCGACGATTGCAAGCGGCGAGACACCAGCCAGGAATTCATCCTGGGAATTAAACTTGAGCCCGTCGAGCGTCGACATGGCGATAGGCCATTCCTCGTACGCCGGCCGTGTCTGCTCGCCCGCAACGAATGAACCGGTCTGCCCCTCGAACACGGCGAGGTTCAGGTTCTCGGTGACGTTGCCGAGCTGGACGAGGATGACCTCGGAGAGATCCTTGGGCACCTTCTCACCGCGCTTCTCACGCCACAGGGTCTCGATCGCCTTCTGATCGCCCGACATGATGATACGGGCGTCCGAGCCACCGATGCAGCCCTGGCGTGCCTCGCGAACCTCCTGGCTCATACCGACGCCGACCAAACGGCGCATGTTGATTTGCATCGGCCACCTCCTCCCCTTCGTTACAACTAATGCAAACAGGCAGCAAGCCGTTCCAACCCTGTGGACAAAGAAAAACCCCCGCCGGTTAGGGCGAGGGCTTTGCGCATTTGCGCTCAGCGTTTGCAGTAGCGCAACTCCGTTTGCGACGCGCTTGAATTCAAGCAAACATGCAAACGGCCTAGAAGAACCCGACCATCTCGACGAGTCCGATCACACCCACATCCTCGATGTCATCGAAAGCTATAAGCGTCTCGTTTCGACTCCCGTCTACGACAACGACACCGTTCTCATTGATGTCGGCACAGACACGCACGAACGATCGCCCGTCCGTCCGACGTATATAGACCGTGTCGCCCGCCGCAGGATCTCGATACCGAGAACCAAACGCCAGGGAGCCGGGCTTGATCACCGGGCCAAGGGTGTTGTCGCCGATCTTCACGGCGAACGCCGTGGTGTCCTCGCCAAGGATCTCAGGACACTCGGTGACCGGAGACTTCGTATCACCTCGACGTGCCTGGAACGAAGCCGGGAACGCCGACGTGGTGTAGAGCGGGATCATGCGCGCACCGGAGTTGGATACCCTCGGCTGAGGCTCGATCTCGACCTCTGCCTTCAACCGAGCGGGTTCCTCGACCGGATTCTCCCGCTCGGCCGGACGCGCCCTGCTCACGACCGCGTCAGCGAAGGCCTTAGCCTTGCCAGCACCCGTGCCATGGGAGACCTCAGTCCGATCTCTGTTCGGCATTAGCTCGGCGATGCCCTTGTTCAGGCGCTCGACGTTCTGCGCGATCACCTCCTCCTCGCTCTGAGCCTCTTTAGCTCGGGGAAGATGGAGCGTCTCACGCGCCGCCTTCTCGGCGTTGCTCTTACGACCCGGCTGCGCCCCGGTGTAGATCGTGAACGGCGCATTCGAATTAAGAAGGGAGTCAGGAAGAGCGTACCCAGTCGCAGAGGAGATCTTCTGCAGCGTCGTCATGCTTGGCGTGCAACGATAATCGCTATCGTTCAGGAGACGAAGCACGGTCGATGCGGACAAATCGCTCTCCTTCGCGAGGTTGGCGGGCTTGTAGCCCTTCTTATCGCAGATGCCGCGAATCCACTGACGGATGCTGTTGCGGACGATCTCCTGTTCGGCTGTCAGTTGCACGCTCATATCAAGCTCCACGCGGGGTCGATCCCCTGTATCTCATGCGCATTAATGATTGACTTCCGGCGCGCTGAAACGTATGCGGAACGGCAGCCCGCTTCGCACCTGCGTCTACGCATCTATCCCCTACGAGTTCCAATTACGAGTTCCAATTCCCCTGCTAAAATTTTCAGCCTGGGGTTATTCACTCATATGGGGTGAGCAGACGCGATGCAAGTAGGAATTAGCAATTTCGTACAACGAAAATCGCGCAGCCGGTTGCGCGGTTCTGAGGGGCGCAAGGGCTTATGAACGAGCAGTTCGGTATCAACATCAAGAGCCAAGTGTCTCTGATTGCTGACGAAATTCAGGCCAGCACCAAGGGCGACAAGGCCCTCGTCAAGATGTCCATTTGCAATCTGATGGGTGCGGCATTCTTGCTCGCGGGACGCAACGGTTTCGTGATCGAGGAAGTAATGCAAACCTTCGAAGCGCTGTGGGGCCCCGTCGTCGAGGCCCTTGCGGACGAGTGATTCGGATCCGGGGACGATAACAGTAATCACCATGGGCCCAGGGTGATCTACCCTGGGTGGAAACTGTATAGAGATGCAACCGATCACCCTCGACCTGCCGCTCCCGCCGAGCCTCAACAAGATCTGGAGGCCGGCGATCATCCGGGGCAAGCCAGCCTTGGTGAAGCGCACCGAGTATGAGAAGTGGATCGAGGCCGCGACGCTGCTGGTCAGGTCTCAGGCGCGAGGCAAGGGCTGGATGAAGATCACAGGCCCGTTCATGGTCATCTCGCGCATGTCCCCCAACGGCCGGGGACAGAAGGATCTCGACAATTACACGATGAAGGCGATCCTCGACCTGTGCCAGCGCACGGGCGTGATCGAGAACGACAAGAGTAACAAAGCGGGCGGCTGCCTCTGGGGTGAGGCGCCGCTCGGGATTCGAGTCACGCTTGTGCCAGTGACGGAATTGTAACGCCGACCAGACCGGCCGACAGGATCGTGTAGCTTCCGCGCTCGAACACGATGCGGCAGTGCCGGGGCCTTTTCACCCAGCAGGCGAGCCACTCCGGCATTGGGACAAGGCCCATGGCGGCGGCGTTGATCGTGTCGATAGCGTCCTGCACCGGATCGATCCGGCTCGAGGCCAGCTCGAGGGTGTACTTGTCCGGCCTGATGGACTCGGCGACGAACAGGTTATGCTCGTACCGGATAATCGAATCCCGGTACCTGAGTTCAAACCGAACCATGGCTGGAAACAACCCTCAGGCTGCAGTGGTGGCGTAGCTGTGCCAGATAGCGTGCGGGCCGATCGCGGCGCTCACGAACGCTTCATGCGCTTTGAATTCATTATCCGTCAAGGGTCTGTTAGGCCTTCGCTGTACGCCCACGGCGGAATGTTGCCTCTCGATCGTAACGCTGCCGCTCAAAGACAGTTCCAGTGCACGTTGACGACCGCCTTGCAGGGCGATGTATACGTCGACCAGGATCTCGGCATCGAGCAGTGCACCGTGCAGTACTCTGTGCGATACGTCTATGGCAAAATGGCGACACAACGTATCCAAGTTGTGTCTGCCGCCCGGCTTCACCTTGCGCGCGTGCGCAAGTGTATCGTGCACGGGATTGTTTAGAGGTCCGCGTCCGAGCCGCGCCAGCTCCGCGTTGAGGAAGCCGATATCGAACGGGGCGTTGTGAATGACGAGCTGATCCTCTCCGATGAAGGCGAGGAATTCATCCACGATCTGGCTGAACCGGGGGTGACCAGCCAGGAATGTATTGCTGAGACCGTGAACCCGCAGCGCTCCAGGATGGACCTGACGCGGTGAGGGGTTCACGAAACTGTGATACGTCTGTCCTGTCTTGACGCCGTCCCGCAGCTCGACCGCCCCGATCTCTACGATGCGATCGTTCTTCTGATCGGTGCCGGTGGTCTCGGTGTCGAGGACGATCTCGCGCATCAGTACCCAAGACCTGCGCCTATCCACCCGCAGAACAGGCAGAAGGCGACGCAGTACACGGCAAGGCCGAGCAGTGGCGACCGGCGAGACGCCGCATCGATGATGAAGCCGAGACCGACACCAATGCCTATGGCTAACAGGATCCCCATGCCGACTACGATCCCGGCGATCATCGCGCCGCTCCCATTGTCGAGAAGTAGACACCCCACAAAAGCAGGATGAGGACTACGCAGATGGCGCCGCACACGTAGGCGTCGGCCTTCGCACCGATCCCGCCATAGGGATTCAGGTACCGCACCATCCACTCTCCCCAGCAGGCGATGGCGAGGGTGATGAACACGAAGACGTGCCAGACCTGGGGTTCGACATTCATGCGGCGATGCTCAGGATCTGGGCGTGGAACTTCTGGCGGGGGATAGCGTCGAGCCGGATGCCCTCCCGCTCCTCGGCGAGCTGTGCCTTGAGACGCTCCTGACGGCCGGGCTCCTGCATCTTCAGGATCTGCTCCATGAGCTGTGGCACGGTCGCCTCAGGCAGGATGATCTCCTTGGTTCGAACCATGGCTGGTGCGAAGTGGATGAGATCCTCGATGCGCGAGGTCTTACTCGGTGCGTACATCGGCCGTGCGTCGATCGGCTCGAAGCTGAACGGCGACGACTCAACCATCTGGACGTACATGCGGGCCGCCATGTGCCGCACGAACAGCGGCGGCATCCGGTTGCCCATCCGATCCCAGTAGTCCCATCGCTGGTGGTCCGAGATTCCGTAGAGCTGCAGGCCCTCGTGGCGCATCGCCAGCCGCATGGACATGCTCATGATGTCCTGCTCGGCCGAGAGGGACCAACCCGCCTCCTGGAGCTTCCAGGTGTCGCTCTCGAAGCCGGCGAAGTAGACCCGCACCGGCTGCGAGAGGAAGCCTTCGTGGCGTGGCGAGCCGTAGAGGTCAGCCATCGCTGCCAAGGTCCTTGAGCAGCAGGGCGTACTCGGCCTCGAGGTTGGCGACGATCTTCTTCGCCCGCTCGATCTCGATGAGCTTCGCCTTGATGCGAGACTTGGCACGCTCGGCACGCTCGGCGTACAGCTCCTCCTCGGCGTCCTTCTGAATCGCTTTGATGTCGAACATGATATCCTCCTAGGTCAGCTCTACGAATGTGACCCCGTCGCCCGGCACGATGCCGTAGCTCTCGCGCAACCCCTTCAGGATCGCCCGCGGGATTCGAACGTCGCGCATGTCGGCCGCCGTCTGCCGGCTAACCTTGCGCCCTATGATCTTGGATACCGTCTCGGGACCTGCGCCCTTCATCATCGCAGCTGCGGCTTTGCCCAGGCGATTGTCGGGGTCGTTCTTCGAGACGCAGAAACGCAGCCAGTCGAGCACGTCCATCATGTAGGCGTGGTCACCGGTCGCCGGCCTGCGGTCGACGCGCGTGGGCTGCGTGCCCATGGCGGCCATCAGCTGCTCGATCTCCAGCTCGAGGGCCTCCTGCGTGTTCATTCCCTGGAGCGCGGCCAGGGAGCACCGGGAGCCCGACGAAAGCCAGCGCTTCTCCTGGTCCTCGGTCTGCTCGACCAGCTCCAGGCCCTCGCGTATGGCTTCCCAGACGGCATGCGTGTGCCGGGCCCGGTCACCGTGGATCGCCTGCGCCCGCTCGGCTCCTCGAGCCAGCCACCGTAACTGCTGGTCAGCCTCTGACATCGCCCATCTACTGGCTTGCATGAATTCGAACGGGCCGACACGCAGCACGGACAGGATTGCACACACCCCAAAGCGTCCGCGTGGATCCTGCGTGTCGGCCCGATCCGGCCCCACCCCTGAGCGAGGTGTTCTCCAGGCCGGAATCTTAATCCTCAGCCGTTACTTCCACGGCATTTCGAAGGGGATGGAGTCGTCCAAGTCGAACGCGTCCTGGTTGCGGTTGCCGCTCGGGCGTCCACCGCCTGCCGGGCTCGGACGACGGCCGCTGAAGCCAGCGTTGCTGCCGCTCTCCGCTCGCTCGCCATTGCCGGCGCCGTCGAGAATAACCAGCTCGCCGCGAAATCGCTGCAGCACGATCTCGGTGGAGTACTTCTCCACACCAGCGTTGTCAGTCCACTTACGAGTCTGGAGCTGCCCTTCCAGTGCGATCTTCGATCCCTTGCGAAGACGATCCTCGGCAAGCTTCGCGAGGTTTTCGTTGAAGATCACGACACGATGGAACTCAGACTTCTCCTTCCACTCGCCAGACGCCTTGTCCTTCCAGCTTTCGTTCGTCGCCACGGTAAGGCTGACGATGGATTCACCGCTCTGGCTGCGCCGGACCTCGGGGTCCCGCACAAGATTCCCAAGAACGAACGCCTTATTGATGCTGTTGGCCATGTCATACCTCCTGAGACGATAGGATGAGGCGCGCCAGGGCCGTACCCGCGCCGTCCATTCGAATTATCTACAGCCCTGTTCCAATTTATGCAAGCGAGCCGCCGCAGATTTCTCACGTTCGATCGACACGAGCTTGTCCCCGGTGCTCAGCAGCACGTCGTTCCAGTCCGTGCCCAGCGTCGGCGGAATCCGCACCTGGGTCTCGATCTTCTCCTGCAGCGACAGGCGCCGGGCCAGCTCGTAGGCCGCCGCCTGTCCGGTGTAGCTACGATCTGCATCCCCGAACACCACGACGTGCTCGGTGCGTGGTGGTGGGTTCCAGTGCATGAGGTTGCGCGCGTTGATCGCTGCCCAGCATGTGATGCCGAACAGCTTGGTCGCAGCGAGCGCGGTCTCGATACCCTCGGCGATGCCCATCACACTCTCCGATGGCGAGAGCGGGATGTAGGAGCCGACCGGCGTGTCGCCCGGCATCAGCCGCCGGGGATCGTCGAGCGGTGCCTTCTGCCCGTCCTTGGTCACCCAGGTCCGGTGGATCGTGACCGGCGTGTGTTCCCAGTTGGAGCCGTCCGACCTGAGTGCCTTGAGCTGTGCCTTGGAGGGCGCAGGAGCCATCACCATCGCCACCATGGCTGGCCAAGTCCCGACGCAGGTCGAGCCGTCCCAGTACTCTAGCTCGTCCACCGTGTGCAGCGAGTCCGGGAACACCTCGAGCCCGTTGAGACGGGTCGTGAGATAGCGCCCGACGGGGTCACCACGCTCGATCGGGTAGCTCCGGCCCCAGAGGTTGTTGAGCTTGCTCCGCCGGAGCCCCTCGCTGATCTTCGCCTTCGGGGATTCGAACTCGGCGTCCCCAAGGTTATCCTCCACCATGCGGGCGGCCTCCTTGAAGCTGATCCCCTTGAGCTTCATGATCGCCTGGAAGCCATCGAAACTACCACAATTCGAACAGAAGAAAGTGCCACGACCTTCGATGTTGTCGAACCTCGCTCTATCTTTGCCGCCGCAGATGATGCATGGGCCGTGCTTTCCCGTGAGTTGGCTAGAATGAACGCCGGCAGTAAGGAGGATATCCTTCCATCTTCCTCGAGCAAGATCAGCTGCCTTAGACACTTCTACGCTCCGCTCTGAGTCTCACAATTGGATTGTAGCCACGATCGATGCGATACTTAATGGTCGATGGCAAAATGCCGTACGCTCTTGATATTTCAGAAACAGTCATCTCTATGCCGTTTACGCTCACCCTAACGTTAGTAGACTTATTATTGTTATTTACAATGGAAGTTACCAGTCTGCAATTTCCTGGACTGTAATCTCCGTCATTATCTATACGGTCAACCTGCAGACCTTCATGCCAACCATGTTTCTCAAGCCAAGCAAAGAACTTGAACGGGTCCGATCTCCACGTCTCGCATACGCTTATACCACGACCGCCATATCGATGATACGCTTCGTGCTTATCGCTATAACAGCGACGCATCATTCCTTCCCAGACCTTGTTGCATGGATGCAATGTTGCTCCATTCTTGTAACTGGATGATTTACACCAGCATCCATTCTGGCAAGACTTTGCAGACCTTCTGATATTGTCAGCGATCATGTTCTTAGATCGGTTACAATTATTGCACATCACCTTGTAAATGACATGCCGTCTGTCATTGCTCGGAAGCCTCTCGATCACCCGAAGAACTCCTATCGCAGAGCCGGTAAGATCCTTATGCACTCGCGGCACGGTTGCCCTCCTTCTTCCTGCGGTGAAAGTTCTTGATGTTCATGTGCTGGACGAAACCCTTCACGTCTGCGGTGGGCTCCATCGTCTTACTCTTATCCAAGCCGTTGGGCCACACTTTCCACTTGTCAAAGTAGCGCCCCGTCGCCCAGCCCGGTGGCTTACCCTTCTCCTGCGCGATGTGCATCAGCATCGACAGCCACCGCTGCTGCTCCTCGCGAGAGGGGAGGGCGCTCTTCTTCGGGGTGATCTCGATCAGCTCCCCGTCCTCGCACTCGATCTCGCTGCCTTTGGGCTTGGCTTCGAACCCGCAGGCCGGGCAGGTCTTCGTCTTGGGCGGGCGCACGAACCCGCACTGCTGGCACTTCTTCGGCTTCGGCTCCTCACCCGCCACCGTGTCCTGCGATGGCTTGGTGCCGTCGTTCAGTTCGTTGAAGTGGATGTCGGTCACAAACCCGAGTCGCAGATGGGTGTCCGAGTGATCGAGGATCAGACCATAGTCCTTGCCCTTGGCCGTGCGCAGGGCACGACCGATGATCTGCACGAACAGCATCTTGCTACGGGTTGGTCGAGCCAGGATCAGGCACCGCACATCCTCGTCAACGCCCGTCGTGAGCACACCGACGTTGCAGATCACCTCGACCGCACCGGAGCGGAAGTCCTGCATCAAGCGCTTGCGCTCGTCGGGCCCGGTGAAGGCATCGACGTATCCGGCACGCACGCCATGCGATTCGAATTGGACCTGCAGCTTCTTCGCATGGTTCCGGTCCACCGCAAAGCACAGAGTTGGACGCCCCCGGCCGAGCTTCATCCAGGTCTCGACCACGTCGGCGACCAGCGGCTGCATCGCCTCCGACAATTCACCCTCGTCGTAGTCGCCCGCCACGATCTTCACCTTCGACAGGTCGGGGCTCGACGGCGCATAGACCTTGAACGGGGACAGGAGCCCCTTCTCGATCAGTTCGGCCGTCGAGGAGACGTGGATCAGGTTGTTGTAGTGCTTGCCCAACCCCTTGGTGCCGGGCGTTGCCGACAGCCCGATGAACGGGACGTTGCGCCAGTCCGCCATGTTCATCCAGCGCTCGTAGAAATCGAACCACTTGTGCGCCTCGTCCACGATCACGAGGTCGGCCGGCGGAATCTTGCGGCGCATGAGCGTCTGCACCGAGGCGATCTGCACCGGCTGCGAGAGGTCGGTGAGCGGATGCTGGGCCTGGATCACACCGACGTCGGTGATCCCCTGGTCGACGAACCGCTCCACCGTCTGGTCGATCAGCGAGAGGTTCGGGACGGTGAAGATCACGCGCTTGCCCTTCGACAGGGCGCCGTCGATCAGCGACGCGGCCAGGATCGTCTTGCCACTCCCGGTCGGAGCGCAGAGCATCGGCCGACGGAAACCAGCCAGGAGTGAGGATCTGAGTTCGCTCAGCGCCTGACCCTGATGATCGTGGAGCTTATAACGCAGCGCCATCACGCGGCTCCCTTGAACGGAGCGCGCATCTCCCAGGCCTGGAGCTTGGCCGGACCCTCGCGTGTAGAGCTAACCCTTAAACCTTCAGCTCTCCCCTGGCTGGTGATTCTTTCTGCCTCTGGATCTGTGTCTGCTCTGGTCTGCTCTGTACGCGTGTCATCCAAGTTCATGTCACGCTCCACATCACGGTTGGTGTCACGGTCGGTATCACGCGTGTCAGCCGCTTCACGGTCACGCTGACGCTGGCGGCGCTTCCGCTCCGCTGCCGTCTTGTCGACGTCGGATTGGTACTGGCGACCGTCCCAGTTGTGCGGGCGAAGGATGCCGTCGATCTCGTCGATGAGGCCGGCGAGCATCAGCTCTGCGATGATCCTCTCCACCGCATCCTCGTCCGTGCGCAGGGTGAAGGCGATGTCCTCCACGGGCGGAAGGCGGCCATCGTTCCGGCAAGCGAGGCAGAGCAGGACGATCCACGACCGGAACGCAGCGGGCTTCAGACGCATCACCTTCGGGTCGTCGGCGAGGTCGTGGTACAGACGGAACCATGGTTTCGAAACCATGAACACCTCCTTGAGTTAGGCTGTTGGTCATTGGCGGCCGGAGCTGTCCGCTCTTGACGGCGCGCAATTCGAATGCTACTCCAATTAATGCAAACGTGCAACGGGCCGAAGCCCATCAGGAGACCGTGGATATGATGGGCCCAGCCGACGCACCGAACCCTGAGACCATGTCGCTCGCCCTCGAGATCGTGGAGCGCGCCGGCTTCGTCGTCACCGAGATCGCCGAGACCTGCGACACCGCCAAGGTCTCGAGCATGTGCAATGAGCTGATGGACGTCATCGAGCGCCACCGCCCTGCATCAAACGGCGATGTTCTCCTGGCGCTCGCGACCGTGTTCCAGGAAGGCTTTCGCGAGGCGGATCAGATCGTGTTCGAGATCTTCGCCGAGGCGTTCAAGATGACCGCCGCCAGCATGCGCGATCATCTCGCAGGTGAGGATGACGACTCCCTGGTCGACGACATCCTCAAGACCATGGCCGGCGCCCCGTCGTCCGTCCAGTAGGGCGCCGAACCGGTGAGTCGATCAGCGAAACGATACGCAGCCGCCGCTCGACGCGTACGTTCCGGTCGGGCAGCTCTCGCCTTTACGCCGAGCGACCGCTGGCTTGGCGTCCTTGAAGGGCGCACAGAAGTCCCCGCTGGCGTAGTAGCCGGTGGGACAGGTCTGCCCCTTCTCCTTGCGGATCGGCATGGCGCCCTGGGCGAGAGCGGGCCCAGAGACGGCGAGCAGGATCAAGGTGGAGAGTAAGCGCATGACATCAGCTCCTCAGGTCCTCGAGTGCACGGGGGCGAACCAGCCGCCCCAGGATACCGGCATGGGTCTTGGCCTCTACGACGAGGGGCTTGGGCGACCAGCCGGAATTCAGCTTGGCGTTCTGCGCACGGCTGCGCGTCTGGGTGGCACCGACCCGGACCTTGGTGGGCGATCGGGTGAGGGCGGGGCCGAGCGCGTAGAACTCTCCGGTGTTGAGGGAGCGGAACATCTCGGCGTCACGCCGGCTGATGCCCAGCAGGTCGGCGGCTCGGCGCATGTCGATGTCGAGGTAGGTCCGGCCCATCAGGAAGTTGGTCGCCTCTGCGGCGACGTTCTTGTGCAGCTTGGCGAGGCGCTGCGTGGCTATTACGCCGGCCATACCCCGCTTACGTCCACGGCACATCAGGTTGGTCATAGCCTGCAGCGCCCGCTGTTCCCCCTCTCCGAGGCCGGCGCTCACCTGGGGCGCGAACAGCTGGGCCTCGTCGACCACGACCAGGATGGGGTGCCAGTGCTCCCGGTCAACATCGAACAGGCCCTCGAGAAACTCACCCGCCGCCTTGACCTGGGAACCGACGTCCAGGTGTTCGAGGTTTAGCACACAGCTCACCCGTTGCTCACGAGCGCAGCGGGCCAGCTCGGCAAGCGGACGATCGGGTTTGGATGCGTCGATCACGGCGTGACCGAACTGGACGAAGTTCACGAAGTCACCCTCGGGATCGATGATGACCTGCTGCACCTTGTTGGCGCTGCCTTCCATCACGAGTCTCAACAGGTGGCTCTTGCCCGAGCCAGAGTTGCCCTGAACCAGGAGCCGCGTCGCGAGCAGCTCCTCGATGTCCATCGTGGCCGGTGCTCCACCGTGCTGGCCGATCTCGATTCGAATCATGGTCTCCTCCATGTCGCAAACAGATATGGTTCTGGAATGGTTGCAGCGCGCCGCGCTCGTGGTTGCTGCCGAGAAGCAGGGCCAGTGCAGCCATGAGGATGTGGTCGAGGCGCTACTGGGTGCCGCGCTGATGAGCTTCGACGCGCGTCCGTCCCGCTATGTCATGGCGCTGAACGACCGCGTCACCGGTCTCGGCACTGCCCTGAAGCAGCACCCCTCGATGCTGCGGGACATACCGCCTGCAACCTGCGTCCTCGACCTAACGGAATGGGAACGGGTGCTGACGATTCTGTCGTGGCTGCGGTTCGTCGATGGGAACCGCGTCGGCCTCAAGCGTCAGACCCTGGCTGGTCACTTGCGTGGATACCCAGACGACGCCCTCAGGAGGATCCTGAGCCCCGACGAGAAGATCACCCGCCGGGCTGTGCAGCAGATGTGCAGGCGGGCGCTCGCGTCGATCGTGGATGGGGTGTGCGTGGCCTACGGGTTCGAACTCGTAGGCTCCTGTGACTTCGCCGCCTCAGCGCCGCAGCTTATGCAAGTCGGGACTTGACCTTCTCTGCCGTGATGCGCGCGGCTGCCTGCTTCTCGTCCTCTGTCAACTCGCGCCAGTTCTCGTGGTCTGCCCAGGCGCTGTCGAGGTAGGCATGAACCTCTGCCGGATCGGTCGGATCTTTCCAGCCGCCATACTCAGCCACGTTGTCGAGCACGTCGTTGGTGAACTCGCGGCACGCGTCCGTCAGGCACCATTCATGATACGCCTCGCGCGCCTCCGTGTATCGACCTTCGCCTGCCGGGACCAGGACGCTGTCGGGAATGTAGCGCCCGCCGCGGACCAGCTGCGCCACGTAGCCCAGGCCATGTTGTTCAAGCTCTGAAAGATTGAGCGGCATCGCTGTTCTCCAGTTAGATATGCGCGTGTGGGGGTGGTGAATTAGGCCGCGTCGCGCAGGCGGTCACGCAGATCGCGCAGCATGCTGGCGATATCGCCATCTAAGAATGCGTCGTCGGCCTCGGCCTCTCGCCCGAACTGCTCGGCCAGCGTCTCAAGCTGCCCGTCAGTCATGTCAGCTTTCACACCAAGGTTGCGCGCGTCCTGCTCGTCGTTGCGGCCGGTGAACAGCCAGTCGCTTGCGTCCCACAGGGTGACGCAGTTGTCGCCGTCCTGGAAAAACTGTTCGATCTCGGCCTCAACCGCGTCGATCGCATCGCTGGCATCGTCCGTGAATGTGCCAACGTGGTTGCTGCCGTCCCAGTCGACGGAGTGGCCGGCGTGCACGCGCTCCAGTAGCGGCTTGAGCTGCTCGAGCAGGACGGAGAGGCTGACGCCCTTGGCCGTGCCTGGAATGGTCCAGCGAACCGTGCGACGGTTCCACACGCTTACGGGGATGGCTCTGCCGATCTCGGGATTAGTGCCGACCTCGACGTTTCCGTTCTCATCAAGATCGAGGTAGCCAGGCTGTTCGCGGAATTCACCCTGGTACTTCAGGAAGAGCGGTGCGCGGCCTTCAGGGATCTCTGCAAAGCGTAGGGTGCCCATCGTCTCATCTCCTCTCACTTGTCGTTGCTGTGAACCACCAGCGGCTCCGTGATGAGCAGCATCACTATCTTATCGAGAAGGAACGACGCCACAAAGTCCGCCACGTCGTCGTCCCGGCGTTCGCTGTAGATAGCCCGCAGTTCGGTGAGCACGGCATGCACGACGTCGCGGCATCCAGGCAGCGTAAGACCGGGCTGAGCCCTCTTGGCTGCCTCACACAGCCGTGTCATGTCTACGTTCATCTCAATCCTTCTTGCCTCTCTTCGGCGCCTCGAGTGGTATGTGTATGGGCTGTACGTCCTGGTGATCCTCGCAGACCACGTACCCAAAGCGCGGCTCGCTCTGGTTGTTCTTAAACCCACCGCATACGCGGCAGGGAACTTCAGGCGCTGGGTATCCGAAACTATTTTTGTCTGCGTTCATCGCGTCCTCTTCATCTTCAGCAGGATCGCCTCGGCCTCATGTCGCTCACACAGTCCAGTCTCCAGGTGGATCGGGACCGTGCCGCATGTGCACTCGATACATCCCGCATCAGCCTCATCCACCTCGGGATCGAAGGCGTTGATCTCGCGGCGCAGGTAGCGCACCAGCTGGGCGCGTGCGGTCTCAGTCATAGTTCCCCTCCAATATCCGGTCGATGACATCGCTCCATATGAAGGCGGGGTTCTCAGCCGACACCCTGGCTTGGAGCATGTGAACGCTCATAGTCTTCATCTCGGTCAGGATGGCGCGGACGATGGCTTCGAGTTCAGCCCCGCATCCACCGGCACCCTCTGAGGTAACCTTGAGGGCGTAGGCATAGGCGGGCTGCTGTGCGGCTGAGCACAGGCGGTCGATGTCGGGGTTCATGATCAGCTCCATCTCTTAAGGTAACGCACGGCTCCGAGCAGGGCGTTCGCCAGCTTCTGAGCCTTCTCCTGGTCGAGTGTCCACTCTTCGCCGCTATCCTCATCGCGTAGGCGAACGAAGCTGTTGGCGCCCCAGTGGATCCCTTCCTCGTCGTGGGTCACGGCCTTGATCTCGAACCGCTCGTCGCTCATGACGCCCGACTCGCCATACCTCACCGTCTTCTCGTACATGGCTGGCTCTCGAGAAATCGAATCGAACCGCTTGCACGATTGCAAACGGCGTGGCATAGAGGATGCGCGCTTTGCTTAGTGGCGCTTTCCTCCTTGAGACTTGGGTCGGTCACTCCTCGGGGTGGCCGACCTCCTTACCCTGGAGGCCGTACTTGATCGCATCGATCACCTCGTTGACCGTCTCGAGGGATCGCATCACGCCACGCGGGTTGGACGCCTCAGCAAGGACGGCGAGGCTTCCCAGCCAGATGGTAGCACCATCGACCTCGACCGGGTTCGACCGCAGCTCGCCCAGTTCCTTACGAACCTGCGTACGCTCAGTCTCCGCCTCGATGTGGCTCTGCAGTTCCTCCAAGAGATCCCGCGCTTCCTGCAGCGGCTCCTGAATCTGTAGCGCGATCGTCGCCAAGTCGTTGATCAATCCATCGAGGCGCTTATCAAATCGCGGGTTGAGCTTTATATCGAACGGGCCATGCGCAGTACCGATGGCTCTCGGTCTCATTTCTTCGCCTCCTCTGCGAGTTGTATATCTTCCTCGGTCGGCTTGTATGGTTCTAGGCCTTCGTCGATGGCTGCAAGGGCTAGAGCATCCTTCCTCGACATGCCGCTGCTCTCGTACTTCTTGACGGACTGCGCCGTGACGCCGAGCATTCTACCCATTGATCCGTAATCGAGTCCTCGACTGAGACGCCACACCTCAACATCGCGGCCGGATAGCACCTTCCGCGTCGCGTTCCGGCGCTCGCCCTCATCCATGTCTACCTCAGAATTTCATCCAGCGTCTTCGTGAGAACGCTTCTTACCGTGCTTGGGTCCTTATAGCCAAGCAGCTGCGCGATCGTTGGCTGTGACAGGCTCAACTCCTTCCTCAGGAGAAAGATCGCGTGCGCTCGCGCCCTGGCGACGGTCCGGGTCCGGTTCGGTATAAGGATCTCCTCGGCCGTCAGCTCGTGGATCCGAGCTACCCGGCGGATGATGGCGTTGACCTCGAAGGTTGGCACCTCCTGCTTCTGTGGTCGCCCCTTGCGTGGCTTGAGTACCGCGTTGGCGTTGCGCTTGATACCCATATTGATCAGGTGGCGCTTCTCACGGGAGAGTGGCAGGTTAAGCCAGTTCAGATGCGCTGGCGTGACGATGACGTTGAAGCTGTGACCGTGCTGGCGCTTCCAGGCTTCGACCTTGCTCGGCGCCGCAGACTCGAGACAGAGGGCATCCATCTGGTACGGTGCCACACCGACCAGCCATGTGAGAGACTTGGCCGTCTCCGCTGGCACATCTTGTGCTTTCCGATTGGCGCAGCACACGGACGTTCCCCCTTCGTTCTCGTCAGACAGAGTTAGGCCGCGCTCGCGATCCACGCAAGCGGCCTGTGGATAAATTCCTTATCGGCCCACTCCGTAACCATGGTTATGGCTTGGCGGTCGGTGTCTGTCAACGCTCATGACCGCGTACAAGCGTAGCCATGGTTGCATACACCGCAGGTTGCATTCTCTCCTCCAGGTCTAGAAGTCCATGAGGTAGCGCCTCTGGAACCGCTGCCACGCTCCTAGCTTACGGTTGAAGCGGACATGGTGCTGCGTGATCAGGTGCTCGATCACCACCATCGGCACCCAGGCCTCCGGCACGGTCGCCAGCCTCTCGGCTGTGAGCGTTATCTGATTCGCATCTGGCTTGTCAGTGATGTCGGCGCCCTCTGGCAGAGGGTAATCCGATAGCAGACCGTCGATCAGCGTCTGTTCACATCGATCGGCTAAGGCCTTGCTGTGCTTGTCGTTCTTCTGGCAGAGCGCGCGGTGCGCGGTCACAACATACCACGCATTCTGCGCCGTGGTTGACCAATTCATGATCAGGCCTGTTCACTGTACGGAACACCGACCGATGAAGGCCGGGCCGCGCTGCTTCTTGAGTTCGATCTCGGCTTCCTCCCTCGAGAGCAGGCCGGTGATAGGAACAAATTTCCATTCCGTGGTGCAGATCACCATCACGACGTAGCGCACGCCTTAATCCTCCGAATAAATGCAAACGATTGGGTATGTAGTCTGCTGTACATGGTGGCGGCCTGGGGTAGGAGCAGGCATCTGGGTTGTCGTGTGGCCCCTCATGGCTCATGTGCGCTCACTCCTTCTCGACGATGCCGGCGATCACAGTGCCGTCGTCACCGAACATGCCCCACATGGCCTTGCAGTTCGACTTGGTGTCGTTAGCCAGGGCGCCAATGATCATCTCGCCCTGCATCATCTTACCGGAGTTCTTCTTGAGCCGGTCGATATCGACGCCGAGCTTGTTGACCGCTGCGTTGACCAGCAACAGGTTCGGCTTCATGCCGGCGCAGTAGTCTTTGACGAAGGCACTGGCCGCGATAAGCCTTACGGCGAGGTCTAGCTTCTCATCTGCCCTGGCCGGCAGCGTCAGGCAGGCGAGGGCGACGGTGGCGATAACGATCTTCTTCATGATGTTCCTCCTGTTGGTCCTAGAAGTAGCCGCGATAGGCCGCTCGCTCATGGTCGGCACGGCCGCTGTAGTAGTAGTGATCGGGATCATCCCAGAGTTCGTGAGGCTCCGGGTCCTTATGGGTGTCGAACCCATGCCGCTCGCAGAAGGCGACGACCTCCTCCGTCATCTCCTCCGCGTTCTCATGTGAGAGCCAGTGAATGTGTTGGGCGATTTCCTCACTCGCATCGCGTGACGTCCCGGCCTCGAGATCGATCGCGACGACACGGTGAATTTCGAATTCGCAATTGCCGTCGGCGATGAACTTGACGGTCGATGCGTGCGATGCGTCCTTTTGCTGTGTCTCCCAGGAGAACACCTCGCCGTTGGTGTCCTTGCACATCACGAGATAGAATTCAGCCATTGGTCTTGCCCTCTGCTTTGTCGATCGCGGCTTTCACTATTGTCGTTGTGACCTGGGTATGATGTCGGCACTCCAGCGAAAGGTAAGCCTCGCGAAGAGCTGCCAGCATCTCCGGGGCTGCGGCCATAAGCCGGGCGTTCGCCTCTCGCGTCTCCAGTGAGAGCGGACTATCTCCGTGAGTAAGGTGAGTGCGATAGGCGTAGATCGCCAACTCTCCGTTGCCGTCACGTTCGACCGACCAAGGTCCAGGTGTATGCTTCGTGCTCATCATGGGGGCTCCATCAGGCTGCAATCGGATTGACGTTGCCGGGCCAGGGGAAGATCTTGATCGGCTCCGGGTTGAAGTGCTTGGCGCCAGGGCCATGCGCGACGATTGTGATGTCAGACTTGTGCCCCTTGCTCGTGCCAGAGCACAGCATGCAGGCGTTGCATTGGGTGACCTTGCCCATCTCCTTGCTGGCCGGGCACTTGCCCTCGCCCTTCAGCGTCGGCGCTTCAGCTGTGCGGATGCGAAAGGTACGAAAGCCTAACCGCTTCGCCTCCTCTCGTTCCTGGCTGGTATCGCAGGAGGCCATGCAGTACGCGGCCAGTTCGGGATGCTCACGCCATTGGTGCGTGTAGCCGGTCGCATCCTTCACATGCGCCAGCACGGTCTGCCAGACGTGGAGCGGGACGGCGGCCGGATCACCGTAGGCGCCGAGCCGTACCAGGGCGCCGCGCATCGCCTCTGCGATCACGCTCAGGCCAGCACGGGGATAGACGCCATCCTTATATGCCTTGTAGACGACGCGCGGACCATGAAACAAAGTTACATAGCAAGACCGTCCGACGTTCCGGTGCACACCGTCGCGCACTTCGACCGTTCCACGATGCTTGCAGTCGCCGCAGATTGCATAGTCGGCGCCGGTCTGCGACGCCTGCATCGGGCTCATATCGGCGCGCAGGATGTAGACCGCTGCCATCTTGCCGATCTTGGTGTTCTTGCCGCCCGTCTCTAGCCCGGTGACGACGGCGAAGATTGGGGAGCCATCGATCTGCGACTCACCTTCCCAGATGATGTAGGCGTTAGACATGGTTCAACTCCTTGAGGCTGTTTGCTTTTATTCGAATACGTAGGCGTGATTAGTTCTTGTCATCCATCAACAGGGTGACGATGCCGGGCTTCTGGTCGCCATCAGGCTGCTCCTTACGAGAGTCGTAGAGGAACCTCCCACCCTTACCAAACGAGATAACATCGAAGGTCGGCAGTACTTTATCGCCGTTAGTCCGCGTCGTACCGTTATCGTGGTATGTCACGTCTACACACTTCGGGGGTTTGTCATTCTCGTAGCACAGGAAGGCAAATGTCACCCGCTTGCCTTCAGATGTCCTCGCCGTAATAGTGAAGTTGCCATCCGGAACGTCGACACACAAGTGATCGTTGCCGTTGAACATGGCGTAACCGTTGCGCTCGACTTGGTCAGCTTGCATTATCTTGATGTCCATTGCCTACCTCCATTGGGCTGAGTAAAGTGTGACGGTGCGCGGTTAGTTGATGCCCCACGGTGCGGCGTCATAGCCGGGGAGCTTGTCGATAGCGCGATCCTTCACCGTATCGAGGAGCCGCTTAGCCTCGCTGCTCTCCCACTCATCGTGCTCGCTGCTCTGGTAGGCCAGACACTCGCACGCCTTGATGATCTCGACTGCGCTGCGCTTCGTCGTATCGGGCTTGAAGGCGTAACCCTCTAGCGCGTCGGCGCATTCCTGAACCATGCCAGGGATGTGCGCGTATCGGTATCCAACCGACTTGCAGTTCTCAGCCATCAGCATGCGACCGGCATCATGGCATTCTTCAAGGGACGGTCGGCGCCCATAGTTATTAGCCGCAGACCATGACACGATAGCGTTGATGTGCTTGTTGCTCACGATGAAAGCGGACATGGTTTCTTCCTCAGGCAGCTTGTGGGACGGTATCGGCGGAGACAGCTTCGTTGATCGCAGCTGCGATCCGTTGGGCGTATGCGGCCTGCTCAGGCGCGAGGTAGACGCACAGCTCGAATCGCTCATCCCCTTCGTCGTGGAACTTCATCTCGATCGTGCAGAACGGGTTGAGAGAGTTCGGGAACTCGCGCACCGCGGCTGTCATCCGCGTGGGCCGGTGCACACCGATCGTTGTTAGGGCCATTTGCATTCCTCCTTACAAGTAATTCGAATGTATTGGCAAGTAATCAGACGCGAGGCTAGAGTTCTAGCGCCTCGATTGCCGTCCCTTCGGCCTCATCCTTCGACCTCGCCTCATAGTACGATCCGGCGTTCAAGGGGCTGTCAGACCGCCTAACGAGAACGGTTTGAAACCAGTGGCCGTCCATGGTTTCCCATCGCGTGACGTACTCGCCATGCCGGAGTCTGACGACAGGCATATTCTTCGGGAAGCGCTCAAGTTCCCTGATCAGTTCTGCTACGGTCATTGCGAATCTCCTACCAGACGCCAAGCGCTTCGAGCGAGCGGCGATCCCGTTGGGCGGCGATGCGTTGCGATTTGGGCAGGCTGTCGAAGTAGGCGGTCACCTCATCCGCGATGGCGCGCTGCTCCGGTGTCATAAAGATCAGACCGGCAATGCTGGCCTTATAGGGGTTGACGCTGAGCATGGCGCCTTGCCAAGCGGCATATTCGAGCGTGTTCGATGGCGGGGCCTTGGCTTTCAGCATGCCCTTGCTTGTTCCGCGCGTCGAATAGCAGGCGTCGAGTGCGGTTTTCGCGTGACTTGACAAAGACATAGTTGACCTCCAGCCTAATATGGACTATGATACGCAGGTTATTTGACAGTGTGAATCTCTCTTAGTCCGCGCGTGGTGGATCGCGAATGCTTTGCACGTGCGGTTCCTTATGCGTCGCTTTCCTCGATATCAACTTCGTTCAGATCGCGGAGCCGATACCCGGCCGCGACCATGATCTGTGCGATTGCGTCCAGCGTGTCGGGGGACCATTCAACCCCGTCCATCAACTCTTGAATGGCGAGCATGGCGTCGTGATCGTTCATGGGCGTTAGCTCCCTTTGGTTGGCGCGGATGGCGCGGCGAATGACGTTGGCGACGTGTTGCGATATGGCTCCGTTAGCCACGGTTAGATCCTTTCGAGTGGTAGGCGAGGGGAAACGTACGGGCCGTACTCAGCCTCGAGTGCGGCGAAGTAGCCTCGGAACTCAGCAACCAGGGCTTCCAGGTCGGCGGCCAGTTGCGCTTCGAATGCGAGGCGTTCGGCTAGTGTCTGTCTCATGGCTGGCCCCTTAGCGCTTCTCGATTGGAAGGGCGGACTTCATCGTCTCAATCCAGACGGTCAGGTCCGCTATGGCGCGTTCGTGCTGCCCGCGCTTGTACGTCTGCCCGGTGTATTGCCCGGCCAGCTTGAACATCTTGGTTATGGTGACGCCGCGCGTCGGGATGAGCCCGCACTTGCGGTGTAGATCGATCGAGCTGCGCAGCGTCATAACGCGGTACAGGTCGACCGCATCGGCGCCGACAAACGACATGCCGCCGTTGTCGGTTATCGTGATGTGGCTGTCATCCATGGCTGGCTCCCTTAGTAGCACTCAGACCAATGCTCGCCGGTTTCCTCGCCCCAGAATTCCCGCGGAGCGAGGGCTTGGCCGGATTGGTTGTAGTCGGTACCGCACCCGTCACAGGTGACGGTGAAGCGGTCGCACCGGAGCCATTGCCCGCAGCAACGGACCTCCTTCACGAAGGCCGTATACGTTCCGCCGTACCGGCTCGCGCGCTCTTCCTCGACAGTCCGTGTCTGTCCCATGGCTGGAATCCTCCGGGTTAGGCGCAGAAGCGACCGGTTAGAACGTCCCGAACGTAGAGGCGTCGGGCGACAAGCGGATATGAGCGGAGCCAAGCCGCATGCTCCGCCGCTTGCTCAGGGGTAAGCCGAGCCCGTTGAACGGACCCATCCGCCCAACGGTATGCGAAGTGTCGAGACAGCCCCTCAGACAGGGCGTCACGGGTTGTGGAGCGCATATCGAATCCTCCGGTCAGTAGTCGTCGGCGTATCGAAGGGCGCGCATACCGTCGCAGAAGCCCTCATAGGCGCCGTCGTAGTCGTCGGACTTCTGGGCAGCCTGGACGGCCTCGCGGCTCTCGTCGCTCAGGGAGGCCAGTAGCTCCTGCAACTGCTTCAGCTCCGAGGCGGCAGCCTTTAGCTCAAGGGCCAGCTCGCGGGCACGTTCGTTGTCGAACCCGTCGGCCGTTATGCTGTCGGCAAGGTGAGCTAGGAACAGGCCCTTGCGGCGGTACAGGGCTGGATCGTCGGACATATCGAAATCTCCGGGAAATGTGCAGGGAATGGGGTCCGAAACCGCATGTCCCATCACTGGCTGGACAACTAAGAGAGAGACAGACTGTATAAGGGGAAAGAGACACGGACTTGAGAGCGTGTCCGGGGCTTCCCTAAGGAAATGAAGGACTTAGGGGCTTAGCACCCTGTCCGGGTACGCCATTCGATAGGCGCCATCTATCATTCGCTGACGCTCTGATAGGCTTGCGCTATCCCGACCACCCCTCGCAAGTAAGAAAATTTCGCTTCCTACAGGGGTTTTGACCCCCATTTACCTATCTCAGGTTGCGAAAGTGCGGTTTTGACCCCATGCCGGATA